TAGAGTTAAAAGATGGTAAGTTAGCACTGTTCATGGGTATCTCAAATTATACCTTGAGTGCTGGAACATTCTTAGATACTTTTCAGTCAGGCTCACTTCCCAACGATGTTCTTGATAGCTTGCCAACTGATATTAAGAAGGCATTGCTAAACAAAGAAAAAAGAATCCCACTTGATTCAGAAAGACTTTGCGTTTTTCACTATAAGAAAGATGATTGGCAGATGTGGGCAAATCCCATGATCTATGCTATCTTAGATGATATTATTATGTTAGAAAAAATGAGATTAGCAGATATGTCCGCTTTGGATGGTGCTATTTCTAATATTCGTTTATGGACACTTGGCAATCTTGAACATAAAATTTTACCAAACAAAACAGCTATTAACAAGTTGCGAGATATTCTAGCCAGTAATGTTGGTGGCGGCACGATGGAACTAGTTTGGGGGCCAGAACTATCCTTCAAAGAATCTAGCAGCGAAGTATACAAATTCCTTGGTTCTGAAAAATATACTTCGGTACTCAATAGTATATATGCTGGGTTGGGTGTTCCTCCAACATTAACTGGTATGGCTACTGGCGGTGGCGGCTTTACTAATAACTTCATTTCGCTCAAAACTCTAGTAGAAAGACTTCAGTATGGTAGAGATCAGTTAACTAGATTTTGGGAAAAAGAAATTGAAATGGTTAGACAGGCTATGGGTTTTAGATACAAAGCCTATATTCAGTTTGATCAAATGACCTTATCTGATGAAGCCGCAGAGAAAGCTCTTCTATTACAACTTGTGGATAGAGATATTATAAGTCAAGAAACTGTTCTTGAAAGATTTAAGGAGATTCCTCAGATCGAAAAGATTAGACTACAAAGAGAATTTGATGAGAGGCAGGGCGAAGATACTCCAGATAAAGCTGGACCATTCCATAACGCTAATCATAAAATGGATTTGGAAAAGATTGCCTTACAGTCAGGAAAAGTAAATCCACAAGACGTTGGTTTAAAAACAAGTGTACCAAAAGATATATTGATGCCAAAACCACCAGCACCCGGTGGTGGTCTTCCAAATGCCCCTAAACCTAGTAATCCAAATGGGCGACCGCTTTTTAAGCAAGATACCGGACCAAGAAAACAAAGGGTGGCAACTCCAAAAAAGAAACCGGGAGTAGCTGAGTTTGTATATTGGGCAGAAGAAAGCTGGAAAGAAATTTCAGACGTTCTTACTAATGCATATTTAAATTCTAAGTCTAAGAAGAACTTAAGGCAGCTAACAAAGTCAGAAGTAAAAGAACTTGAAAAATTTAAAGTAGATGTTCTTACTAATCTAGACATTATGTCTGAGGTAAATGCTACTTCAATAAGAGATATACTTAGTGAAAATAGAAAAACTCCTACAGCGTTTGCCAGCGTTCTACAAGAAGAAAGCATTAATCCAGAGTCAATGAATATAGACAAATACAGAATGCGCGTTATAAGTTTATATATCCAATCACAATTAGCAGAAATGGAAGAATAAAATGGCAGCTGCAAAATATGATTTTGATGTTGAACAGGGTTCTTCTTATAACTTGACATTCATTTATAAAAATAATGCAGGCACAGCAATTAATATTACTGATTGGTGCGCTAGGATTTTAATTACGACCAGTGATAATCAAACAATAACTTACACTTCTGGAAATTCTAATTCAGACTACCAAATGTCTATAGATGGAGTCAATGGTAAGATAACTCTTATGTTACCAGCTTCTACTACTAATAACTTTGCATTCAAAACAGCAAAATATGATTTTGAGTTAGAATCAAATGATATCTTCTATACTAACGGCGGTCGGTATACTACAAGAGTATTATTTGGCCTTATAACAATCATAAAAAGAAATAGCAAAAATTCTACCCAAATGGAGTGCTAAATGAGCAACTACACTATAGAAGTTACTGAAAATGTAGTTAATCTTGATGTTCTCAAAGATCATGATATTATCATAGAGATAAAATCTTCTGATAACTTTATTACATTTGACACTCCCAGTGGCTACCCTATATTATTTACTAGCGGAATTCTTCCCGTCAGTAGAGTTGGTAGTGGATACTTAATTGAAAATTTAACTAGTGGCAACACTATAGTTAGAACATTTGGTAATCAATCAATAAGTGGAATCAAATTATTTAATGATAATGTTATAATATCTGGCTATTTAGCAACTAGATCTGAAGCCTCAAATATTGGAGCTTCTCATTTTCCGGTATTTATATCTGATCCATCTACATTTGCCCGTAATATTCATACTAGAACACCTTCACAATTCAAATCAGACCTTGCTATAAATAATGTTCAAAACATTGCGTTAACTGGCGTAAATTTTTCTGCTGGTAGCGGCTTAATTGGTGGCGGTAATTTATCAGCTAATAGAAGCTTTGACATTGGACAGGGCGACGGTTTAGTTGTAAGTGCTGATAATATTGCTGTTGATTCTACCGTTGTAAGAACAACTGGTGAACAAACTCTCTCTGGCGGTAAAACTTTCAGTGGAACTGGAATAAAAATAACAACTGGTGCAATAGGAATAAATCGTAAAGATATTATTTTAAAAGGTAATACAGGAACATTATTTAATAATACTATAACTATTACTCCAACAAATAATCTTTATACTGATAGAGTTTACTATCTTCCAGAGGCTGGTGTTGATGCAGACTTTGTTATGACCGCTGGAAGTCAAATCATTACTGGACAAAAAACTTTTACTAGTACAGTTATATTTAATAGTGGCACTTTTCAATCTCTTAAACTTGGTGGTATTGATGTTTCTGTTAGCGGCCATACTCATACCTCCTCAAGCATAACTGATTTCAATAGTAGTGTTAGTGGATTATTACCAATAACATTATTAACCGCTGGTAGTGGTATTGGTATATCTGGCGTTGGTTCTAATTATACAATATCTACTACTGGAACATTTGGTTTAACTCAAACTCAAGTAGATTCTAGAGTAAATACTTTAACTAGTGGAATTTATGCTCCTCTCACTGGGGCTGTTTTTACTGGTATCATTAGTGGACCAAGTGGTAGTTTTACATCTTTAAAAGTATCTAATGTCGATGTTTCTGTTAGTGGACATACTCACAATATAGCTGATATTACGTCACTTCAAACAACTCTTGACAATAAACAACCTTCTGGAAATTACGCACTTAGTTCTCACACTCATGCGTCTAGCAATATTACAGATTTCAATAGTAGTGTAAGTGGGCTAGTGAATGGCATATATGCCCCATTAAGTAGTCCATCGTTCAGCGGAGTTCCATTAACTCCAACAGCAACTGCTGGAACTAATAGTACTCAAATTGCTAGTACAGCATTTGTTCGCACAGAAATAAGTAATTTAGTGGCTTCTGCTCCAACTGCACTAGATACTCTCAACGAATTAGCAACTGCTTTAGGTAATGATGCTAATTTCTCTACCACCGTCACAAATAATCTTGCTGGAAAAGCTAATCTAAGTGGTGCAACATTTACTGGAAGTATTAGTGGCCCCAGCGGAAACTTTACTTCACTAAAAGTTAACAATGTTGATGTTAGTGCTAATGGTCATACTCACACTATATCTGATATTACTAACCTCCAAACCGCGCTTGATGGAAAGCAACCCTCTGGTAATTATGCAGCAAGTTCCCACACTCATACTAGCTCTAATATAACAGATTTTAATTCTTCCGTTAGTGGTTTATTACCAGTTAAAAATATTCTTGCTGGTTATGATATTAATATTACTAATAATAGCGGCGTTTATACCGTTGCTTCTACAAACTTAGTTCACGTTGACAGTCAACAGCCTCAAGGATTTGTCAATAGAACTGATAGTAGAATTAGTGTTAGTGGTAACATATTTAGAATAGAACCCACAGGAAGTTCATATAGTTATTACAATAAAGGCATCAAAGTTGTTAAAACTAGTGGTGATAGTTTAACTATACCTAATCTTACTCAAATTAATTATATTCATTTTGATACTGTTAATAATCAAATATCAAATAAAACTACAAGCTTTGATTTTAGTAGTGATATTCCTATCGCATATGTAGCTTGGAACAGTGGAGTTGGTCCTAGTGGACAAATGACTTTTTTTGCTGAAGAACGTCACGGTATTGTGATGGATACTAGCACTCACAAGTGGATTCATAATACTTTTGGCTCACAATATGTTGGCGGTTTGAGCATTGGTAATTACTCTACTAGCGGAAATGGAAATAGCAATAGCGATGCTACAATAGCGATTGGTAATGGTACTCTTTATCAAGAAGATATTGAGATAAATATTACTAATAGTCCTAGCACTGATCCGTTCTGTCAAGAGTTAAGTCCGATTGCTCAAATTCCAGTTTATTATCACCAAGGAAACACTGGTCAGTGGGTTAAGAATACCGCCACAAATTATCCAGTAAAGTATGGAGTTAATGGTCCACAGTATAACTTATTAAGCGGTGGAACTTGGACAACTCCAGATGTTAGTCCCGGTGGAGCAACAAGATATTTCGCAGTATGGATTCTTGCAACTAATCAGATTGATGATCCTATAATTAGTATTATGGGTCAGAGAGTAGACAGCAATCCCGGCTCTGCTGAAAGTAATAACTCTTGGAGTGATGTTAATCTTACTAATCTTCCATTAAGCGAAGTTAAACCTCTTTATCGACTAATATTTGCTGGTGATAGTGATTTTACTAACACTCCAAAATGCTATTTATATAGTATTCTTGATATACGAGTATCTGTGATTAGTACTATTGCTGGAGTTTCTCAGAATGATCACGGCAGCTTATTCGGATTAGGTGATGATGATCACTCTCAATATTTACATGTTGATAATGCACGAACGGTTAATGCAATTCATAACTTCGTTAATGGATTAACCGTTAATGGTACTAGTGTAAGCGTTAGCGGCCATACTCATACATCATCAAATATTACTGATTTCAATAGTAGCGTAAGTGGACTACTACCGGTAGGGACTGCTAATTATTTAAGCAAGTTTGGAACTGGTGGTAGCGGACTAGGTAATAGTTTAATTTATGATAATGGTACTAATGTTGGTATTGGAACAAGTGTACCACAAGCGGGATACAAATTAGATGTTAATGGATCAGCAGTAATAAGAGGTAGTATTCTCACTAATGCTACAATTACAGAGTTTGGAAATTCTAGGTATCAGTTACATAGCGGAGCATCAACTAATCAAGTATCTTATGTTTGTAATGGAGGCGGAAGATTTGGTGTTGGTTTTACCGCACCTAGCGGTTTAGTAGCAATTAGTGGTGGAGTATCTATAGGATCAGCATATAATGTAACTTCTCCAACTAATGGTTTGATTGTAGAGGGAAACGTTGGTATTGGAACCACCACTCCAAGCGGAGCTTTGCATGTTGTTGGAGATACTTATATTGATAATAGTGCTAAACTCTATATTGTAGGAAGCGGAACATCAAAAACTAGAAATTTTATTTGGAGTGGTACTAACGGTAATCTAGAAATTAATGCTAATGGTCCTAGTGTAGTATTTTCTCCAGATGGTGGCTATGTTGATCTTGGAAGAACGGTATCTCAATATATTAATATAGGACATGGATATCTTAATGCGGGAGCAAATAATCAGCATGTAAGATTCACTCCCGGCGGCGTTGAACTAATGAGGATGACTAATTCTGGTACTATTGGTATTGGAACAACAAGCCCACTTGGCACATGCAGATTAACTATTGCTGGTTCTGGATCAACAAGTGCTAGTTCAGCACTTAATGTGGTCAATAGTGGAAACAGCCCATTATTATTTGTTAGAAACGATGGTAATGTTGGTATAGGTAATAATAATCCATCCTATCGCTTAGATGTTACTGGTAGCGGTAGATTTATAGGAACTGGATCTTCTTTAATTTTGAATGCCGATGGAAATGTCGCTGGATCTCCATCAATAGAAGCCACAAGCACATATTCAGATATAAACATTAAGGTTGGTGGTCAAAATATTTTTAGAGGTTTAGATGGCTGGACAGGAACATGGGCTGACTCTGTTGCAACCACATATTTTCAAGTTGGTCGAGCCGCTGGTAATACAATATTTACATCTTTAGTGGGAAATAACTTTAATAGATTAGCATTTGCTTCATCAAAAACACTATTTACTAATTCTACATCTAGCATAGCAATACCATCTGGCTACTTCAATATAGTTAGAAATTCTAATAGTTTGTTCAATGTGATGGATGATGGTAAAGTTGGCATTGGAACTCAAACTCCAAGTGCTCAACTACACGTTATAGGTAGTGGAGTAATTAGTAGTGGATTAATTGTCAATGGTAATCTTACTTTTGATAGTTTCACAGAAAGCGTTGTGGCTATTGGAAATAGTAGCACATCTCAAACAATAAGCTTAACTAGTGGAACTGTTCAAACATGCACACTAACTGGTAATTGTACATTTACCATGCCAACAGCAACTGCTGGCAAGAGTTTTAGTTTGTTTCTTAATAGTGGCTCTGGAAATTATACTGCCACTTTTACTGGAGTAAGATGGGCCGATAGTGCCATTCCAACAGCAACAATTACCGCTAGTAAAGTTGATATATATAGTTTTATTAGTGATGGAACCTATTGGTACGGCAGCTTCTCTCAAAACTATGGGTGATAAATGTTTAGTATAAGACAAAATACATTCCAAAGATCAACACGACTTCCTAAAAAAAGTCAATTATTGACTATGGATGTTATTTATAAAGGTCAGCCGTTTGTAGAAGTTGTTGCAACTAATAGTGATGCACTTAGTCTTGATATTATAAAGCAGGCCCAACCCTTCATTCCCGCATTCGATAATACCAAAAAATCATCTCAGTTAATATTAAGTGGTAATAATCATCCAGATGTTCAGCTATGGCTAAATAATGTTCAAGCCAATGGTGGAAGTGCTAGTGCTGGAACAATTACGGCTTTAAACACTTTTTGCAATAGCATAGATAGTGCTGGGTTGAGGAGCAAATTTTATAGACTTAATTTATTTTGTGGAGATAATTTAAATTCTGCACTAGTGCCAATATATTTATCTACAAATTGGTTATCTCCATCCTATGGTTTTGGCAAAGACATTAACTACAATTTTGTTAGTGGAGATTATTCAGAAACTGGCAGTAATGCTGGATTAACTTCTAGTGGAGCTGATCCCACCCAGCAAAATGTTGGAACTAAGTATTTAGATACTGGATTTTCTCCTTCTATGGTTGGAGCTATTGGTTCACTAATAGATAATTTACATATAGCAGCTACTGTTTCCACAACAGCAATATCTGCGGCTGGACAAACTATAGTTTATTCTACATCTTCATATGTTGATGTATGGATATTATCAATTCAATTACTAAGCGGATATGCCAATGTAAGATCCACAATAACCCAGAATGGTATAAATGCTCAATTAAGTCCACTGTCAACAGGTCTAGTATCTCCAGCGACTCATTTAATTAATTCTAGATTAACAACAACAGATTCTAGAGTCTATCAAGGTGGATCACAGATTGGAAGTACTAACACCACACCAGTTACTGCCACCTTAACGCGATTTACTCCAACATTTTTGCTATTTAGACAAAGTGCTGGATATTATAGTAATCTACGATTAAGTGACTATTCATTGGGACAAGGATTGACAATATCAGAAGCTTCATCATACAACAGTATATTACAAACATTTAAAAATTCATTAAATAGGACTTGATATGCCAACATTCTTTTTAGACAGTGAAAATGGTGATGATAACTTTAGTGGAACTAGCTTTGCTCTTTTGGCTAGTGGTACAGACGGAGCTTTAGCTGCTGGATCTAGTAACGTTTTTGGCATATTAACATCAGCAAGCGCAAATTTTCCAAATAATAATACTATAGCTCCTACCAAAAATCTTGCTTGGTATAGTAATTGTTTGTATCTTAACGGCGGATTAACAGCAGCAAAAATTGGTAAAGAATCCATAGCTGGTCCAAGTGGAATTGATGCTACCGTTTATAAATTGTCAGAAGCCGCTCCACTCACAAATAATATGAGATTTTGGCAAGCAACAAGTTTGTATACTCCATGGAATACTGGAAGTCAGTATACTATCTCTGTTTATGTTAAAGCTGCGGAAAAAATTAAGGTATTATTGAGACTTGCTAGTGATTCTAAAACCGCTAGATATAATCTTAGCACAGGAGTTGTTGAAGCCACAGGTGCTGATCCTTCTGTGTCTTCTAACATAGTAAATGCTGGCAATGGATGGTATAGATTATTATTAACAGCAAATACTAGCGGAAGTATTGGTTCTTTGGCCGCAGATACTTTAGAAATAGCTCTACTTCCAAGTTCATCTACCGCTTTAAATTTGGCTGGCTATGAAGGAAATGATGTTGATGGTGTTTATATCTGTGGCCTTCAGATAGAAGCAGGATCATCTGCTACGTCATACGAAAAACCTCCAGAACAACTTTTAAATATATTCAATGGTACTAATTATACTCCACTTAATATAACACAAAGAATAGATTCTACTAATTTAAGAGTAGTAATAGTAAATGGTGCGGGTCTTAACGTTTCTACTCAAACTAATAGACAATATTATATTGGAGGAAGATGCAAAACATTCACAACTGTTACTAATGCTAATGGTATTGCGCCAGCAAAATTAATACCCGGTGACACAGTTAGAATTATGGGAAGTCCAGCACCAACTATAGTTGGAAGTGGAACATGGTCAACCCTTAGCGGTAGAGTTGGAGCAGGAACTAGCAATGTGGTTACTGCCACAAATGCTAGCCCCATAAGAGTAACTTGTGCTAGCACAATGGCTTCTTTGGGTATAGGTGACGGAGATACAGTTTTAGTTAATCTCGTTACTTCAACTGGTGGAAATACTAATGCTAATGGAGTGTGGACAGTTTCAAATGTCAGTGGCAGCAGTTGCGATCTTGTGGGATCTAGTGGTAATTTTAATCAAACAGCTAGTAATGGTATCTTAAGAAAGATGACTCATAGGGTTGTTACATTAAATAGTGCTGTTACAGCAAATATAGCTAGTTGTGGCAATAGAGGAACAGCATCTAATCCAAGAACAGTATGGACAGCTGCTACTAATGTCACAACTTCGTTATCTACTATAGATGTTGCTGCTGGAGATTCTAAAGAAGGAGACTGTTCTGATAGTATTGCTATTGGGGCAGCATTTGTCACCGGTAAGGCCGCATACAAATCAACGGGAACCCTTAATCTAAGCGGCTATCAACAGCTTAGTTTTTATATTAAACAAACTGCTGGTACTTCAACTGTAAATGGCGATATTAGTCTACGATTATGCTCTGATGCAACTGGAGATACTACAGTACATACATTTAATATTCCAGCAATAGTTGTTAACAATAACTGGATTCCTTTTACAATTGATCTTGGATCATCGATGAGTAGTACCATTAATAGTATTGCTTTATATGTTGACACTGATCGTGGCGCACAGACATTTTTACTTAGTAATATAATTGCTTGCAAAGCTCCATCCTTACCAGATAGTTTAAATCTTCAATCTTTGATTAGCAAAAATACTACTGATGAGTTATGGTATCCTATTATGAGCATTAACGGAACTAGAGTAATGATTGGTCAAGGGGCCAATCTTGGTATCAATACTTCAAGTACCACACATAGAGGAGGTTATTATGGAGTTACAGAAAATGTTACTACATATAAACGAGAAAGTATAAAAACTCCAATATTAAATACCGTTTCAACTGTTAATCAAAGTTTTGCCGAAGGTGGATTTGTCGGAAATTATATTAATTATGAATTTGGATGGGATAGAACCAACATGAGTGTTCAAAATCTTGATACATTCTATGATGGTCTTAACGGTTTTGGATATTGTTTTGCTTCCAGTAATTTCAATTATATACGAATAAACAAATTAGGAATGGTAAGATATCAAAGACCACTGAGACTAGCCGGATGTGCTTTTGGCAATCATGGAACAATAGAATCCGTTGGTTCTTCTGAATATTCTTTTGATATTACTGGCGGTACTAGTGAAAATATATTTGACGTTTTAAAGAGTTCTAGCTCGTCTTCGCAGGGACTTGCATTGAGTTTTGGTTGTAATGGAAATATATTTAACAAATTTATAGGTACTAATCATGCTAATAATTCAATATTTATGACTCAGGGTTGTGGATATAATAGATTTAATTATATATTGTCAGCACATAATAATTATAGTATTTTTATAGATGGTGGTTCTAATAATACTTTCATAAATGGTAACTTTATTCAAAATGCTGGTGACGCAGTAAGATACTATGTTGCAGATAATGAAAATTATGTTAACTGTACAACCACTAACAATGGAAGTACCTATGGAATGTATTTATTTAATGGCGAAATATTCTTAAAAAATTGCACTATAAATGACAGTTTAGAATTCGGTTGTTATACTTGGGGAAATAGTAGAATATATAGTTCTAATCATGATAATACTAGCGGCAATTATTTAATAACAACAGATGCCGGAATTATACGCGCACAAACAAATGTTAGAAAAACTAATTCTGGATACTCATGGAGTTTGGCCCCAACAAGCACTACTTTTAGAGGATCTTTTTATCCATTAGATTTTAAGATAGCTACAGTAGCAGTTAATGCAAACGCTTTGGTTACAATAAAAGCATGGATGAGAAGAAATAATGATTTGCTAAACTTGGGACTAAGAATTAAGGGTGGACAAATAGCTGGCGTTCCTAATGATATTACAAGTTATGTGACATCAACTTTGGACACTTGGCAGCAAGTTACTCTAACTTTTACTCCTACCGAAGTTGGAGTAGTAGACATATCAGCAGAATGTTGGGGTGGTTCATCTTATACTGGATACGTAGACGATCTCACTATAATACAAGCATAGGTGAAATATGAATTATACTATTACCGAAGTCTTTCTTGATCCCGCGAATAAATATAGGGCGAGAGTTGCTATTGATGAAAATTCAACTCAATTTTTCAAATTTGATCATTATCCAACTCAAGAAGAAGTTAACGAAGTTGTTATAAACTACATATCAAGCATAAATAATGGAGAAATAATATGAGTATTTTAGATGGTAACGTTCAGCCAAACCTAGCAGAACAGTCCGCTAAACAAATCATTAATCAAGCCCGTCAGACTTTTCATCAAATAACTGACTCTTTTAATGATGGTACGGTCTTATTTTGGAGCAATCCTTATGGATTAAAACCATCAGAAATTGCTGAAGCCCTTGGACCAAACGCCGTGGAAGTATTTAAATTACACTATGCTTTAGGCCAATTTATTGCTAGTATAAAGCCCGAAGCAATATATAATTCATTATCTTTAGTTGGTCAATTTACTATGAATGAAGATGGAACTGTAACAGTTATCGATAATGATAACCTCCCGCCGGTTACTCCTCAAGATTTTAATGCCTCACTAACTGGTGATCGTTAAGTAATCAATTTAATATGTTTATACGATTTTTGTGTATATTATCTTGAGAGACACCAAGGAAAAAATATGAAGATATATGCACAAGAAATAGCTGACGGAGTATCAGAACGTATCAAAAGTGATACGACTGTAGCTTATTGTTCGCAAGCTGTGTTAACAACCGAAACAAATTCAATTAAGCGATTGATTGATAAAGTAAAGGCTTCTAGCAATCCTAATCAAATTGATCTTTACTATATCAAATCAATTCTTGTTTCTACTGGGTGGAATAAAAACGACGATGTTTTCGATCCGCAGCAAACTTGGGCGGCTCGTAGTACCCCAGAAGATAAACAATTCAACTTAATGCATAATGAAAATGACATCATAGGACATATCACTGGAAGTTATGTTGTTGATCAAGATGGCAATAAAATCGGCGCAACTGAAAATGATGACGCCCCATCTCAGTTCGATATCGTAACCGAAGCTGTAATTTATAACAGCTGGACTAATCCAGAGAACAGAGAGAGGATGAGTAAGATTATATCAGAGATAGAGCAAGGCAAGTGGTTCGTTTCGATGGAATGTTTATTCGCCGGTTTTGATTACTCCGTTAAAGACACCTCTGGTCAAACCAAGGTTATAGCACGAAGTGAAGACTCGGCATTTTTAACAAAACATCTTAGAGCATACGGTGGAACCGGAGAATACGAAGGCTATCAAATTGGTAGATTATTGAGAGATATTTCTTTTTCTGGTAAGGGTTTAGTATCCAGACCAGCAAATCCTAGAAGTATAATTCTTGATTCTAGCAAGGCTTTCTCTGTTAATGAAGAACAAACTATTTCCAATGTTTCAGAAGGAGAAGTTAATATGTCAGAAAACATCGAAGAGAAGCAGCTAGATACTGCCCCAGTGGTAGAAGAAGCTGTACAAGTTGTAGCTGTAGCCGAAGAAGTCAAGGTTGAAAATAATACTTCAGAATTAGAGGCCGCTTTAGCTGCTAAAGATACTGAAATTCAAGCTTATGCTTCAAAGGTAACAACATTAGAAGAGACTATTGCTAACTTACAAAAAGATTTAGCAGCAGTGAACAAGGATATGGAAGAAATGAAGAAAAAGGAAAAAGATCGTAGCCGTAAAGAAAAATTAGTTATGGCCGGTTTTGAAGATGCAGAAGCCGACGAATCGCTCTCGCTATATGACGCATTAAGTGACGAAGCTTTTGAAGCTGTTGTTGCTGCAATGAAGAAGAAGTGGGGAGCAATGAAGGACAAGATGATGAAAGAAGATAAAGAAGAAAAGAAGGAAATGGCTTCAGAAGTCGCTGCTACAGAAGAAAAGACTGAAGTAGCAGAAGAGTCAACTGCTCAACTTTTTGAAGAAGTTAAATCAACAGAAGCCACTCTCGTAGATGCTTCTGATGAAGGTGAAGAAATAGAGGCCACAAGAGCTAGTGTGGCAGAGTGGCTAACAAACAACGTTTTACGTAATAAGTGATAAAAGGAGAAAAACTATGGCCCTAAAAGCAGATAGATATGAGCTTCAAACTGATATCAGTTTCTTCTACAATGCCGGGACAGCAACTCGCGGCGGTGTAGTATGTCATGATACAGCTGGTTCGGGTGCAGCTATGGATCAAGGTGTTAACCTTGTTAAGTATGCTACATCAGGCGTTCCAGTTGGCGTTTTATTAAATGATGTAGTAAATAAGGATCTAACCCGTACTCATCTTAATCAGTATAAGGATGAAGTTCAGAAGGGTGGTAAGGTTACAGTACTCCGCAAGGGTTATGTTGTAACTAACAGCGTCACTGGAACACCTAGTGCCGGTGCAACAGCTTATCGCTGCACAGTAACTGCTGGAAATTTCAGCACAGTTGCTAGCGGCAATGCTGTTGGTGGATTCATGACCAGCAAAGATGCTGACGGTTATGCCAAAGTCGAAGTAAACCTTCCCTGACTAATATAAACAAGGAGAATTAAACATGCCAATAACAGAAAGACCCAGCGATGATTTTATCGCTCTCCTACGTAAGTCAGGGGATGCCGATATCAATGTGGCTATGGCCGCTCAACGTGAGTTTGCCAAAGCACTAGAACTCCCACTCCGTAAGGGCGTTTTAGTCGGTAATGTACTCGGTAATATTTTCGAAACCATCAATGTAGAAGCCGGTTCAACAACCGAATTCCCTCTTGATCTTATCTCCCCCGGCCTTGAAGGTGAGCATGTTGCTTACACCAATCCCGGTCACGGTAGAATTCCAGAGCGTTCGGTCGAAGGCGACTACGTGATGATTCCCACCTACACAATCGCTTCATCGGTTGACTATCTTCTTCGCTTTGCCCGCGAAGCCAGATGGGATATCGTTGGTCGTGCAATGCAGGTGATGGAAGCCGGTTTCACCAAGAAGATGAACGATGACGGCTGGCACACTCTTCTCGCCGCTGGCGTTGATCGTAACATCCTCGTCTATGATGCTGATGCAACAGCTGGTCTATTCTCAAAGAGATTAGTATCACTTATGCAGACAGTTATGCGTAGAAACTCGGGTGGTAACTCGGCATCAGTTGGTCGTGGCCGTCTAACCGATATGTATCTATCGCCAGAAGCTTTAGAAGACATTCGTAACTGGGGTCTAGATCAAGTTGATGATGTTACTCGTCGTGAAATCTATAATGCTGATCCAGCTGCGGCTGTTATCACCAGAATCTTTGGCGTTAACCTACATGACCTAGACGAACTAGGCGAAGGTCAACAGTACCAGAGCTTCTTTTCAACTGACCTCGGCGGTGCATTAGCAACAGGCGGTGACGTTGAACTCGTAGTTGGTCTTGATCAGTCGAGTAATGATAGCTTTGTAATGCCCGTTAAGCAGCAGCTACAGGTATTCGAAGATCCAACCCTACATCGTCAGCAACGCGCTGGCTATTACGGCTGGGCTGAACTCGGCTTTGGTGTTCTAGATAATCGTAGAGTGATCCTTGGCTCATTCTAATCTAGATATCTAAAGATATCGGTCGCAATCAAGCCATCCTCAAGCGATTGGGGGTGGCTTTTTTGTGTATAATAACTTAGATAACGTTATCCAAGGATATGAATAGGAGAAAAATATGGCCGCACTATCGGATTATCTTGAGTCTGGATTATTGAGTCACATATTTAGAGATACAGCTTTCCCCAGACCTTCTACCATAGCAATTGCCTTAACTAGCGGTGTTCCACTTGATTCCGACACTGGGTTAACAATCCCAGAACTACCGTCTGGAGTAAGGAGTGGCTTAAACTTTGTTCCAACAAATTATAGTCGAATTGTTTTAGGCCCACCAGCTACTAGTGGTGATAGGGCATGGAATTCTGTTGGATTAGATACTCTAACTGCCTATACTGTCTCTGGAACCAGACATGACAATACACCGGGATATTTTTATCCACTATATTTAACATCTACTGCGGCAAATAGTAATAGTACAGCCGGTGGCGGTAATGGCAGTAGTCTGTCTATAATATTTAAAGAATTTCCATCTGTGATGTTCTTTGCTCCAGTTGGAGGAAACATATTTCAGTCTGGTGTTTCAGTGCAGTCAAGTTATCAGTCATATGAAGGTAATGGATTTATTAAAAATAAAAATCAAATGATATTTAATACTGCTATCACTGAGTGGGGTTGGGTTTCTGGCATAGCTATTTTAGATCATGAGTCCGTTGGTTCTGGTAATCTTCTAATGTATGCTAAGTTAAATAATCCGCGATACGTTTACCTTGGAGATAATATAAGATTTGATGCTAATTCATTAGAAATAAGCCTAAAATAGTAACTGGAGCTTAATATGATATTAAGCAAGTCTCAACTTGTAAATAATATTAATAGTGATATATCTGATCAATCATATGGTCAAATATCGCCCTATGACATTAGACATAATTTATTAGATATAATAGATTCTGTACATAACCTTACCTTTTCTCAAGAATTAAAATCTCTTAATTTAGCTACATTTCCATCTGGAAATACAAAGCTTGGCCAGTTAACTCTAGAGAATATTAATTTAGATGGTTATAATAGTCAAGACAATACAGCAATTGGATATTCTGTATTAAAATCTAACTATCAAGGCATTAGAAATACAGCCGTTGGCTCTTACTCTTTATCTTGCAATATATATGGAGAGGGTAATGTTGCTTTAGGTTATAATGCGTTAGCGGGCAATACTGTTGGTAATTTGAATATTGGGCTTGGTAGCTACACTCTTCATAACAATAAATCTGGAAATGGTAATGTAGCAATTGGGCATGGTGCTGGATACTACATTGGTAAAAATACTAGCAACAAATTATTTATTGCTCATCACGCTGTTGACGGAGATTATATCTGCAATAATCCCAATGGAACCGGCTTGACACCATTGTTACAAGGCGATTTTTCTAGTTTGCAATTAGGAGTTGGAGTAAAAACCCTTCACGCATTTGGCGCACTCCAAGTTGGTGGCGATTTAACGCCTTCTGGTAATAATGTATTAAACATTGGACACCAATTATATAATTGGAAGAGTTTATATCTTTCAAGCTCTTTAAATTTTGCTAATAATTCTTCAATAAGTGCATATAGTCCAACCGGAATTCTAGTTAGTGGATCATTATTTGTACCCATTAATAATCACTATGAGCTTGGATCTTCTACAAATAAATGGAAACGTGGTTATTTTCAAAATCTTACAGTTGACGGTACGGCTAACATAGGAACTGTAACATACAATGATACTCAAGTGTATAATGGTATTAAAATCTATTTAGCAACAGACTCTAATTTACAACCACAATATTCTGATGCAAACTTATTAGGTGGCGGATTATTTATAAAGTCTTCTGACAATAGAGAATATTCTTTAAGTTACTTTCCGCCAAGCTCTGGTATGCCATGCTTTACTGATAGTTATGATAAATCTACATTTAGAAGTAACATTAGCTTCCAAGTTCCAAGTTCATCTTACATAAAAACTAATAGTATAATTTCGTATAGTTCAGATGCATTTAATGATAGTGACTGTTATGGCCTATTCTTCAATAGTGGTATAACATATATATCAAGAAAAAATGTTTTAAATGTTAATCCCGGCTTGCCAAATGGTCATATTGCTGGTATAGGAAATGTAAATTTTATATCCAACTCTGGGGAAGTACAAAACTATAGTGTTTCAATATCTTCGTTAGAGTCTGGCGTGAGCGTTAGTCAAAGATTCTTATCTGGAACAAAGTCAAGACAAAAAGACGTTGTGACTAACAAAGATAAACTTTCTGGATTTGAGCTTAAATATATCAATGACACTAATAACAATGATCTTGATGATCGTTTAGTCATTGGTTCTTATAATAAAACCCCCAATTTTGTTAACGGTATGATTCTTATGAAAGAGTCTACCGGCGGGTCTGTTATGTCTATTACCAATATACCAGAAGTTACAGAAAATGTGTTACCAAACACTATTTTCAATGTCAGATCTAAGAATGATTGTATTGCTAGATTTACTTCTGAAAATAACGCATATTATAAATCAGCCATTCAGCTTCTTGGATCTGCTAACTGTGAGGCTAGCGGTTTAGAAATTTCTTATCTAAACAATAGCGGTGTTGCCGATGTAACAGTTTATAGGGACTCTAATCCTATCAACTTCATTAGAATGAAAGACACCAAAGAGATTGGAATACTTTCTAGTGGAATTATCAATGCAACTATTACAATTGGAAACAGCGGAACAGCCAAGCTTCCGGTTATAAGCATAAAAGATAATCTATGGGTTGGAAATTCTATAGTAGCTCCTTCAGTTGGGTATGGAAAATTATACAACTTTAGAGCTGAAAAAGGATTTGCTGATCAGTATAATTCACTATATTTTATGGATGGTTCTGGCAATTCTACTGATTTAGTAGTAAATAAACTTGATAACGTAGACGCTAGAGCTATTTATACAGATGGAAGTGGAAATACTTTTGCTGGATATTTATCTCCATCTGGCAGAAAAACTATAACTGGGGCAGCTAAAAACAATATTTCCTATGGCTACAAAGCACTTTATAGTATTTCATCTGGCTCTGGCAACCTAGCAATAGGATACAGCCCCCTTTATGATTTAGTCTTAGGAAATAACAATATTGTAATTGGCGATTCATCTGCCAGTGGATTAGTTAATACATCCAGCAATATCATAATTGGTAATCAATCATTCAACAAGACTTCTGATCTAGCCAACACTAGTGGTAATATAGTAATTGGTCATAATATTGGTGCTAGTAACAGTGGTTCACACAACTTCTTGGTTGGGAATAATGGCTTAGTTCTATTAGATGGTAAGCTTGGCCCAACTAATTCTGATAAAAGATTAACTCTTCCTAGCGGCGGAAGATTATACATTAATAATGCTAATGATACTGATAGTTTGTGCTTAAAATCTAATGTTATAGAAATTATTGATAGTGGCGGCAATAACTATCCAGATAATACTTTAACTTTTAGATTTATTGGAAATAATTCAGCAGACCTTTTAATTCTAAGTCACGACTCACTTGGACCATCAGATTATATTGCTACTTGGGGCTACCCAAAGACATTCAATAATCTTAATTATTATAATGATGAATATTGGTTTCCAACCGTTGGTCTTTCTGGAGAAGTTACTCCTAATGCCATTAGCAATAAAGAGCCAAAACCTTATTCACAGCTAAATGGAAATTTTAAGCTAAAAGGCAATATACAATTTGGCGATGGCACATATCTTGGTAGCTCCAAGCCCATAATCAAAAATACTTTACTTGCAAATAGCGGCATAGCACTTGGAAATAGTGGCATATCTCTTGCCAATAGCGGAATATCAAGAATAAATAGTGCTATTATTGAAGGATTCATGCCCGATGGCTTACAAGCTCCAGCCAATGCCTCTACTAAGACTAGCGGCATCTTAATACTAAAAGACAGTAATTGGGCAAATTCTGGAGACATTTTTGTTATTAATAGAGACACTACATCAGTAATACATTCTGGAGCTTATGTGATAGCTGCTAGGATAAATAATGAATATAAACCCATTTGGATTAGTGCAAGTAGTACGCCATGCACATGCTGTAACAATTAAAGGGCTTCCATATGGGAAAACCATTTAACCCATGCTTCAAGAATCCATCTCCATATATTGTATATACTCAGCCGGGATTAACAACTCTACCGCCACAAGCAGAAGATTTTTTTGCACTGTCAGATTCTTATCATGAATGTGTTCAAGTTTCAGACAGCAAAATTAGAAATTTTCACGAAAAATCTGATACTTTAACTTCTACATCAATAAAAGTTTCTGATATAAGTATTAATGATTTTGGATGTGATGATTTCTATTTGTCTGTGTCTGGTGTAAATAATGACTTTTTCAAAATAAATAACAATAAGTTATATTTTGACTATCTTTATTCAACAAAAAATAAATATGAAGCTTATGTAAATACTGTCAATATAAATGGAGAACTCTTAAATTCAACTTTATTTACTCTGAATGTAGAACCCCCCTGTTATTATTGTGTAGATTTATACGATGGTTATTATTGTGTTGATGTAGATGGATACTACTGTGTAGAAATAGATGATGGTTATTACTGCGTAGAAACCCCCAACCCAGATCCTTACTACTGTGTAAGAATCAAAGATTCTTAAGGAGAAAACATGAGAACTTGCATACATAGTTCAGCATATAATCCATCTGTACACACTATACTTGGTGGTCCATATTCATCCACAAGTCAGTGTGAATCTGTGTGTAGTTCACCGTCTACTACATTACCCCCTATTACAACAACACCCAATCCAAACTTTACATTATTACCTCCAATAGTTCCTTTTATGAATGGAAGTAATTTATTTAACATTAACAATGTTCCAGTTAGGGTATTTACACAATATGCTCCAGATAATCAAACTTTAGGTTCATATACTGATTTTCCAAGCTTTACGATGGATGCTAAAAGTAATTATGATTTAATGTCTTTGTTTGCAGATACTGACCCAACTCTACTAACCCCATCTCAAATAAAGCCTTTTAGTGTGAATTCACAAACTTTTGTGATTGACCGGGGTGGAATAATTAAAGCTAGATTTATTTATGTTGGGTCTAATTCTAGTCAAATCAGTGCTTATTCTCTTACTTCTTACGCTGGTACTATTACTAATACTCCTGTATATCCAACTTACTCAAATACTGATAATATACTATCCCCTATTTTTAGCAATAAAAAGATATATAATCCAAATTACTTTACTGTTATTGCTCTTATTGAATATGCGTATTATTATTCAACTCCTAATTTATTGACACAGGAAAGAAATTGGACAAATTATCGTTTGTCTCCAGTAGTTATTGGGGCAAATTCATTTTCAAATGACATAACTACACTCAGTAATAATGTCAGTATAGTTTCCAAACCATTACGTGCCAGATTTGTGAGAAATGACCTTACTAATACGTCTGTGAGTAGCTACGGTAACAATTATGCCTAGTTATGTTTGTTTAAAATCTTCTCAGATTAACCTATCTTTACATGAGATAGTGAGCGGGCCATATGATGAGCCACCTTGTGGTGGTTTGTGCTATGAGCCTCCCACAACCACTAACACCACTATACCGCCAACCACAACTGTAGCACCAACTACCACCACGGTAGCACCAACTACCACCACGGTAGCACCAACTACCACTACTGTAGCACCAACTACCACTACTGTAGCACCAACTACCACAACTGTAGCACCAACTACCACCACGGTAGCACCAACTACCACTACTGTAGCACCAACTACCACTACTGTAGCACCAACTACCACAACTGTAGCACCAACTACCACCACGGTAGCACCAACTACCACCACGGTAGCACCAACTACCACTACTGTAGCACCAACTACCACTACTGTAGCACCAACTACCACTACTGTAGCACCAACTACCACCACGGTAGCACCAACTACCACTACTCCCAATATTACAACTACCCCTCAAGCTACCACAACTCCAGTTGCTACTACTACTGAGCCACCAATTGATCCGTGCGCAATAGCCAAAATGGCGCAGGTTGGAGTTACGCCAGACGGCAAACCCATATGCTGTGCAATAGGATGGAGTTACGACCCACAAAATGGTTGTTGCCCATCCGAAGGACTATGTGAGCCTCCATATATTATTTCTAATTTTGCATCTGTAACTTTGCCACAAAATGAACTATTCGGTGCTACCCAAGAGATAACTACAAAAAAAATAATAGAAGAAATGATTAATAGCGGTGTTAACATGGTATTAGTTGGTGGATATGCACTGAAGATGTATCATATAAATGATAATCCTAGAGATTTAGATTTTGTTTATGAAGCATCTGATGAAAACATAAGTAAAATAATAGACATTCTTGTTAACTTTGGATACGAAGAAGAAAATCTTCAAAAGATGTACAAATATAAAGATTCAAGCTTTAGACTGAAAGTTATTGTGGGCAATGATATGAGTATTGACTTTATATCTAACATTCTTAACGAAATTGATTATTATTCATTAATAAACGGGACAGTCAAGTGCAATATATTAGATGATATTAATGTAAATCTTATAAGCAAAAATGACTTGTTGAATGCATTTGAAGTTGCCTCCAAGTATAGACCACATAAGTATCAAAAATTAATTACAATCTTGAAAGATTTGTTAAAATGAGCTGTATATGCGGATCAATATCTATTCCGGTTGGAACCAAATACAATAAAAATGGATTTGGACTAAGAGCTTTGCATAACAGCGGCTTTACGGACTTAGAGTTAGTTCATAGTATTGATTGTGTAGTAAATAATGGAAAGAGATTTGTAACCACCTCTAAAAAGCAAAACTTTAGTAACAATATTATTGGATTTGAGATATATTGGGGTGATGGATCATTACCACTCATTCAAGATAATGTACAACTTTCTATATATGATTATATTACAAATGAAAATTTTGGATTTATAAATATTGCATCATTAAATGAAAATGTTATATTCATACCAGTATTAATTACATCTGGATCTGATAAAAAGTTTGCAGTATCTGTTAAAAGTTTGTGCAACATTGAAACTCCAGAATGTTGTTCAAATCCAATAATAACTTTAAATCCATCAATTAACACTATTACTGTTCCATGTATAACTGAGCGAGGACTTGTATTTCCTACTCCAGTACCAACTACTACTAGCACCAGCACATCCACTAGCACCAGTACATCCACTAGCACCAGTACCTCGACTAGCACCAGTACCTCGACTAGCACCAGTACCTCGACTAGCACTTCTACTTCTACTAGTACTAGCACCTCGACTAGCACCACTGCTGTACCCAATTTAAATTCTGCAAATTTTAATAGTTGTGCTGATTGGAATATTCTTAATGGTAATGTTACTACTGTTGGAAGTAATGGTCGTTCTAGTTATTATGGTACATTCGACCAAGGTGGTAATGTGTGGCAGTGGACCGATACACTTGGTAATACGACAGGTCGTTACGGAAATATTAATATTTATCTTCGCGGCGGCAGCTGGAATCTTAATGCGTTCTACTTGACATCATCCAGTAGGAACGTGGACGATCCTTATTTCAAGCAAAGCGACATCGGTTTTCGCATTGCAAGCTCCTTCTCTACTCCTAACCCTTTAAATTTACCTAATTTTGTTACTATAGCAAATACTGATAATAATAATGATATTACAGGTTATGGAGCTGTAAACTATATTTATAGTATAGGAAAATATACTGTAACCAATTGTGAATATGTTGAGTTTTTGAATGCTGTAGGCACTAATGATACTTATGATATCTACAACTCAGATATGTCAGATGATCCTAGAGGTGGTATATATAGAAATGGTATTGCTGGTAGTTGGAGGTATAGTTTTAAAACTGATATGGGCAATAAGCCTGCTGTTCATGTTACATGGTTTAATTGTGCAAGATATTGCAATTGGCTTCATAATGGTAAGTTATCTGGACCTCAAGATAGTACCACAACAGAAAATGGAGCATATCCCCTTAACGGGAGAGTTAACGGAGATTCTGTAGCAAAAAATATAAACGCCAAATACCATATTCCCACAGAAAATGAATGGTATAAGGCGGCATACTACAGCCCGATAAAAGGAGGAGTTAATTCCCCCGGATATTATTCTTACGCCACTCAGAGCGATATTGCTCCAACTTGTGTAACAGCAAATTCTACTGGAGATGGGAGTGCTAGAACTAGCGACTATGTATGTCCCACTACAACCACAACTAGCACTTCGACTTCAACTTCTACCAGTACAAGTACCTCTACTAGTACTTCAACCTCAACTAGCACTACTACTACCGTAGATCCATCTACATGCACAGATAACTATTTAGTTGGAAAGTATCCATTTACCAACGCCGTAGAGTTTACTACTTCAAGTGGAGCATTATTATTTGATATATATCTTGGTGGAACAAACTATCTTGATAATATAAACTATGTAAATAGTACAATATTGCAGCCGTGCAGTAATGTAGGAAATAGATATTATGATACAACTACTGGTAAGTGGCAAGTTAGTTTAAGACCAATATTAAGAGGCGATACAAACCATCCCCTACATATCACTATGTTTAGCTCCCCTCAAGTATTAACACTACCAGTGGGTCAAGAACAAGTTAATTATCAATATTTAATCAAAGTTTCTGGAGGCATATTTGAAATTCCAAACAATTTTATCGCACCCCAAATAAATAGTCAAAATTATGATATATCTCTGTTCAAACCCACTGATAGTATCGCGGCAGCATTATTATTAAAGACGCAAAGCGATGTTTATGGTTTAAAATTACCACCAAGTGATGGCTATTTTGGAAATATTACTAAACCAAATTACTATACAATATCCAAAGTGGTTGGGAATGTGCTTCCCGGTATAAGCGAAAGCACACTGTCTTCATGGACAAATAAATTATCTACTGACAATACTAATTCTGGAGTACTTTATTTAAAGTGTTCTTCTCAAGATCCATTTCTATGCTGTTGGGACAATCCTAGTAATAATTATTTTTCAAACTCAAGTAGTGATTGCGGTAAAACTTATTATCCACCATACAATCTTTCAAGAACAAATTCTGTTGATGTTCCTCATAATCCATATATATATCCAAATGTAATCAATTATGCACCCCCATCAGCATCTGGAAAAATATGCCCTTACGATAGTGACTATCAGCCCGTCAATCTTTCCAATAGAATAAAAATTACAATACCTAACGACCCAGTATTTAGCGGTGTATACGTATTTGATAAATTTGGTAGTAATCTAGATTGGAGATTAAATACTACGGATAGTACTACAAATCCATATACTATAAGTTTTCAAGAATTTACGCTTGGTGATAGTAAATATAGAGAATACTTCTATGCTGATGGATCAAATCTTTCTTCGACATATGCTTTTCCCGCCAAATTTCTTATGACACTTCACCTATCTCCAGTAAATGATAGCGTAGTTGGAACTGGACATAGGGCTGCTGTTGGATTCACACTACCCATACGCTATAGAAAACCATATCAAGATTGGGTTGTTGTAGATAGAGTATCACATGGAATTTATGGAAATGATAAAAATTATGGCTATATAAATACTGCCGGAAATGATATAGAACTTATTGGTGATGAAGTCTGTAGTGGCATACCAGAGTTTGGTTTTGGTTATAGGGTTTCTGCTCTAGGGTTGGGATGGAATAATGTATCTAGATTTATCGGTCCTGACATATTTATAGGATATGAAGGATACTATACAGATCCAACATATCCAGAAGCTCCGTTTTATGAACCAAAGATACCAATGCTAGCAGATGTAGAGTTTGTATATTCTTGCCGACCCAATAATTGTTCAAGTTATGTAAGTCTTCCAGATGCTACATACTCTTCAGCAGTATTTAGTGATAACCCATTATGCGGGTGTACAATTAGTAACTTTGTTGATTGCAACGGTAATGTTGATAGCGACACTATTTATGACAATATCAATGTATATGCAATATTTAATTCTAATGCTGGCTATCAATACTATCGATTTTCTTTAAATAGAATATCTATTCCACCAATATCAGAAACATCTAAAGTTTTAGTATATAGTGTTAATTCTTCTAATAGTAGTACAGATAATAGAGTCATAAATGCAATATCTCAAACAATACAAAATAATTTTCAATATGGCTCTACTTACCCAGATCCCATAAATATAGATATATATTTACAAGCAAATGGTAATAACTTAGATGTATTTATTTATCCCTCAGATGAAGATCAATAATAAATTAGGAAAGGACTAAACATGATACTACCAAATACAATTACTATACAACCACCCCCATACTCAGACAATTCTGGCAGGGTGATTCATCCCCCAGAAGTTCATTTAAATGAACTAAATTTTGTTTTTACTGATAATCCACTTTATAAAAGAATTTCTGCACAAATCATATCTCTACCGGTAAATATAACTATATGGAGCGGTTCAGATTATGACTTAATAGGCGATTGGACTAAATCTCAAGCGGAGCAAAAAATATTGACTTTGCTTGGAGATAACCCGGCTTCATACATACGATCTTTGTACGCAAAAACTCTGGAAGAGTACCCCAATCACCCCGGCACTATTTTGTCTAAAATGATTAAAAGTGTTGGAATTCAGATGACTGATAGTTGTTCATGTAAGGCCCATGCCCTAGAAATGAATGAAAAGAACAATGATTGGTGTGAGCAAAATATAGACACTATTGTTGGATGGCTTCGTGAAGAAGCTAGTAGAAGGGGTCTTCCATTTATGGATGCTTTAGGTAAGTTATTAGTGGGTCGAGCCATTAAAAAGTCTCGCAAATTACTAGCAAATGAGCCGGTCCCAGATAATGACGAAGATCTAGATACTATCTAGTTTTAGTGTATATTACATAGAGAAGCCTAAAAACAAAAACGGGGACTTTTTATGTCTTGGAGAAGCCAGATACCGTTAATGGTCAGGCATTTAATCAATGACCTAGAACCATCTAATTACAAATATTCTGATGACAGGATAGAAACATCCGTTCTTGTTAGCGCACAAATGCTAACTATAGAAACAGATTTTCCTAATTCCTATTCTATAGACATTGCTAATGGTCAACTATCTCCAGATCCCACTATTGGTGATATAAAAGATAACGCATTTATTAATTTAACTGCTTTAAAAACAGCCTGTATTATAGTCGGAAGTGAGTTAAAGACCGAAGCTTCAAATGCAATCTCTATCAAAGACGGACCCTCTGCTATAGACTTAAGGGGAGTAGCCTCTACCCTGTCAGTTCTATACAGAGATCTCTCTGATAAATATGCTAAACTACTACTAGATTACCGTGCTGGTGGTAGCATAGTTGGACATGCTATTCTTGGTCCCTATAGTCCAGCTAGTGACTACGTTGTTAGAACCCACGGTGATTATGACTCTAGAGGCGGCTATTTTAGATATTAATGGAGGATTACAATGCCAGTTAGAAATAGTGGTGAATTAGTTAGTCGTATAAATCTCGCAATTCCAGACAACAATGCTGGACAAATATCTGCCGCCGATGTGAGAAACAGTATTATTGACACAGTTGATTCTATTGTTTCTATAGTAGCAAGTGGAGATTTGACTCAAACTCCATTTGTAAAGAACGTAACAATAAAGAAAACAGACGGTAATGATAATACCGGACAATTAATTGTTGAGTCTGGTGTTAAATTTCCGGGTGGTTTACAACTTGTTCCATATCCCGGCCCTCAGTCCATAAGCCACAATGATTTAATTGGTAGAGACATTGGAGATCCACATTTTCAATATATTCCAGTTAGTGGCATAAGAGCATTGAGAGGCAATCTAGGAATTGGAAATAATTGGATAAATTCTAGCGGTAATTCTATTATTCAATCTACTAATGGTAAAGGCTTACAGTTTGCCTATTCTACAGATCCCACTAAAGAAACAATTAATGTTGGAAGTGGCACACAATTTACTTTCCTAAAAGATAAATCAGTTCTTAATTCTGCTAGAGGTGTTGCCAAAGCTTGGATAAATTTTGATGCAAGCGGAGCAATACCAGTTGTTAATGATGCTTATAATGTTTCTGGATTAATAAAAGAGAGTGCTGGACACTTTCTTGTTATTATTCACTCTGGTGTTTTAAAGGATAATAATTATGTTGCTGTCGGTAACAGCAATGCCAGTAGTACTAATGATAATGCATTCTTCCAGAAAAATACTGTAGGCTTATCTAAGAGACTAACTAGAGCAGATGGAACTCAGTCAATTACATTTTATGTTATGGATGATGGTGGTCAGTTCTGCAATGCCAAGGTAAATGACTTAGTTATCTATGGTACAGAGCCGCTTGGTTCCGGCAATCCGCCAGTTACAGTAACAGTACTATAATGATAAATATATACGATAGAATAAAAGAAATATCCTACACTATAGGTACTAACAACATCGCTCTTGGCGGTGCTGTTAAGGGTTTTTCTACATTCTCATCTGTATATTCTAACAATGATGAATTATTTTATGCTATAACTGACGGTACTAATTATGAAATAGGCTCTGGGCTTTACATATCTTCTAGCAATCAAATTAAAAGATTTCCTGTCAAAAGTACAAATAGTAATAACTTAGTAAATTTTCCAGAAGGATTAAAAGAAATTTATGTAAATTATCCAGCTACCAATGCTGTATTTAATACATCCGGTTTGTCTGCGGTTCCTCAAAATAGCGGATTACCATTTTGGACTTCTTCTAATTCTCTATCTTACAGCAATAAGTTTGTAGTAGATTCTGGCAATGGGCGTATCGGTATAAATAAAAATAATCCTACAGCATCAATTGATATTGGTGGTTCAAGTTCCGCTTCAAACATAAAAGCATCTGGCTTTATTGTTGGTAATTCTGGCATATACTTTCCATCTGGTAATAATGGATTGTCATCTTATTCTGGTGGTTTACAACTTACTCATTTTGAAATGAACCAAACAGATACTTACTCTGCCTCTGTAATACAGTTGAGTGGTATTGTTAATCAAAATATATTGTTAAAAAAACAAAATGCTGGCACTTTTTTTGCTGGCCCTCCTAGCGGTTGTTCTCCACCCTGTGATCCAGCCTATCCAAATTTTAGACCACTAACAGTAGAAGATATACCAGATTTATCTAGTCTGTATGGTGATTATAATACAATAAATTTTACTCTATTATCTCAGTTTAGAATATCAACATCCACAACTGACCCACTCGCTGAAGGAGTTTCTACAACTATATATTTACATCCATATCTTGGCAATATAATCTCTCTTTTCAATGGATCTACTTGGGAAGAAAAACAATTCTCTAGTACATTGGCGTTGAATGCGACCTCTGTTAATGCTAACACAAACTATGATATTTTTGCTTATCTAAATGGAAGCACACTTTCATTTGAAAGCATTGCGTGGAGTAACAATACATCTAGAGGTACTGAAATATCATTACAAGATGGGGTTTATTGTAAAATCAATGATAAAACTAGAAGATATCTAGGAAGTGTACGAAAGATTAGTTCCAACTTTTATAATGATTATAGTCGTAGATTAGTATTTAATGCTTATAATAGAGTTAAAAGATTAAGTATGACAGTAACACATGGTCATAACTGGTCACTCACCCCTTCATACGACTATACCATTGTTAACACCGGCCTAGTGCCTACTATAAGATTTTTACATGGATTGCCAGAAATGATCGATGCTAATATTAATTTACTTGTTGAATTGCCGGGAGCTAGATCATCATATCAATTAATTTTATTAGACCAGCCTTATTCTGAATATACTATAGGAAACAACAATATTTTTGATGGTGCAGAAATATTTTATGATTCTAATTCTAAAATTAATGCCATTGGTCAAGGCTTTTATATAGACGGTGACTATACTGATTTTATTAAGACTGTAGCTCATGCTGGCATGACAACGGAATTAACTGGCTATTTAGAATTATTAGCGGTAGAGCGAGTTACAATCGGAGTTTCTCCAACAATAGGCACTAATGCGTATGTCGGAGCAGTTGGATACAATGCCACTTCATATCAATAGGTTATAAACATGTTATATAAATTAGTTCAAGAGATAAATAACGTGCTTCCAATAGCTGGGGTATCAGAATCAAATGGTTCTACCTCCGTCATGTATGTTGATCAGCCAACAGAATTGCAACTGGAAGCAATAAATGAAATACTAAACAATTGGCCTTTAAAAAAACTTAAATCAGAAAAACTTAAACAATTAGATATAGTTTGGGCCGAAACTGTCAAAGCTGGCTGGACAACCCAAGCTGGATATAAACTTGGAATAGATATTCAAGATATTACATTATTAACCGGTGCATTCACATTAGCTAAAGAAGCCAACAATATTGGGCTTACTGATCCATCATATATAGTTGATACCGAAGGTAATTCTCATGGATTATCATTACCAGAATTTACTCAATTAATGTTACAATATGGTCAAGCCAGAGCAACCTTAAGCAATTCATACGCTACACTAAAACAATCTATTAATGAGTCTACGACACCAGAAGAACTAAACGCTATCAATTTAACAATATAGGTGACTTATGCCAGTAAATGTGCCAGAGAGCGTTTTTGCCAAATATTATGACGTAATAGATTCTACCTTCGATATTTTTGGCGTAATGTGCAAACTTGTGTCTACTAATAGAATAGAAGAAACTGTATATAATCCAAACAATAATATTCCAGAAAAAAATTCTATAAATGTTCATCGTCTGAATAATCCAGATTATGAGCGAGGCAATAAAATTATAAGAGAAGTAGAAGTACTTACAGAAATCAAATTAAAAGTTTATTGGAATCCAAAAGAGTGGATTAACGTTGCTGGTGATATACAAGTTCCAAATAATGTTATACAGACTATTGGTTTTATGAAAGACTTACCACAAATACTAAAAGCCAAAGCACTCATAGTTCACAAGGATATACAGGACTATAAAGAAATGAGATTTGAGAGAATGGGGGAGCATATACCAATGGGACTTAGGCAAAATAGGTATTTTTCTTGCCTTTGGAATAGAGTATGACGATAACATTGAAATTACTTGAGCCAGTTGATCAGATAGAAAATAATATACTATCTGCTTTGGCTACTCAATTTAATTCTTCAATGAAATCAAATGCTTCAAAAATTCTAAATAGTATTAAACTACTAATTCCATCTTGGATATCAAATCAACCCGAAATGCAATCCTTATTGTCTGGTAATACTCAGTCATTAGTAGGCCAGTTTGGTATAACAATCTCACCATCTACTATAGTTAATACTATAATAACATCTATTGTAAATTCATGCTCCGTATCAATAGTTCCATATAATAACAAACTCAAAAATGGCGGTATTGAAATAAATATTCAGCCCGATGATTTCTCTAATTTATTGAGTTTGCCACAAGGTCATTCCGTATATAGAGATGGAGATTTACATTGGCTAGATTGGTTACTCAACAAAGGTGATCAAGTTATAATAGTTGGATATGAATACAATCCCCAAACTGGTTTAGGCAGATCAAAACTTGGCAACATGAAATCTGGAGGATCATTCAGAGTTCCACCTGAGTTTTCTGGAACTTCAGATAATAATTTTGTTACTCGCTCTTTAGTTGGCTCATCTCAAGAAAAAGAAATAGCTAACATTCTTCAAAAAATATTAGGTACATAATGAACTATTTAAACCTAAAAGGATTTGATAGCGTATTTGATACTACGCTAAATAATGAATTACAAGACAACATAGTTGAATTCTTGGAGTGGTCGCTTTTAGAAAAAGGCAACTACATGAATGTCTCTTTAGGAGAATTATCTCCAGAGGGTATAGACTATAGTAAATTAAGATTATCTTCCAACCCGTCTTTTCCAAGTGGCAAAGCTTGGGAGGGATTTAGGAAAAACTGGATTTGGCAAAGCGGAGTTTCATATTCACCACCGCCAATTATTGGTACTAATAATGCTAAACCGGGAATTTCTGGAGTATACGTAAATAATACTTTTTATCCATCCAGTACTAGTGGAACATATGCTCATAAGGTTGATTATTTCAATGGGCGTATTATATTTAATAATTCTATTCCTACAAATAGCATAGTAAAAGCGGAATATAGTTATAGATATATCAATGTGGTATATGCTAATAGTTTACCTTGGTTGGCAGAAATTCAGTATTCATCCCTAAACTTGGGCGAAGACTTCAATAATCTCAATAAGGGTAAATATGATCTACCAACAGAAGCTAGAATCCAATTACCATCCATAGCTATTGAAATTGTTCCAAGACGCACAATGAAGGGTTATCAATTAGGAGGCGGTCAATGGGTAGATACTGACGTTTTATTCCACTGTTTAGCTGAAGATGAATATACTCGTAATAAATTAGTAGATATTATCTCATTACAAAACGATAAAACCATATATATGTTTGATAGTAACTCTATTGCCAGAAGTGGAGCATTTCCCCTAGATTATAACGGTTTTCCAGTGTCTGGAGCTTTACGATATCCAGATTTAATAGAAAACTACTATCGTGGAAACTTAAGATTGAAAAATTCTAACGTTCAGAACATGAAGTTAATAAATAGTAATTTTTACGCTGGCATTGTTAGGATGACCCTTGAAACAATCGAAACATCAGTATAATTTTAGTGTATAACTAACTAGAGCTTACCATCTTAAAATAGGAGAGAATTATGCCACTTTCAAATAATGCTAGAATTTTCTACGCTTGTCAGGCTGTAGCACTTGAGCCACTAAATTCTGTCACTGCTACTGGCGTGACAACACTTTCAACTGTAAATCCAACTAATTCGAATGCAAAACATAGTCAAGGTGTACAGATATTACACGGCGTTCAGAGCGTTGGCATCAACACAACATTCAATCTAGAACAAGTCTTTGAACTCGGTCAAATCCACATTTATGAAAATATTGAAGGCGTACCCGATATTGAAGTCACCTTAGAAAAGGTTCTTGATGGTTACCCCTTAATGTATCATGTGGCATCTACTGCTGTTCAAGCTGACAACTCGTTAACAACTCCAGCCGCTAAAGCAGCTCTTGTAGCAAGAACCAAACAGCGTTGCAATGCTATTTTAGGTATTTATTCTGATACAGTTTCTCATATTGGGGATGGTAATACAGCCACTAATGACACAGTAGAAGTTTTGATGAGTGGTATGTATATTAGTAGTATTGGATATACAATCCCTGTAGATGGCAATGCGACCGAATCTCTCACACTTGTTGGTAATCACAAGCAGTGGAATTTGACTCCAAGTAAGTTTAATCCAACTTTAGCTCGACAGTTAACTTCTGGCAATGCTCCTGCGGCTCCGTTTGAAGATGGGCCGGGTAATTTTAATAGTACAGCTTTTAGAGGCGGTGTACAAAGAAGAGAAAACGTTGCGTTAAATAAGTCTATTCTACCACAGTCAATCAACGGTGTTAGGCAGAATACTAGTCCCGGTAACGCTTGGTCAACTACACTAAATGTCACAGGCGTACCACTTGTGCATCTTCAGAATGTTAATATCAGTTGCTCTCTTAATAGAGAAAGTGTTCAAGAACTTGGAAGAAAAGCTCCATATACTCGTTATGCCAACTTCCCAGTAGAAGTTACTTGTGAAATTGAAGCAATAACAACTTCTGGAGACTTTGTTCAAGCTTTAGAAGAAGGTCTAAAGGCCAATCCGCCGGGAGATCCTAATGGTCAATTTAATGTTGGTCAAGCAAATTATGGCAACAATACTAAGAATGAAAGAATTAGAATTGTTTTACATGATGGAACCATAATAGACCTTGGTAGTAAAAATAGACTATCATCTATTAATTATACTGGCGGTGACGCTGGCGGTGGTAATGCTACTGTAACTTATAGTTATAGTACATATAACTCCCTAAGTGTTCTTCATCCAAATGATCCAGCAAATGTTGCAGCAACTGATTTTGGTGGATTTTTCTATAATGGTCAATAATCAATAGTATTTATTTTTAGGATTTTTAAGGAAACAAAATGAAACTCCCGCTTGTGAGAAAGCTGTATGAAGCATCATGAGCGGGAGTTTTTCGTTTCTATGATAAGGTCTGGCAAAGTATTCATAAGTCATAAGGATATAGATTTAGAAATATACCCACTAACACTTGATCAATCTTTCAAATCTTGCCAAGTATATCAGAAAGCCTACGATAAAGCATATTCTGAAGAAATAATGACAGAAGAGGATATGGATCAATGGATGATGGAAAATGAACTTTGGACACTGCACGATGATAAGAAGGAGGAAGGACTCAAAAAAGACATTGAAAGACTAAAAGTAGAAATCTACAACGCTAGAGATAATGCTATGCTAGCTAGTAATTTAAGAAAATATATACGGGCGGGCGAAGCTCAAATAACATCTCACCTAAATAAAAAGTATATATATCATCAAAATACTTGCGAAGGCATTGCTTCTTCTGAAAGGTTAGCTTGGATAATAAAAAATACGACATACTTCAATGGTAAGCTCTATAATTTTGAAGAATTGTCGTTGCAATACGTTGTAGATGAATGGCAGTCGCACTTTATTTCAGAAAGTAAATCTAGAGAATTAGCTAGAAATGACCCTTGGAAATCGTTATGGGTCACTAGAGAAAGTTCTGGCTTTACACTTTTTGCAAATCCGCCAAATACCGAATTAACTTATAACCAAAAGAATATTTTAATTTGGTCACAAATGTATGATAATATTCAAGAGTCTATGGAATGTCCAAACAAAGAAGTTATAGAAGATGACGATATGCTAGACGGTTGGTTTATTATTCAGCATAAGAAGAGAGAGAAGGACAGGGTAGAAAAAGAATTCGAAAATAGCACTAAAAACGAAAAAATTAAGAATGCACCAGAGGTATTTGTTGTTGCCAGCAAAGAAAAAGCAGAAAAAATTAATGATATGAATGACATGAATGCTAAGATGATAAAGCACCAAAGAAAACTCGCCCTTGATCGTTATGGATCTTTAGACGAGCAAAATCTACCGGATCAAAGAAGAAACATACAGGCCATGGCTAATAATCAAAACAGAGGAAAATAGGAGGATAAATATGGAACCAGACTATAAAAAGGTTAGAGAATCAAAATACAAAGCCGACTCAAAAGATAGGTTGTCCAAAATTCTTAAAAAGAAAATACAGACTACTATGATTGGTGCTTTGAGTACTTTAGAAGAAAATTTTAGTTTTTTGTGGACTAATGAATCTGGAGAACCCTTATCAAAAGATCAAGAAGTCATGAAGAGCTTATACAATAAAGTAAGGTCAGAAATACTTGACCGAGGAAATAATCAAGCAAGAAATATTGACGCAGAATTGGCTCAATATGAAGTTGAGTGGACAAGATATCAAATGAAAATACCCGTAATCAATCCTAATAACTAATAACTGGAGGAAACCATGTCGCAGGATAAGGAAAAGATCGTTGATGTTAAAACTACAAGAGATGGTAAAGAAGAAACAACTAAAATAGTTGTAAAACGCCCAAGTAGTTCAGTAATTTCTCAGGCGCAAAGAGTCGGAGCCAAAGCTTGGACTGATTGCGTTCGTGATGGGATTATGACTAAAAAGGAACTAGAAAAGTTTATGAAAGAACAAGGTATTTGGGACGAAGGCAAAGACGAAGAACAAAAGAAGGTAATTCAAGAGATTGCAAATCTTGAAAGAAGTCTATATGTGAGTGGAAATGCAGGGAAAAAGCTTAAGGCTTCTGAAGGCAAAAACATTGCTATTCAGATGAGAATTAAGAGAAATGAGCTTAGAGACTTAATTGCTGAGAAAATGAGCCTTGAGCAAAATACCGCAGAATCCATTTCTGATAACGTAAGATTTGACTACCTTGTTGCTAGTTGCACTTATTATGAAAATGGTCAGAAAGTGTATAATGATCTAGATGACTATAAGGAAAGATCTGATGATCAGATCGCTTTTAGCGCAGCTTCTAGTCTAGCATCCATGATGTATTCTGTAGATAAGGATTTTGAGGCCAAACTGCCAGAAAACAAATTCCTTAAAATGTTCCATTTTGTGGATGATAATCTAAGCTTGGTAAATGATAAGGGCGAAACAGTAGATACAGACGGTAAGAGAATAGATAAGCAAGGATATTGGCTTAATGATGAAGGCAAGAGAGTAGATAAAGATGGCAATGTTCTTGATGAAAATGGCAATTATGTCCCTACCGTAACATATGTAGACGACGAGGATAAAGAAGTAAAAGTAGAAGAAACAGAAAAACCCGCTAAGAAAAAGAAGTCAACAGCAACGGATAGTGAATGAGATAGAGTTGTGTGGCATCAGTAAAGGAGAATTATGTCCAAATTCGTACTGACCGCACAATTACAGCTACAAGCCCCGAATAATGTTAAGCAAGTTGTACAACAAATACAAACCCAGTTAAATGGCGTTAGTGTTAACATACAAGTCCAGAATGCTGGACAAGCTCAAAAACAAATTCAGCAAGTAGCTCAAGCAACTAATCAAGCAACAACAGCAGCAGAACGCATGGGTAAAGCATTTGCTCTATCTATTAGGCGTTTTGCTGCCTTTTCTATTGCCACGCGGGCGGTTGGCTTATTCACCAGTACTCTTGGTGATGCTGTTCAAGCATCCATTGACTTTGAGAGGCAATTGATTAAAGTCTCTCAGGTCACTGGAAAAAGCATAGGTCAGCTTCGTGGACTAACTAAGCAAATTACTGATTTGTCTACTGGATTTGGTGTTGCATCTTCTGATTTACTTAATGTTTCTACAATTTTAGCACAAGCCGGTTTAAGTGCTGAAGACACATCGGCAGCATTAAGAACGTTAGCAAAAGCTGCTCTTGCCCCTAACTTTGATAGCATAACAGAAACGGCAGAAGGTGCTATTGCTATCTTAGCACAATTTGGTCAAGGCGTTGGAGCATTAGAAAAGCAGCTTGGTTCTATTAACGCTGTAGCCGGTGCATTCGCCGTAGAAGCCAGTGACTTAATTGACGTTGTTCGTAGAACGGGTGGTGTATTCAAATCTTCTGGTGGTAATCTTAATGAACTTTTAGCACTATTTACTAGCGTAAGAGCCACAACCCGAGAGAGTGCTGAAAGTATTGGTACTGGCTTACGTACAATCTTCACACGTATCCAGCGACCAAAGACCATTGAATACTTAAAACAGTTTGGTGTTGAACTAACAGACTTAGATGGTAAGTTTGTTGGCCCATACGAAGCCATTAAAAGGCTAAGTGAGGCATTAGCTGGACTTGGCGATGGTGATGTTACATTTATTAGAATTGCTGAAGAGCTTGGTGGATTCCGACAAATTGGTAAAGTTCTTCCACTATTACAGCAATTCTCTACTGCTCAGTCTGCGCTTAATGTCGCAATGAAAGCGGGCGATTCTTTAACTCAAGATGCTGCATCGGCACAGGCGGCACTTGCTGTTAGAATTATGAAAGTCAAAGAAGAATTTTTGGCATTAATTCGTAGTATTACTGAAACTTCTACTTTTCAGATAATGGCAAATACTGCGCTATCATTAGCTTCAGCTTTAATCAAAATTGGAGATTCTATTAAACCACTACTACCAATGCTTGCTGCTTTAGCAACTTTTAGATTAGCTAAAGGATTGGGTGGTTTTTTTGGTGGCATGATGAGTGGTGCTGCTTCTGGACGAACTTATAATAAAGGTGGTAAAGTTCTTGGGTTTGCTAGAGGTGGTTTAGTTCCCGGTACTGGGAACGGAGATACTGTTCCTGCGATGTTAGCTCCCGGTGAATTTGTTATACGCAAAAGTAGCGTCAACAAGATGGGTGCTGGAAGACTAGCAGCGATGAATGAAAATCGATATGCGGCTGGTGGAATCACAAAAGCAAAACAAATGGGCATGTCTACGGCTGATGTTTTATCATCCTCTCGCGCTTCCATTAAATCTCCTAGATTTTCAAGAGAATCTTCTGTTGGTATAGCCACTACTTCTTATCTACCGCAACCTGCTTCTTCTAATATTTCTATCGATAGAGATTCTGATGTTATTAATCAAGTTATAGGAGGCGTTGGATATAGTTTATCTTCTAAATTTGGTCCAAAAAATTCTTTAGAGGCAATACAAAGTTTATTCAAGGGTAAGAAAAATTTTGCATTTGGAGCTACCATAGAGGGTGTTGGCAGAGATGAAGAATCTCAATTTGCTAATATAATTAATCAATCTATTTCAACAGCTATTGACACATCTGCAAATAGATTCGCTACAGAGGTAATGAAAACATCACCACCCGGATCGGTGAAAAAATTATCATCTTTTTATAATACTTTAGACCAAGGTTTTCGTGGTCAATTATTTGAAAATACTATTTCAGCATTAGCTGGCAAACCCCTATCTGGACAAGATTCAAGAAGACCATTTGACTTCACAAGAGGTATTGGCAAGTTTAGAAGTATCTATGGTAATCTTGGCATGGATTATATAGATGCTAAAATTACAAAATCATCAGCTGGTTTAGGAACAACAGGTTTATTGACTAGTCCCGGTGAGGACGCTTTAAAATCTAAAGTCTCTGGTCAACTTGCCCTAGAAAGTTTGCCATTCATTCAATCTATTATTGGATCTGCTAAAAAAAGATATTTTGGTGGACTTATCCAAAAGTTTGCAGAAGGTGGTGAAGTATTAGAAAGAGGAACACAAAAATATTTAATCTCCGACGTTGTTAAGGGGATGAGAGAATTACAGGGCAATTCAGCATTAAGCGAGAAAGACGCTATTGCTTTATTTAACTCCAAAGATGCCCGTGGAGATTTTATTTATACTAACTTTGGTGGACCGGGAAGTGTAAAACTACCAAAGTGGATGGGAACTTATAGGCCACAATCGGCAGCTTATGGGGCATTTCAGAAAGCCCAAGCCGATAAACAAAATAGAATATCTGATGCAATGAGAAGGCAGGGCAAATCTATGCGAGATTATGAAACTCGCCGTGAATTTGCTACCGGCGGTGGAGTTGGTACTGATACCGTTCCCGCCCTATTAACTCCCGGTGAGTTTGTTGTTAATCGTAAGTCTGCACAGCGTATTGGTTATGGTTCGTTAAATAGGATGAACAAGGTTGGAAAATATGCGAATGGTGGAGTTGTTCAACACTTTGCGGCTGGATCTTCTGGTTCTGGAGTTAAAGCCCCCGGCGACTTAGCCGCTAGTGGAGCAAGAGTTACAGATGCAATAATGGGCAAATTAAGTCCTAAAGATGCAGCTTTAGTCAAAGATTCGATGAAAAAGAATTCTGACACATTTGATAAACTTACTAAAGAGATGCAGGACTTACTCTTTATGGAAGAAGAAGTAACAGCTGCATATAAAGCATTAGCTAGAGCTTTAAAATCTGGAGTATCAGCAGAAGAAGCTCATCGTCAAGCATTAGCTGCCGCTGATGCGCAATTAAATGCTGGCAAAGGTGGAACAGGAATACCAGCTAGTAGTAGCGGCGTTTTAAGAGAAGCATCAATGACGGCAGAAGCAGAGGATGCAAAGGCAAGAACAAAGGTTGGACAATATAAAAGCGAAACAGGACCGTTAGGTAGAACTTTTGCTACTGAACAGGAAAAAAATGTAGCACTTCTTGAAAATAAAGCTAAAAAAGGACAAGTAACGGCAGAAGACCTTGGCAAAGGTCTAGGTGATGGTTTAAGTCAATCTCAAGCAAAAGCAATTGCCGCAACAAATGCCCAAGCAATAGCATCTCAAAAAGCTGCTCAGTCTAATATGACAGAAGCTGCCGCTTCAGATAAAGCAGCAAAAGCTGATGCAGCAGAAGCTGTAAGTAGTTCTAAAGCTTCTGGTATGGATTTTGGCAATGTAGCAATGGGACTTTCTATGGTTAGTGGAACAATTCAGTCTATGCTGCCACCATTAGATGAAAATGCTAGCTTACTTACACAAATGTCTCATGGTGTTCTTGGAGTTATAACAACTATAACTGGTTTAGCTTTTGCTGCATCTGCATTTGGTATTACTTTGAATGCTTCTACAGTTGCTTCTATGGCATCCACAGCGGCTAGTTTTTTGATGGGTACTGCCGGTGCCGCTGCTAGCACAGCAACATTAACATTAGCTGGTTCTGCTACATTAGCTGCTGCTGGAACTACTGGATTTGCTGCGGCAGCATTTACGGCTGCGGCAGGATTATTGACGGCGATGGCACCATTTATAGCTGCCGCCGTTGCTGTTGCTGGACCATTATTGTTAATAGTTGGCATTGCATACGCTGTAACTAAAGCGTTTAATTTTATGATTGGTGCTTTTTATGATAAGTCTAAAGAATTAAAGAAAGCGACAGAAGAAGGTAAAGTACAAGAAGCTTCTAAATTAGCTGGACAACAATATGATTTAGAAGCTGCTAATAGCACTAGAGCTTTATATGGTACAATGGGTGCTGGTATTGGTGCATTTTTTGGTGGTCCATTTGGAGCATTAATTGGTGCAGCTATAGGAAATCTTGGAGGAACGTTACTGGCTTATATTGCACCCGATTTTACAGAAGGTATCAATGTTTTATTTGGTGGAAATACTAGAGCTAGTGCTGTTGCATTAGCCGCAGCCCAAGCTGGAGCAGTTAAGACTCAAAAATCCTTAGATGAAGCTCAAAAAATAGCTGCTAAAGCTATGGATGATTTTAAAAATGGAACCATATCTGCTTCTGATGCTCTAGCAAAGATTAGAGCTAAAAGTGGTGAAGCGGCATCTCAAGTGGGAAGAGCAGCTTCACTTGCAAAAGAAAATAGTAAAAATAGATCTACTGGGGCATTGAGCTATGGTCGAGAAACTATGGCCTATTTAAGTTTAGGTTATGTTGACTCGGCAAAAGAAAGAAATGATAAGTTAAGCACTCAAAATGTAGAACAAATTAATAATGCATCCAAACAACAACAAGAAGCTTTTAATGTTGAAAGTCCTGCTAGGCAAGCTGCTATTAGATCTGGCTTAGCGAGGGGTGGCAATGCAAAAGATATCAGAACACAAGCGATGGGTAGTCTTCGAAGTCAGCGAGAAGAAGCTTTAAAAACCGCTCAATCTGCTGCAAAATCTGGAGATGATACAACTTATGATGCTGCTATAGCTCAAGCCAAGCAAATAGCTGATCAAATGGAGCAAGTAGATAAAGAAATAGAGAATATTGAGAAAGAGGTTAAGCGTCAAAAAGAATTGTATAATGCTATGAATCTTGGTTTGCGTTCTGCGGTTGCGACTGCTACCGCATTATCAGCTAACATGAATAATTTTTCTGCCGGTCTAGAGGTTGGTGGATCAGCATTCGTAAATGATGTTGAATTTTTACAGCAAGCTATGAGTAGTTCTGCTCAAGCTATGGACCCCGCAGAAATTCAGAATGCTGTTAAGGGTGTATCAGATAATCTTAGACAGTTTGGATCTTCTGAGCAGTATATTAAGAAATTTGAAGGTAATGTTGCCGCATTTACTCAAGCTCAAGCCGGTTATAACACAGCTTTCAATAATATTAAGAAGTCAATGTCTGATGCCGATTTTAAGAATTTAAGTCCAGACGATCTAAAAAAGAAATTTGCAGAAGAATTAACTAAGGGTATGGGTCCAGATGTTTCCGAAGATGCCAAAAAGAATCTAAAATCAGTTATTGAAGGAATGGAATTAGATACCGGAGAAGTAGATAAAATACTTGCTGGAGATTTAAGCGTATTTGGAGATAAACTATCTGAATCTCAAAAGAAAATGCTTGAAGATGTTCAGAAAATTGCTGCCGAAAGAGCAAAAGCTGAACAAGTATTAATTGACTTTACTAAGAAGAGAATTGATGCTGAAAGAAATCTAGTTCAAGCACAGCAAGAAGCTCTTGACTTGACTATGGAGGGTCGTGAAATTCAAGGTAAATATGGTGGCAAAGCCGTTACCGGACAAGAAAGAAGAAACAACTTATTAGCCAAGTCTAATGCCGAAAGCGGTAGGCTAGGTCTAACAAATATGAGAACTGGCAGCATAGGAGAGTTAAGACAAAGAAATACTGAAATTAAGAATAGTTTTGCCGCTATAGAAGCCAAAAGAAGTCAAAAGGGTGGAATGTCAGGAAAATCTGGCGTAGAAGCTGATGAAACTCAAAAAGACTTACAGAAAGCCTATAAGACACAAATTGATACAATAAGAGGATTAATCAAACTAGAAGAAGAGCAGCTTAAAATTACTCAAGAGAAAAACAAGCTTGAAAAAGATTCTATGGAGTCTTTAATCAAGGGAGATGTTGAAGATTTCTTTAAGAAACAATCTGCTGTTGGTGCTACTGCCGCTATAGCAAGCGGAGATAGTAGATTACAAAACTTTTATGGTGCTGATGCTCTTGGGATGGCATATCAAGATATTCAACGTCAACAAGATGCTGGCGTCCAAGAATTATATGGTCAACAACTCGCTGGCCCCGGCGGTTTAACAGAAGCTGCCGCTGGTTCTGCTCTATCAGCAAGAGGTGTAACTGATATGAGAGCAGCACAAGTAATGGCTGGAACAACAGCCGAAGAAGAAGCTAGTAAATCAAGGCTTCGTGAGCTAGGCGGAATGTTAGGAGAAACTGGACAAGTTGGAACAGAAATAGCAGAAATGCAAGTAAAAACATCCGTTGTTAATTTAACAGCAGCACAAGTTACATTTGACAAAACTATGGAAAGGGGCAATGAAAAAGCTAAAGAAGCTCAAGCAATAGAAAATCAACGAGCAATGTCTAGGGGTGGCGTTGTATATGCAAGTCGTGGTATATTTGTACCCAGAGGGACTGACACTGTTCCAGCCATGTTAACACCGGGTGAATTTGTAGTTAATAGAGGCGCAGTCCAACGTGGTAATAATTTACAACTGCTACACGCAATGAATAACAATAACAGCGTAGGGGCTGTTAGCTCAGATGGTAGTGCCGTTGGTATGGCAAGAGGTGGTAGGGTTCAATACTTTTCTGAAGGTGGACAAGCTGGCGGTGGCGGATTCTTCTCTGGAATGTTTGATGGATTATCAAAGTTCGCTACCACGTTTGGTGCTGAAATATCTTCAGCCGTAGAAAAACTTAAAGGAATTAATATAAGTATTAAATTAGACTCTACAAATGTCAATGTTAACTTAAATGATGGAGGGTTATTAAAAGCCCTTACTGGCGAAGTTCAAACAAAGATATTTGAGTCTATAGAGTCACAGTTTAGAGTAGTAGAGGGTGGAAAACTAAAAAGAGATAGTAAGGTCTTAGGAAATAGATAATGACTTGTTCTTCATGCGTTATAAATACTAATACTGTATTGCTTTCAGATAGTAAATTATCTGCTAAGATTTCCTCTGTTAGCAATGGTGCGTCATCAAGAATTTCATCCACATCTGCATTAAGAGAAAATGTTAGTGTATACCGAAATTTTTCAGCGAGACTATCATCTGTATGTTCTATCGCTCCGAAAGAAAATGTAGATTTTTCTCTAAAAAAAGATCTATCTCAATCAGCTGTTGGAAATATATCATCTTACACTTCAGCACTTCTAGCTATTAATCAAAAACTATTTGGATCTGGAAGTCTTAAGACAAAGAAACCAGACAAGTTCGCTGGATATAAACCCAGCTTTAGGGCTTCTGAAAAACTATATCCAATTCAAGATATATCTTTCAAAAGCAAACCATCAAATCAAAATATAACTGTATATAAAATTGAGAATAATATTATAAGATCTACTGCGATTTACTCTAGTATAGATGACGGGGTTTTCACTCAAGACTATGTGGACAATGGAAAAGTTGGCTCTATTATATCAGATGATTCACAATCTTTTGGCTTTACTTATAGAGTTTTTGCTAGCGGGGATATAGAATATAAATTTGCTGTTACAACACCTCTTTCTGTCGCAAAGTTAAGTTATTTAGCAGTTAGGGCTTCAGCACCTTTCAGTAGCTATATCAACAAAAAGCCAGAACAGTATAGGCTATATGATATAAAGTTTGAAGACCCAAATGGAAAATTGATAATTCAATATGAAGACATTCTTATTCGCGGAGAGGGTGAGTCACAATTTACCACTTATATATCTAAACCTCTAATAAATAATTTGTTATTACCAACTTGGGACGCAAATTATCCATCAATGGATATTTCTGGACCATATACACTAAGAACTAGTTTTGCATATGATTGTAGTTCTTCTCCATTTAATGTCAATTTTGATTCTGGATATGAACAAACATGTATAATTAATTCAAATGTTTTAAATCCAAATCCATTTATTGGTTTAAATATCTCTGCCTTAGAAATTGGCAATAGTGGCGGGGTTGGTATACAGAAAGATAATTATCTAAACTTTTTCACCCAAGTAAGATCAAAGTCTGAGCGTACTAAAAAAATAGTATTGCCTAACCAATTATTACTTACTGACTTCAATAATAAGATATATCCAGAAGCCAGCAGCGTGTGGAGAACCCCAGATGGCATTTATACAAATACCACCGATTTACAATCTAATGCATTGCTTCAAAAAGTACAAAGCACTAATGTAGATTATGGAGATTATATTAATCTTATTTATTCTACCCCTAGTATCGATAGTGGAAGACTAGTTTTGAGATTTGGAACCAATCGGGATAGGATGAATACCTATACTGATGGAGCATTCAACTTTGGCGGGAATAAAAGTTTTAATGATGCTATACTTTCAGAATATCAATATGAAGATTATTTTGATGTAGACTACGTTGAACTTAAAGTAATAGCTAAGAAAAATGCAAATAGTCCCGATTACCCAATAGACGTTGTAGGCTATAGTGATGATAAATTATTGTATGGCACTTCCCCAATTGGTGGATTTTTACAGAATGGTGGTACACTAGGATTTAATGAAAACAATGTGCCAAATGTATCTGGATATAATACCTTTAACTTTGGTATGTCTAATAGCTCCCTATCTGATCAATCCGAATACTTTAGCAATGACATATCCCCACTTGGTGATCACTATATAATTAACAACTCGGTTGTTGTAAACAGCACAAGCTTTAAAGAGTATATAGTACCACTAGAGATTTATTCTGATCCAAGAAAGCTAGGAAATACCAGATATTCTCTTAGTCCATATTTTGAAAATTTATATGTAGACATTTGCCCAATACCAAGCGGGGCTTCCATTGCGCATGTTAGTTTGATTTTGTACTATAAGCCCGCCAATGCTCTTTCAATGCATACTCTTGGTAGTCCATCTGATAAAAATGCTACTAGAAAAAATATAACACTATTACCATCTTTAAGTGGAACTATTAGTAATCCTAATCTTTCTGGTGGTTCTATAGTTGGATTTACTAATCCATCTAATTTAAACACAAATTATTCAAGAAGATGGAGGGGAAACACTGGAGAAATAATAATAGGTGGTGATTTTAAGAAGATGGAATTTGATTTCTCGTTTAATCATAAGCAAGCAAATAGTCCCTTCTTGAACACTTATATTGATTTTAATAACAAGGTTACCGATAGTAATATATACTCTGACGATGGTGCTTTGGTAGCTCAACTATCTAATGGCAATGTATCAAGCCATTTACTGTCTAATGTTGGCTGGAGATATTCTTCAGAGCAGCTATTTGGTAGCGTAAGTACTCCATATAAATCAATCAAATGGGCTAACAATATCGATGACACCTTTGATAAAGCCTTAAGATTATCTGGATCTTCAAGATATTTAAAAGTTTTTTCTACTCCATCCAACAATTCATTTTGTATCTTTTTAAGATTTACTCCAGATTATGCAACAAGTTTTCAAACAAAGAACTTACTAGAAGTAGTTTCTCCATCAAATTTAGCCTCCCCCAAGCTAGTACTATCATATAATAGTGGATCTGATTTGAGACTTGCTACTAATAGTGCTATTATAAATGCAACATCATTTTTTAATCAAAAGTTTCCATTGTCTTTATTAATTACATATAATGACGATGGAACAAATAGATTAAAGATGTATATTAATAATTCATCAGATGTATATATATCGACACAAGTAAATAACCTTTTTGCTGGCGATGAAATAATTACTGTAGGAAATTCTATGCCTAGTACCTTCCTTGATCTTCCTATTTTCTTGCATGAATTTGGAATTTCAAAAGATAGTTGCAATATAGTAGAGTCTAATCCAGATAGATCTAAAAATCAAATTTCTGTATCTGAATTTTTTGATTCATATAATGTTCCCGCCTCCTATATTGATGATGATATATCTCAGTGGAAATTAGGAGCTTTTAAGGTTTGTCAATTCTCACCAGATTTCGATTTTTTTACTAAAAGAATTGGTAAGGACTTTATAACATTCAACTTGAGTCATAACGGATCTGGATATTATCAAACAACAAATCTTACTTTACCAAACAATATAAATCTATCCGGGGTAGCTTATCACACTCAAATTGAAAATGACTTTTTGAGATTTGATCTATCAGATATACCACAAGTTGATCAAGATAGATTCTTTGCTATTTCTCCTAGAATATCTAAAAATTTGCCCAAGGGATATAATTTTTATGATCAAGCACTATGTGTTGATACTATCTTAGAGCATGATACATACAATAATATCATGTGGTCAAATGGAAAAGTTGGCCCCAAATTCATCGTCAGTTTATATGCTAAAACTCAAGACTCACTTGAAAGACCAAGTAAACAATTTGGACTAGTAAATAGATCAATACATCACTTAGAACCTTCTGGGTGTGTAAGGAAAATTACTAGTAAATTTACATTCGATGACATTTTAGATACGTCTGAACCTTGGGCTTCTTTTGATGTTGAGTCTTATTCAAAAGAATTTAAAGAAAAATATTTTCTTAATGATATAAATCAGATGTTTTTACAATATGATTTGGTTTATCCTTCTGGTGAACAATTCTCATCTAAAATTAAAATTCATAGTTCTAACATAAGATCAGATAATGCAATATATTTAAGCGCAACAAAAGATGACACAATGCCTTTATATGTAAGTGGATCACCATACCAGTTTGCATTTTTAAACCTTTTTGCCCCAGAAAATGGTACATCTATTAATGGTGGATATTTTAATTTGTATGCCAATTCAAACCCACCAGTACAAATACATGAGAGCGGACTAAAACTTTTTGTTGATAGTAGTGGATATTTTGTTAATCCAGAAATCTGCAACTTGTATACTATAGCAAATGGATCTCTTGATACATCCCAACAAACATTTTCTAGCATGTTTGGATCAAGTCCAATTAATGGCTTAAATTTATTTGTTAGTGGAAAATTCATTAGAGAAGATGTGATGCCGCTTCATGCAATAGGAAGCGGCTATTATGCAGACAATTCATTAAATTGTATGACATTTGGACCGGTGGGATCAGAATTTATAAATGAACAACTACCAATGAGGGTGCGTGGAATAAGTCAGTCTTTTAATGCCTACCCCTCTTCAGTAATGTCACTCCATACATTTAATGATCAACAGATTATTAATAATTCTAGTTCATCTTTTAATCTGTTTTTATCAGCTTTTAATGCTACAATATTTGATACTTCCGGCAATTTACCGCTAATTACTCTAAATTATCCAATATCGGACTCATTAGCATCTAAAAGTGCCACAATCACATGGGACAGTAATAATGTCGGTCAGGGTATAACATCTGTAGATAATGTCTATGCTTATGTTGATGCGGATGATAACATAAGAGGAGTCAATTTGGCCTGTTACGGAGACTGCAACACATGAATCGTTGTACAGAAGCTATAGTGGATATTCACGGCATTAGGTGGTATTATCCAGAAATTTGTGTAGACGGTGGCGTATTTAGAGCTAAAAATACATATACCAACTTGACATTTCCAAGCGGTTCATTTAAGCATACTCTCACTTCTGTCAATTATATAAGTACAGAAGATGGATTATCTGTTTCTACAGAAGATAACAATCCTATTCGTACTGAATTACTTGATGTAAGTTACAACCCCATGCCATATAGTGGTCATTTCTATGGGATTAGAAAATATACAGGACTAGCCCCAAATTTGCCATATACAATTAACATAACGGGCAAGTCTGGATCATCTAGCGCAATAAATATTCCAACAGAAATTATAGAGATGGAATATAACAAAAATGAAAATTATGGAATTACTAATGACTATGCCGGTTTTAGATTAGCTGATAATATTGAGAGTAGTGGACAGTTTGGTAAATCAATAGCTTCTAAAAGTGATTTACTAGCCATTGGGTGTCCCAAGTTATCTATAACATCGCAAAATATAACTTACAAAGACGCTGGTTCTGTTTTCTTATATAGAAGAAATCCTAGACCTTTTACTATTGATTGGCCAATAAACAATTATAAATCTGATTGGGTTTTAGAAACACAGCTTACTCTTCCGTCTGGATTCATTGGAGATTATTACAAAAAAGAAGAAGTGGGGATTGGTGGATTATCATCAGATTTTAAAGGTATCAGAACTTCATGGTTTGTTGGACAAAACGGAAGGCAATTCGGACATTCTTTAGATCTATCAGTAAATAATAGCAGAAAATCACTTGGCGAAAATAAGCAAGAAATTCTTGTTGTTGGCGGCGTTGGTGCTAAATGGGATAGAACCTTTGAGGAAATACCAATATCTGGAGTGTCCGTTGGATTATTTATTTTTACTGATGAATTTGAAAGTGTTATTCCAGCACCAGTGCCTGATAATCCATTAAGAAAAATAACATATCAAGATATACTATTACATATATATGGTAAAGATGAGGTATTTTATTATTTTTCTGACCCAAGGGTGAAATTTGATGTTAAAATAATGATTTGTGTGCCAACGCTAGGATTAGATGCAGACGATCCAGTATTCCCCGACAAACCAGATTTCATAACTTTAAAACGTATAAGTAAAAACTATGGTTATCCGGTATCAGAAGAATCTATTTCTGGTACTTTAGATGGTATAAGATCAGCTTTTTTAGAGGCTTTTCCATATTCGAACAATTTGAACAGTGGTATTCCTCCGATGATAGGAATGTGTATTGATGGCAGTCTTTCCATGGGCGGTAGAGAAGCTTTAGAGCCAGCGATTGATAGATTTATTGATTTTTACAAAAGTTATAGTTTTGCCAGTGGCCTTAAGGATTTTTATAATGTTCCATCATCTGGCTTTGTTTATGAAATAATATCCGAAAACTCTGATAGCAACTGGATTAATATGTCTAAGTCTATCTTAAATGAGGTATTAGATACTGGCAATTTATTCAAAAATGATCAAGTAAGATTTTTTTCCAACAGTGTTGGAACATTCAATGGAAATGATAAAGATTTCAACATTCCTCCAGATAGTGGCGGTAAAGTATTCATCTTTGAAAAAGAGAGTGGATGCTGGAATTTAATACAAGCCATAAATTCACCAAATGTAACCCGTGAATATAATGATAGATTTGGTCATGATGTTGCAATTAGTGATAATGGCGAAGTTATTGTTATAGGATCACCTTATATCAATCAAGCTGTTATGGCCTATGAAAGAAATTATGCGGCTAGAGATATGTTCTATTATGGGCTTCCAGCGTGGATACAATCCAATCGTTCAGAAAAATATGCAATACCATTAGAAAAATATTACAAATCACCTTCCAGATTAGATGATATAAAAGCTCTTTATTTATCTATAGATCAAGATGATAAATTTCAATCTAGACTAGATATGGGGATAGAAGAATATCAAAATATATATACATATGAACATAGCTCAATGCAACCGGTAGGATCATGGTCATTCATAGCCGCTGAACATGCTCCAACACCCAGACTTGGTTATAGTGTGGCTACTAATGAGGATGGTAGTGTTATTGTAGCTGGTGCGCCAACCGATAGTTTAAATTTTTACAACGATGCAGATGTATATTATGCATATAACTCTAGCTTCAAAGGTAAATATTATGGAACTGGATATGTTGATCCAAGTGGACTTATAACTGGTCCAGTAAACTCATCGTGGTCTTCTAGTTTATATGCTGGATCTGCTCATGTATTTGAATCTAGAAAATATTATCCACATAATCGCGCTATTGAGTACGGTAGATTTGGAAACCTACATGAAAATATTAGCAATAACACAGCCGACTCTGGACATTTTCATTATATATCACAAATTTTTTCTGATAAAAACTTTACTAAGACTGATTTTGATAACTCTGAAATTCCGAATGATGCGGGTTTAGTTTTTATTATTACCCCAGCAGTAAATGCGTTGAGTGATGAAGTTGTAAATAATATCAAGAATTGGTTAGCACTTGGTGATAGAAATTTAGTTCTTGTGGCAAATGATCCTATATGGGAAGCAAGTGGGATTTACGGTAAGTCTAATGAAATTTTAAATAATTTGTTGGACAGGCTTCAGTCTAGGATGAGGATAGTTCCAGCAAGAAATCACTATGAATCGCTGCCAAGTGGATATACATCATTCAACAATATTGTTCCATCAGTTATTCCACAGGGATCTACATATACTTATGTTAATAGATCACCAGCAAGGGCGAGCGGCGTTGCAGATATAAAAGTATTTTTTAGTTATGATGAGCAAATGTCTTGCAAACCAGTTCCGGGTTGTAGTTTAGAATTGGAGTCGCAGCAAATTCAAACACGATGCGAAATGCCACTAAGAAATTATGGAGATTTAAGAGCATCTTGGAATGAGTTGTGCTGTAAATCAACACCAAATGGTACATTGGTTCCAGTTATATATTCTCATAATTGGCCTCTTATTTTTGGTTCTTATACGCCAGACTGTGATGACGTAGCTTTTGAATCTAAACCAACAAAAAATCAAGAGCCAATTCCAATACTAGTCGCCGCAGAAAAAGTAAGACAAGAAATTATATATCCAGCAGTACCGGCATCTTCGGGATATGAAATTATATATGAAGATATTTCTTCTAACTCTATCATACATGAATTTGGTAGTCCAGATGATGGTGCTGAAACTAGTTTTTCTTATGGTCTAAATAGTCAAGAAGGGATTGACTATAATTCTATAGAGTACAATATAACTAATAGGCAAAATACTGAATTATTCTATAAACCATTAGATGATCTTGGTGGATTATTGCAAGCTAAAGGTATTGCAAAGATAGATGTAGTTCCATATTTATACAAAGAGCAAATCTCAGATAGGGGCTATTTTGCTGTAGAATATTCTTACAAGAAACAAACATCTTCTAAGATAGATATTATAGCAAATTTTGAAATTGAATCTAAGTTTGCAGAGGGTGCTGGAGATGCCAATATTTTGTTTTATCAAAATTTAGCATCATCTTCTGAGACTAGGTTCAAAGAATCTAAGATAGCTCAATTGAATTGGAATGGTAGGCAATTTTTCTCTGATGCATACCCATATTCTCAGGCAAAAGGTGCTTTACAAATTGGAAATAATCTTGAACAAAATGTATCTGTATTAAATAGCACATACAATGTAGCTTTTCTTCCGGGCATCAATGGGCAACCATCAAGTGACAATATGCAAAATTTAACTGAATGGTTATCATTTGGGAATAAACGCTTGATTATAACGTGTGAAAATACTCTGTCTAGCATAAAAGAAGCCCAAAAGCTATGTGAAACTTTAGAAATAAATTTAGAGTTACTTACCAATTATTACAACGATAATATTTCTGTCGGTTTTGGATCTTTAACCATAAATCAAAATCACAGAATTGGTGGTAATAATTTTACAAATGTAAGAACGATTTTTAGAAATATCGAAGATCCAAACCCCAAATTAATTACGAGTTTATCATCATTTAATTGTGGCGGTCTTTCGTTTTATGCATTTAAGCTTAATGAAAATGCTATCCCTTTAGCATATCTTGACAGTCCAATTTATGATTACATTCCTAAAGAATATAACAATAATAATTGGGATGTTAATGCCGGTATAGTAAAATTAAATGTTCCAGTTTTACCGGGATCGGGATATAGATTATTTATCAACTCTGAAGCTCTAGATACTTCAGAAACAGTAAATTTAACAATAGATGTAGAAAATGCTTCTTTGTTCCCAAAGATGCCGTATCCAGATTTATCATCCGCATTTATACCAGAGCTAGATAGTAATAGAGAAACATTCGACTCCAAAAATATTACTACCTCATTTTATAGTTTGAAATGTAACTCTCCAATTTTTAAAGATATTCAAGTTGGTGATACTAATAATATTAACATTTATATTTCATGTGTGTCACCTAGACTGAAAAGTGATTATGTTCCAAAGAGCGTAAGATTATTAGGTATATCTGGCGTACCAATTCCAGTATATGAAAAAATTACTACATCCACTGTTCAAATACCAGTTGGAGGATTTCTTTATAGAATATCTGACCCAATAGATGAAAGTAGAGAGATAATAGATGTTGTTAGAACAATAAGTACAGATAATACAAAATACTGTAAATCTGGATGTGAGTTTTTAGGTAATCAATTAATAGAAGATGGTCCAGTAGTAGCGGCCCAAGAGCTAGAAATATTTTCATCTTTTGAAGCCGGATTTGCAAGATCAAGAGTCACTGTAATAACAGATTCTAGTATTGTGCAGGGTAGATATTTAATTGATGAAAATGAAACAATAGTAAAGAGTACTTACGATTTTATTAGAAGTTTGTATCCAGAGACTTATTTTTTCTCAGAAAGATCTGGAAGACAAGTTGATGTCTATAATAAACTTATATCTCCAGAACGCGGAAGCCCAACTAAATATCATTCCCGAGCAACAAATCTTGGATTAAATAAGAATTTTGGTAATTTTATTAATGCTCCTTCTGCGCCTATAAATGGTAATGAATCAAAATATATTCCTAAATATGTTACTAGACCCAAACTTCCTTGGGAAGATGAAATAGATCCTAAGAAAGTAGAAGAAATTAAAAATCAATTTATAAGTGGATTTTTACCACAACAATTTCAACACTCTGCTGTATCAAGAATAAGTGGTATTATAGATGGGGTTTCTTACTCTGATGCTACTGTAATAGGTGGAGTTCCTCAAATCTTGAAAGACAAAGGTTATGATTATCTTGATCTTGATAAATTTCCATCTGGATACCCCGGAGATTTATTTGGATATTCCATTGCCGTAAAAGGAAAAAAGATTTTAGTTGGCTCCCCATTTTCTGCATTTAATTCAGAAACAATAACACCGTGGAGTAATAATGTTTCATTACGTTTAGGATCAGATGGTGGTGCTGGTGCTGTTTATATGTTTGAAAAGTCTTCTGATAGTAAATGGGTTAATTCTAATAAATTTAGACCACAATCACTCATGGGACAGTTAAGTGGAGTAGGAATTTATTCTGACCAGTTTGGCCATTCGGTAGATATACAGAATGATGTTATAGTGGTTGGCTCACCTAATCACAGTTATGGAAATTACTATGATTTTATTTATAACAATGGATCATTTTCTAGAAAGAACTTTAATCCACAATTTGATATTCCAGACTTGAAAGTTTATGATCTTGGATATTCTGGAGTTAGAAATAGCTTGAATGTAAATAATGCTTATAATAAAAACGCTGGAGCAGTTTACGTTTATGAGAATAAGATTACAGATTGGGAAAATAAAAAACAATCTTGGACTCTTGTAGAAAAACTTGTATCTAATCCATCTAATCCAAACGTAGCAAAATACTTTAATGGAAGTGGAGAGAGATTTGGAAATAATGTATATATTACTAGGCCATACAGAACTGATGCTGATTATTGTATATTTGCTGGATGTGGATTTGCATCTGGAGTTTCCAAAATTAATGTAGGGGCATCGTATGCAAAAGATATCATGCTTAGATCACAAAAGCCTTCTATACCAAGTAGTTCTGCTTGGATATCTGCCAAAGTGTTTGGTAATAGGGATGCTAATGGAGATCCAACAGTCACATTAGATTTTAATAATATTGGAGATAGTAAAAAATATTATGCAAGTGGCATTGTTATTGCAAATGAAAATGGAACTTTATTTATAGAAGTTTCTGGTCAAGACCCGTCAACAAAAGGCTTCATATCTCATAGACCATATATTGAATCTGTTTATGGGTATTACCAATACGGCAAGCTTATGGAGGTTGCTACACCTCTGTATGTTAGCGGCGGATATATATCCCCAAGCTCTCAAATGCCATTAACTATAAATGTGGAAAATTCTGCATATGTGTATAATACTGTAGGATTGTATAGTGAGGTAAAATCTGGTGATATTTCTACATATCCATCTGGATTGCCTCTATTTATAGAACCCCCATCCGGGGTATCTCTTGAGTACTTGAATTTGTATTCTAGCGGGACAGGAAGTCAAAACGACAATCTTAACTTAAGTATAAGAGGTAAATAATGCTAGCTATTTATTATGATGAAGCTACAGCCTGCATTCTTAGGCCCACTCCGCTTATTTCTATAACTCAAAATGTTATTAGGAATAAGGCTGGTATGCTTGGTAGTTATTACGATATCACTTTAAATGGCACTATTCTCCCAGACGAAGGTTCCCCGTTTTATGTAACTGGCGGCGGTTCTGCAAACCACAACTCTCCAGCTACAGTACAGTCGGCGTTTTCTTCACTCTACTCAACGCCGCCAAAAGAAGCAGTACATTTTGATAATTATATGAGTTCTATTATTCATAAGCAGAATTTACTTAGAGAGTTGTTTAAGCGTGACGGTCAACTTGTTGAATTATTACCAGTTAGTGTAAGAACCGAATCAGACAGTGCAATGACGGATAATCCCGTTTTGAAGTTTCACCCCACAGTACAGTCTATTTCTTTTGAAGAAGGTATTTATGTTACCAATTGCAAATATACTATTAATTTACGTGCAGAAGTATTATTAGACAACTCTAACAATATAATATCAGACGGTATTACCAATTCTACAATATGGCCAACGGGTTCGGATAGAATTCCAATAAGAGCCAATGATAGAAATTTGAAAATTGTAAATGCGTTAAATGCCAGCGGTTTTGTTGAAGACTATAGCGAAAGTTGGTCTATAGAAGTAGAGGAAGGCAACGGAACAACTAATACCGCCGCCCCAATTACGACAGCTTTACCAACTAATCATATAGGATCACTCAGAACATATAGAGTGACTCGTAATATAACCGCAACTGGCCGCACAATGTATTATTCAGAAAATGGTTCAAAGGTAATTAAAAGAAGAGAGGCTTGGGAGCAAGCAAAGCAATACATATATAATACAGTTTTAAAAGATCAAGATAATATTTCAACAAACAACTCTACTGGATATGAACAATTTCCAGAATATACTTTAGGCCCATATTTTGGAAGTGGATATCTTAATATTGCTAAAGATATTTGGGGAGGATATAATCATTTAAGAACTGAATCTATAGATACCACGGCTGGAACTGTTACCATAAATGATACTTGGTTAATGTCAAGTGGCAATGCTTATGAAAACTATAATCTATCAGTATCAAAAAGTTATGATAACGCATTACATAAAGTTAGCATAGACGGAAAAATAAAGGGCTTGTCTAGCGTACATGCTGGATCAACACAATACGGCGGCTCTAATACAAGCACAGCAACTCAATATGGAAACGCTCCACTAAACACCGCTCACGAAAATGCAAGATACAAATGGAATCAAGTGAGTAATACTGGAGTTTATGGGCCAAACTGTTATTTATTTAGACGCGCACAAGCCTTAATGCACTTGCCGCTGAATTATATACCTTTATCAATATCATTATCTTCTAATGAATTCACGGGTGAAATAGATTACAATGTTGAATATGACACAAGACTTCAAAATGTAGTAAGTGGCACTTTATCAGAAAGTATAACTTGCAGCGACACATATCCGGGTGATGTTTTTGCTGTTATACCAGTTATTGGAAGACAACACGGGCCAGTATTACAATATGTCGGCGGAAGAACAGAGTATCAAAGAAATTTAAGTATAGAATTGGTGATGGACAAATATTATACTTCTGGAAATGGCTCTTTAGTTAATAGGATAAGACAACAATCCGTTTTATCAAAACCAAGTTTAAACGAACCTTTTAAGGGTCAAATTAATTCTATCATTCATGCGTATAGTCCAGTACAAGAAGCTAATATAAGAAAATATTTCGTTAGCCCGCCATCAGAAACTTGGGATCCAAGCACCGGAAGATATTCATTACAAATCAATTGGACTTATGAGGTAGGTAGGTAATAAAATGCCAACAAGATCTGAAAATACTAATATAAATCCATCTGAACTTGTACCCGCAGGAGATAGAAAAATATCTCGGCAATTGATGGATAATATATCTGGTGTGACTCATGGATATACATATGATAGTGTATCAGTAACTAGACCTCCAAGCCCTCTAACTCCAAACGGATTAATTTTTGCTACTACTGGAGTATCAAATGGCTATGCTTCTACTGTTAGCGGTATAACTAATTTTACTGCTTACAATGACTATATACATTATGCTCCTGTTGGTGCTGGTGGTAGCCTTGGTGGAGCTTTAACTGGGGCGGGTATAACTAATGTTGTATCACCACCAGCTAGATTTAATGTATTTAACAATTTAGTCAAAGCAAATTTTAGATTTGAAATTTATACTAGGCAATATAGAACATGACTACTAGATCAGAATTAACATCGGGGATTTACGGGAATCCAAATCCAGTGCCAAGGGTACAGGCTGGAATTTTAAATCCTACTGACACTTCTAAAGTTTCTTCTATCATTCCATCTAGTGGATGGTACGGAGTTAATTGGCCCCGATATAGTGGTAGTGTTATACCACAAGGTATTTCAACTGGAGGTTGGGTTTTAGACCCTACGACTAAGGATACATATGATAGGGGATATCCTCAACAAACATTTCTTGGAGCTTCTATATGTAATTTTAGTATGAATGGTGGCTTTGGTGATAGTAGCTCAACATTGTCGTTAGATCTAGTTGCTGATGAATATAATAACTCTGATAATACCGCGCAGGGGGCGGGAGATGATGTTTATCATAGTGGACTTGGTGATAGATTTGTACCACCTATGGCTGGCAGTCCAGTATTTTTTAAATTTGGGCAAAACTTTGCTACGGTAGAAGAAGCTTATAGATATACCTTTGATACTATATACAGAACTAACACCATTCAACCAGCATCTATAACTCAGGGCGGAACTTTCAACAAAGATAACTTTACATCTTTGGGAGCAAATCAATATGTTAATTTGTCTAATAATGGTATCTATAATTTTACTCAGGCTGTTACTAATCAATATGTAAGAGGATCTGGCCACATAGTATTTGGTGGTATCCTGCAATCCTATATACAAAACCGTGGCCCCGGTGGGAGTCCAACATATTCTGTGCAAGTCACAGACCCAAGAGAGATACTATCAAATGTAACAGTAATTTTGAACAACTATGCCGGAAGTACATTCAATACAAAAAATATCTTTAATGTCTATGGATTTTTAGAACATAATGTTTCGACTACACTTTCTGGACAATTAATGGGATATTTTGGTGGATTTAATCTGTTAAAAAAGTTTGTAAATCCGACAAATGGATTTGTTAGTTATAGTGGCGAACAATATCCAAAAGATTTTGTTGATTGTTGGGTTGGTAATGCACCATTCCCAGCCTTTGGTGCTACCAAGTCAGCATTTCCTTTTACTGGCACTGGCATGTCTAGAAGAGGATCTCAGGGTATTCCATATTATCGCCTTGCTCAAGCGATGAATGCATTAATGTCTATTCAATATCCTTTACCGCAAGAATATATTAAAAAAGGATTTGGTGGTACTATAAATTTTCGTGGATATAATTATGTTGTTGATTTTAGTGGACTCCCTAATTTACCACCTTTATACTATTTAGATTTTGATCAAATAAATCTACTAGACTTAGCACTTGAGGTTTGTGAGGTCGCTAGCAGAGACTTGTTTGTTTCTTTGCTGCCAGTAATAAATCATCCTGCGTGTCAACATTTATATAATAGCCAACAAGGTGGTTCATTTACTGGTCTAAATGCTATACCCAGTGGTTTAATAGCTGGAATTATAAGACTAGATAGTATTGATAGATCCTCGCCCCCAAATTATGGTGCAATTAAACGATACATAGATAACTTATCTAATGCTGGAATATATGTAGAAAATCAAGATATTGGTTATGAGCTTTCTAACGTTACAACTGATAAGTTTGTTACTGGCGCACAAGAAGTTGATATGTATTGTTTTTCTACTAATTCTGATAGAGGAATAGTGAACGCTAGGAGTAGACGTAGCGGTGGTGAGGGTAACGATGCTGATTGGCAACAATGGACACTTGAAAAACAAGTTGAACAACAGATTTTACCCTATTATGGAACTTTAGGTCAAAGTGCTGTGACTATTCCCAAAGGTTGGGGTGCTTATCAACAAGTATTATTAGATGCTACAACATTAAATGCTAAAGGTGTTGGAGCATACTATGTAACAACAGAAATGGAGCTACGATGTGCTTCAGTATCGTATGAATGCTGGAAGAATTTTTTACAACAATATAATGATACATATTTAGAATCTATAGAAGACGATGATACATTTGAGGGAGCCGCCCTTAATCAGACCCCTAATTTTGGTGGAGTTCCAGCGCGCTCAATAGCTACAAATTATGCCGTTACAGTTCCACGTTCCGTATTTGATACTTACACTGCTTCTGGCTCACGGTTTGGTCAAGATAATTTGCCTGCTAGTCCATGCAATCCTCCATATGGATATCCACTATATTATAAAAGAATGACTAAGTTAGGAATACCAGAAGGAGGATTAACAAAATTACAATCCCGGTTAACTGGATTTATTACTGCCGCCGCGACTATTAGAGGTGCAGATGCAGATAGTTGGGAAGATATTAGAAATTCTGTATTAGCAGAATTAGAACAGATTAATTATGGTGAGTTGACTCAGCAAGAACAAACTTTTTATACTACCATTAAAAACGAGTTACAAAAAAATCCTCCAAATTTAGAAATGTTGAATGGCATAGATGAAGGATTGCATAAAATTGGCGCGGTTTTACCAAGATTAGCAAAGAAGGGGACAGAAAATGCATTAAAAGTATATGAGTTTTTGAAAAAAATAGCTGATGAAAATTTAGGTAAAAAATTCTTAATAAAAATTCCTAGCAAGGTTAACTTTTTTTATGATGAAAATATAACTTGGAATAGTAGTTCAAATGGCGGTGAATATTTGACCGGCCCATTTGGTTTCAAGCCTAGGCCGGTTACATCTGGAATATATGAAGAGTTCTCCGCAGATTTTAAAAATGGATATATTGCAAAAAGAGATAATTCAAAAAATTCTATTAATTCATTTTTGACCAGCGGCATCGATACAAAACAAGATGATTATGTAGGGGCTTTGAAAGTCAATTTTAATCCCATAGCTGATAAATATGAATTCAATTATTCTCCTAGTAATTTAGGTGGATACTTTCCATTTGATTTATATACTAATACTTTAAGCTATAAAGATATACAGAAATTACCACCGAGTGTTCAACCAAAGGCTGTTTTTCAACAATTGATTCCACAGGATGCTAGTAATTTCATAGATGAAAATGGTAGGCTTTCAGCATATGTAAGGTTTGATCACAGTCAACATTTGACACTCAATTCTATGAACGCAGAAGATTTTACTCAACAGCTTATTACTGCTAGAGGTATGATTCCAGATCTATGTGAATTTTTAGATAATGTTGGCGAAGATGTATGGACATCTTTTAACGACGCAGATGCTAGCCGCAGAGACAATAACCCATCAGCTTCAAAGCAGTGCTTGTTTGTAAAGTGCAATGTTGATGAAAAGTTTTATTTAGCACCAAAGTTAGGATTTCGCCCAATACAAATATTCGGAGGTAGCACAACACAAAAATCAAAAGTATCTCGTCCAAGAAAAATTTTCATACCATGCTCTGGCTGGAAGGCTGGATCTTCGCCACAAACTAGAACTCGCTCAGATTTAATTCCCGGTACTGGATGTTATATAGACAGTTACAATTTTATTGAATATAATTATTCTCCAACAATTGCCGGTGGAGATACTATTAATAGATTGGATTATGATAGGCCATATTCAACAGAATTAAATAGTCATATAGTAAATACTTCTCTAGAATCATTAGACACTAGATTTGTTTATGCTCTGATTACATTACCAAATAAAGTGTTACCTACAAAAGATTCAAGATATAGGGATGCTGTGGGTCAAGAGGGTGATACTAAAAGCGTCAAACATTATTTAACTATGGACGTTGTTAAAGGTTTGCCAGAATTCGGTGATATAGCATATGCCAACGAAGCAACGCAGGGTGCAAACAATATCACAGCATTCCCATCTGAAATTGCTAGCAGGGCGTGGTTAGCTGCTAAAAAAGCAAAGTATGCTATGCAATTTGGTTTTCCATATCAAATCCAAATGTCAGCACCGTCGCCAGTTTATCCAGATTTAGTTGTTTTGCCGCTAATGTCTCATGAAAGATGTTATGGTCCTTGGATTTCATCTCAAGTAGATCCACAGTCAAATGCATATGTAAATGTTGGTGGTAGAGTAGAGTTCATTAAAGATGAAAATTTAGCACCTTGGAATTACTCTGGATACGAATTGATGAATGGTGCAGGAATATTACAAGCTCAATTTGCTAATAGCTTATTATTATTTTCAGAACGTGGAGGATTTACTTTTCCCGGCATTCCAAATAGATCACTTTGTCAAGCACTGGAAAATGGTGGACCATTAGTTACAAATATATCTGTTGATGTATCTAGTGCTGGATTAAAAACAACTTATAAATTAGATCTTTACACATCTAGTTTTGGTAAATTACAAAAACAAAAACAAGATATGATTTCTAAAATTAGTAGAGAACGCCAAAAGCTTAGAGATGAGAGAAATGCATTAATTAGAAAAGGAATCGGAAAATCACAATCTAGCATTAATACTGTCGGAGCTGCAAATTTATTTGGTAATAATGGAACCCCAATGAGAACTCCCCAAATGAATAATTACATAGTAGCATCTGTAAATGAATATGAGAGTCAAGTATATGCTCCACTATTACAAAACTATAGCAATTTTGGTGATGGCCCTTCATCTCAAGGCGAGGGGGTTGTAGATCATGGATTTGCAGTTGGAAATACATCCGAAACAGACTTATTAGATTCAATGAATTATTTTGCTGGAGAAAAAGGGAATTTATTATATAACAATCGCTCTTACAAAACCGGCGGGGCTTCTTACGATCAAATATTTAGTCCATATTCTGAAGAATACAATCCAAACATGCCAAACTTTTTAAATATTAATCCAAATACAAGAAGAGGATTTTACGAGAGTTGAAACAAAGGAAAATATATGACTAATTTTTTTAATTCAAGATCTGGATCTATTGTAAAGACTTATCACTATTATGTTACTTCTGATAAAAAGTTGCATGATATAGGATTAGCATCTTATACTAGAAATAGTTTAGAAAAGTTTGGTAAAAGGAAAAAAAACGGAGTAGAACAAAATGATCCAGATATTAGTGAATATTTAACCGGCGGTGTTGATAGCATCAAGCCAATACTTCGCGGTGATGGTAGAACACTAATTGTTTATAGATTTGACAAAGATACAAAAAGATATTTGTATACAACCAATAGTGCTACTGGTGAAGACAATATTTTTTGGACCCCTAGTGGAGATATAGTATATACAAACCTAAAAACATTTCAAGAAAAATTTGATTTATATCAAAAGGGTTGGATCACAAATGATACAGAAGCTTTTAATATTTCATATATTTGGTCAAAAATAAATACAAGCTTGTCTGGATGCATTAGTTTTCAAGCAAATGGATATAGTATTTTATCCCAAGCATCTAGCGGTATTGTAAATATGTTTCTACAGTCTAAGGGAGATGGAAGTAACAGAGGGGTAGCTTTTCAAACACCAGTTATTGCTGGAGTTGCATCAACGGCTGGTGGTATACAACACGCTTTTGGTATAAGCGAAACATTACCGCCGGGAGCTTTTTCTGCCCCAGATGTTGGCGGTGCTAAAAATCCAAATAATACAGTTGCTGGCCCGTTAAATTTACATCTTAATCGTGGAACCGGCAAGTGGGAATCTGGAACTACCCAAACATATTGTCAGATATTAGATGATGTGCCGGGAGTTCCATTGTCAGACTTGCCTAGTAATGTAGATAATATAGACAATGAAACTTTAAAGTTACCATTTACAAGTGGTATTGCTATGGTAATGGAAACAGAAAAGGGCAATCCTCATCTTTGTGTGCCATGTTCTATGGGGTGTAGCGTATCTGAAAAACACAAAATAACTGTAGTGAACAGAACCCCCAGAGCTTTTGTGAAAGGCGAAGTTATATTAGCTAGTCAAATTAATGGAGATTGGGTTCCAGTACCATTGACTAATGGTGTATCGGTAGCGAAAAAATTAGTTTTTGAATGGTCACAAATACAAAAATATATAGTAAATGCAAAAGGATTTTTTAGGAATATTAATGATGCCGGCCAGTTTATGGACAGAGAAGTATATACCGATACTATGAGAGCAAGATTTTATAATACTCTTCCAAGTACATCTTTTACCGATAATGCCCAATATAATAATTTGAGTAATTTAAGACTTCTTAACCTTGCTAAAGCAGAATCTGATAAATATGAAATAACAAGTGGTGGCAGTATAAATATGAATGGAATAGATGACGCATCTTTGAACTCTCTTGGATTACAAACCTTACTAAATAACAGAGTTAGTTATAATTACATGCAATTTTTTGATGCTGATATTATTGGTAAAGACTTGGGTGGAAACAATCTTGGAACTAAATTAAAGAATACGGTGATAGCAAAAACAGAACCAACTAGCTCAGATGGAGTTTCATCTGCAAGTGTGCCGACTAGTTGGGGCTTGTATTTTCCAGATGGATACTCAACAGCTAGTGTGGGAAGAACAATAACTAATACCACTAGCGTTTCTCATTATAGCAGCTTAAACATTTATACTTCCTCAAGTCTTAATTTTGCAAAATATAGAAATACTGTACAAACAGATCAATTCAATCTAAAAGATATGTATTTTTATCATATGCCAGCACAAATGGCACTGAATGGTTCTGGAAATCAAAGTATAGATTACCAATTTTTTCCAATGACCTCTTCTTTTACAAATGATGGTTTTTGTGATAAGATGATAAGATATATACAAAATCCAGTTAAGGGAGATTGGTTAAAAACTTCAACTGGTAAAAATTTATATGGATTGACCCCCATAAATTCTACATCTGTTCAATTTACACCGCTATCATTAGAATTAGCATTATCTTCTACCAAAATCTTGGATAACGGACTTGGTGCTGTAATATATCCAAATAATGGAGGATATAAAAAATTAAAAACTAATTTAAACAATATTAAAGCATATGGAATATATGCTACAGATGATTCATTTTTTGGTAAAGCTTGGGATCGTCTTCAAATTTCTGATGTTAATCTAGAATCAGACGGTTCAGTACTTGCAAAAATATCATTTGGAGACAGGTTAACAAATTTGGGATGGGGAAAAGAGAACTACGGTAAACTTGAGAATATAGGTAAGCCATTCCGTGGAGATAGACCAGACGGTGGACCAGATCTAATACCAACACAGGGAAACAGCATGGAAAGTTCTAATGTAGTAGGAATTATTGCTGCCAAAGCTACATTTTCACTTACTGCCGGTGGAGCAATAGAGTTAAAGACTAATAATAAATTCGGAATGCTTGCATATAAACAGTCCACTATGGCAAATAGTAGTTTTTCAACTGTGTTCGGTGGTATAGCTGGTCTTTTTATTCAAGATAATAGTGGTCTTTCTAAAACATCTGATAATGTTCAGTGGGGAGGAAGTCTTGGGGATGAAAAAGTACAAGATTTAGGAACAACTGCACTCTGGTGTGCCGTATATGATCACTGTCCAAATACCATATATGATGGAAGATATTTTGCACCACTTCAATTTAATCCTTCTGGCGCATCTGTAGACTTTGATGAAGTTAATCTTTCTGTTGGTCAAATTGTTGGTTTAGCTAATAAAACTATTCCAACAATTAAAAATAAAATTAGAAGAAACATGTTATTATCAAACGGTGGATTTGCATATGTTAAGAAAGTCATATCGGCTAATCCAGCTTCAATAAATATTAAAAAGGCTGGACGGGGTTACAGTGAAGGGGATAAAGTAGTTTTTAAAATTGGTGGTAAAGAAGCAGTATTTTTGGTATCACAAACTTCTGGTGGTGGTGGCATAGGAGGTTTAATTCCAGATCCAGACCTTGGAGTTGACGCATATGGCGAAACCGCTGATGGAGGAACTAGTAATCCATTTAAATCTGGAGTCATAAACGGAGTTATAACATCAAATAATGTTGATCCCGACCCCGACGCAAAAGCTGTAATAGAATTAAGTTCTGGTAAAGTCATAGAAAAACTATTAGTTGATAAGTTACAGTTTCATGGCTACAAAAAAGTTACCCCGTCTGATGCAAATGGAAAGGGTGATTCTGGAGGATTTGTTTATGGTAATAAAACTACAACTTTTTCATTACCAAAAAATAGTACTGGAAAATACGATTTATTCTTTTTCTTTGTAAGCGATATTGCTAATTATCCAGAAGGAGGAGTCCTTTGGGAAGGTGCTAGCGAACCGCAGGGAAGATATGTCAATCTAGAAATAACAACTATATAATAAAAGTGTATATTACTGTATAACCCACGAAAATAGGGAGAATTCTATGGCTGAAATCAAATTTTATGGTAATTATGTAGCTTCATTGGATGAGAATCTAATAAGGCACGATTTAGGGTCTGGAATAGGATTTTATGGTCTAGACTTTGGAATTTCTGTTCCAATCGGCTCACAGCAAACATCAACTTGGATCACCAACTCTGATGGGACTGTTCCCGGCCCAAGATTGAACAATACAGCCAAAGTAGCCAGTGGTATTGGCAGCAGTAAAGGTACTGTCAGCATTAATGGTACTAATGCTATTGATTTAGATTTACTACCAAATTATTTATGCCCATTAAATATTAGATTCACTCATTCAACCCCAGTAAAAGTTCAAAATGGAAAATTAAGAATATTTGCTAGAAATGATGGAATTAGTAAGCCAGCCAGCGGAGTTACAACTTGGGTTTATGAAGCTAGAAGACCAACATCTTCAACTAATCCAGCGTTAGGGAGTTTAAATCTCAGGGGGGTTTCAGATTTCGTGTGGGCAGAATTCGATCCATTATCGACCCAGACTGAATTGCCCCTTACTCCATCTCCGGGTATGAGTGGATTAAATACAAGTAATCTGGACGCTAATGCAAGTTTAGGATATACTAGTCAAAATGGTATATCTCATAGTTCTTCTAGACATGATTGGTATATTGCTCTCAGTTCAGAGCCAGAGAGTATCGGAAGTAAAACTAATTATGCTTTATATTATACAGTAGAATATCTATGAAAAAAGGGGCGGTTTCCCGCCCCCAGATCATCAGTAATTCCAGCACCTATGTCTGTGTCTTACGACCGGCATAGGTGTTGTTGTATAATAAGGATACCCCCAATAAATTCTTTGATCAATAATTGGTTGAGGATAAACTACTATTGGCACAGGAACCGTAACGATTAACTGCGGTGCTTGGTACACCATAGTTTGGACAACCACCGGTTGCTGAACAATAGGAACCGGTTGTGGTACAATGTAAACTGGATAATTAGCAAATCCCTCATTTGATATCCCTATCAGCATAAATAGTATTGCTAAACATCTCATTCTGCCTTCTCCGTCTTTGGATTCCACTTGACCCAACCGTTATCGGAAAGCCAGTTACCTTCATTGTCCTTACGCTTTGGAAATAGACCGCCACCCTTCTTGTGGACACCGAATGATAGTCTAGCACCACACTTCATACAGCGAAGTTCGTAGTACTGGTTATCATCAACGGTACGAACCACAAATCTGATATCATCAGATCCACACTTACCACATGTGGTTTCCTCAAATACCTCTTGAAATCTACTTAGTTCATTAAATAGATCCTTCTGTGATTCGCCCTCTATTTCTGCCTGTAGTCTGCCATTCTTTGTTGTATATAGAATCTTCATTTACGCCACTCCTGTTTATAGCCTATAATATCTTGTGGAATTGAACTCTTATCACGCTGGTAATCGTTTAGTGAATCAATGATTTCACTAGCGATCTTCTTAGAAACTTTCTTTCCGCTATCAACACTAAAACGTGCAAATAGCTTCTCTCCATCAATATTGAGTTGCTTACACTTTACATCAATAAAGTTGTATTGTGCATCACTCATTCTACTCTGATCGTCATACTCGCCCTCGCTAGCATTCTTAGTATTAGAAATATCCCTGACGATCTTTGCTGTATCCTTCTTAGTTAGTTCTTCGGCAGCAACACCCTTAATCTTTAGTGCCTTACGCAAAGCCCTTGCTTCTGCTCTGGTGCTAGCAATAGCAACCGCAAAAGCACAGAACATGTCATCAGTGTTGCCTTCCCAAGAGTCTGCAACTTCCGCATACCTCATACCATTAGCAAATTCTACGCTAAATATGACGGTCGCTCTACCATGATGATCTTCTCTTTGAACTGGAAAGACCTGTGTTGGGCCACTAAACATAATTGGACCCAGCACAAGCTCTGCTACACGCCTTAAACCGGCAACTAGAGGATGACCATCAACCATCTCTGACTCAGTGAATAGAGTCATAGCGTAGTCATGCCACTCTGGGGAAAGCATGGATGGAACATCTGACACTACAACGTCCTTAACTGATGTATTTGTATTACTAGGTGAAGATAATACCACTTCTTCAAAAATACTTTCAATATTACTCATATTTCAATCTCTATATACCTTTCTGATTTTGGAGGGAACGACTCCTTTATTCTACTCAAACATTTTAAAATGTCAAGTCTCAACTTCTCCTTATCGGCTAAACAAACCGAGTCAGATAAGTTTTTTATTCTCAAAATAACCATCCCTTTGCTTAAGATAAGACCACTCTTTTGCGTATCGGCCTTAATTTGCTTCTGGAGCTTTTCTTCTCCCCATATCGGAAGAAAGTGGGATGGGCCGTCTACCTCTATTATAGTCTTGATGGAGGGTACGTACATATCAAGTTCCATGTCGTGATTTTGGATAAGGTGCTTTTTGTGATATTCAACACTATATCCTGCCCTAGTTATTTCTTCGTATAAAAATTTCTCTAATTTAGATCCTTCTTTGCCAGCAATTTGAATACTCTTAATAGCAGCAGTCATCATTTTATCCTTTTCTACGTCGGATAATTCTTCCCACCTTTTCTTTGATTGTGCTACGCGAGATTCATATATTTCGTCTGACATATCATCCCAATACTTTTTAAGACCAGAACTAATCTTTAGCTTTTCTTCTTGTGTTCTTATCTTGCCGCTAGTTGGGTGAGTGGCAGTTCCACTCTCTATTGCATTCTTCTGCGCCTCACTTTTAGTCTTTAGATTAACGCCACTCTTGATAAGAATACGTCTTATGCGATTGGGATAAGTATTTAACTCTTCCGCAATCTCATAAGTACTCTTATGCTGTTTGGTATACATCGTTATTATTTGATTTGTATTCATCTTCGCACCTTGCTATTAAGTTGATAATGTCATTAAAATTTTCTGATATTCCTATTGGACATTTACCTGTGATTCTATATATTTCTTTTGAGTCTTTTTCTGATCTAGATATAATTTGCACATTTTGTACAGATGTCACCAATCTCAGAGTATTCTTCTCTTCATTCCATCCATGATAGTAAAAGATATTAATATTATTCACTACCTTTAAGGACGTTGCTAAAGCCTCTAATGATGTGACTATCAAATTTCCATTGAAACTCCATAAGTCTGTTGAATTAAACATTCCGCACAGAGTATGATTTTCATTAAAATCTACATCATCATAAAAGATACTTATATCATGTATTGATTTATTGTTTATATTGTTATTAACTAGAGAGCTTATATAATGTAGTTGTTCTTTATCTGATAATCTAGATATATATATTCCTAAATTCATTGATCCCACGCTCCTGTCATGTTTGAAAAATAATTGTTTCCTAAATAATAATGTCTATCAAATTCAGCGGATTGTAAAAATGGATTCAGCGTTGATCCAATATCTAGGTATGTATTGTCTTCACAGTGTTTAGTTAGTTCATAACACAATATATTACCAAATGGCCCGCAACAGAATAAGAATATCATATCTTTTAAGTTTCTATCGGTAATCATAGACTTACTTTTTTCAATTAGATCCCAATTGCTTTGCCAAGCATTGTTCTCTACCGGAAAAACTATTTTAGGTCTAAATGGTAGACGTTCTATTTTAGCGTTCTTATTACAAAATAAAACAACGGGTCTTTCCTTGTAGTGGGGCAATATGTTATTGATATAATATTTATAATTGCTATTTACCCATATGTCTGCCCATGTCAAATGACTTTCTTCTTGACCGGACAACTCTTTCATTTGCTGGTGAGTTTCTAAGCCAAAAACGTTAACGCACGTAACTCCTACAAAATATCTAGAATTTTTATATTGAAAAGCATTTATTAGTTCTTGTCTCTTCAATTGATCTTGCTCATTATTAGGATCAAACCAAAACTCTTTATTGTTTATTGGTTGATTGCACATGACAGACCATTCTCCATCACAAAACTTCGAAAAGCTTATATTATCCTTAGACTTTAGTGCAGACTCTAAAACCTTGATATCTTCTCTATAATCTTTATTCGGTGGCGTTGTGAATTTCATTTTGTTCCTTTTCTGATTCTTCTTCAGCTATTGTATATCCCATTTGTCTCACAAAGTTCCAATATCTATTCATACCAATATTTGCGTGATAATCCATAGATATTGCTACTGGCTCTTCACCGTATTTTAATGCTGTCTCTGGCATAGATCCCCACATGTCCATATCACCTTTTGGGTGCGGTGGAACATATGTATTTAATCCAAAATGCCTTTTTACAGCGAATGATAGATGCGTATCCTCTCCGTATCTCATTGGATTTATATCCGGCATTTCTGCCCAGAAAGCTCTCAACCAATTTTTTTCAAAGAACCAAGAATGACAACCCATGTCTACTCTTACGGTTTCTTCATTAGGATTACACCATCCAACGGCTGTATAGCTTTTTGGTGCTGGGTATGTCAGGTCATAACCTTTGTGTGCTATTACTCCCCTAGTACTCAATATACCATTATGAGTTTCCAATGTTTTTAAACAGTTTTCTAGCCACTTTTTACCCGGAATGGTATCATCATCAATTACACACACGTATTTAGTTCTTGCATTTAAAGCTACGGCAAATCTTCCCCAGCTACCATAATCAGTGTTTGATATTATTGTATTGCACTGGTTTAATATATCTCTGTCAAATTGTACATTATCAACAACATTGACCCACATCATTATATCTATATCACTCACTGTTTGAGATTTGATGGCTTCAAACTGTTGCTTTAAAACGTGCGGCCTTTTGAATCCGCTAAGAACTATAGTAATTAGATTACTCATTTAATTTCTCCAATAATTTTAGTAAGTTCTGATGCTTTGTCATCAATATGTAAACTATTTAATAGTGTTTTTAGTCTGTGTAAACAAGTGTGCTTGTTTTTTACTGATGATAATAATTTTTGCCCCTTGAATATATCGTCTATTTTATCTAGATCCTTGGTGTCTTTTGTGTCAAATGTGACCTTAGTTCCACTATATATAGAATTAAAAGCTAATTGTGAACCTATATATGATCTACCCTTAAACACAATCTCTTTGTAGTTACGGAATAAAGTGTTCAAAACATGAACAGGCAAAATAAAATCTACTTTATCAGCTAACTTATGATTCCATGAAGAGTAATGATAAGTTCCATCTAATTCCACTATATCCTCTTCTTTTTCTACAAAAATCAATTTTTCTATAGAATATTCAGCATTTCCAGAATTCAAAAATATATCTGCTGATTCTAGTATTTTAATATATGAGCCATTCTTTAGCTCAAGATTGCTATTTCCAAAAAATTTAGCATTTATTTTTTTGTCACTTAATGAGGCGGCAAAATCTTCTAATGATGTAGTATCTATATTATTGATATTTATTAATAGTGATATATTTTTATTGGATAACATATAGTGTATCATATCTTTTGAAACACCGCTTATGTGAGTTATTAAAATATCCGGCTTGAAAAGATCAAATTCGTCATATATGCTGCTTCTACTATCGAAAATCTTAGACTCGATATTTATCTTAGAGAGGGCAGCATTGATATAAAACGGCTCAGTATTCCAAGGTGTGCTGTAATCAGATATTAAAAATTTCATGATTATCCTTTATAGTGTGATAAGTTTTGATGTTATTTATTTTATAGATCGGAAATTTGTTTTCGATGCAAGAAATGGAGTAATCATTTTTGATAATGTCGTTTATAGCTTCAAAGATAAACTTTTTCTTACTATCTTGATGATTCAAAAATTTTCGTAATGTGTCTATTACCTCTGCACCGTTTAAATATAATAGCTCTGACCAAGTTTTATATGCACCAAAAGAAAAATGCTCTGCTATATTTTGAGAGTTTACATTTATGCCAATCTCTAGGTTTTCGCATGGGTTTCGTTCAACAACGGCACATATTTTATTAGTATCTATTAGCGATAAAGCTTTTTTGTTTATTAATAGACTCCCATCCACGACAAGAATTTTCTCATTAAAAGTATTATTAATTGCTATTCTGAAGCCCTCACATGAATTGCAAGATCCAAATACTTGATTTTCAACTATTCTTATATTAAGATTTTTATACTTTGAGCGTATATACTTTGATATCTTTTCACCATCAAACCCAATGCAAACTATTATTTCGCTATTTGGGAAACATTTTTTAATGCATTCTATTTGTATATCTATTAACACTTTCTTATTTATTTGAATCAATGATACTGGACCATAAGATTTCATTCTATATCCCGGCAGATCACATAGCATTATTATTGTAACAAAATCATGTATTTTTTCTTCGGCCTGTTTTTTGATTATTGTTCGTTTTTTCTTTATTATTCTTACCATTTAGAACTCAATATATAAGTTGTTATTTTTTATTTGTTGTTCTACTTCTGGGTATTTATTTTCGAAATCTAAATACAATTCTGGATATAGTATTTTAAAAGCTAATGTTGATATAGCTGTTTTCGATCCACTCTTAAATATTAGACCTCTCCCAAGATCCTCATTTATAATAGTATCAATATCTAGTATAAATTTTTCTATTCCTATGTAATTAGTTTCATCTACTATGGTATGAAATGCACTAGCAGACTTGAGTAATGTCAAGTATATGTATTCGGCCTTATTAATGTACATAGAGACAAATATGTTATGATCAGTATAAACTAGATTTTTGATTTTCTCTTTTTTGTCATCAGAAATTTGATATGAATGAAACAACTTTAGTATGTATTTTTTATTGATTGTTGATAAAAGTGATTGAATATATTCCATCATTTCATCATCTATATTATCGCAATTAATTAAAATATCACAGGTTATTGAAGATTCAAGCCTTGCTTTGCTTAAATCCTTTTGTCCATTATTCCAATCCTTAGTTTTGTATAGGTTACATATTCTATTTATTACAAAAAACTCTTTTTCGTTATCATAGGCTTCTATAATATCCTTTTTGAATTTTTCTATCCGATTAGCTTCACATGCAACCTGAGTGTTATCTTCGTATATGGCAAAGATACATTCTTTACAGCTAGTTTGGCTAATTGTGCCTGACGGCATGTAATTCATATGTCGATCCTTTCAAAAACATTTTTTCAGTTTTGATGCCTAATGCATCTAATCTATCAGATAGATTTTTGCAGTCATAAATAGCTTTTCTGTTATATACGACCTCATTGAATACATCGCAGTCAAGAACCTTATTTATCATATCCATGCATAGACAATTTGCATCAACCCCAGTAATTAAGAGATTACCATTCATTCTAAGTAATTGTCTTATCTTTCCAAGAAAATTATTGATGTTATTGTGTGGTACTTGCTCTATGGTATTTATCATCACGATAGAACTGATAGAATTATCTGGTACATCTAAATTGATCATACCATTTTCTATCATAACTGGATTATAACCATCTACGCAGTCAGATATATCGTTTAATATCTGTATCTTCATTTTGTTGATTCCTCATAGGCTTCATCGAACAACTTATTCCAATTATTTACAAACTGTGTTTCTGAAAAATTATCTTCTATAGTTTTTCTAGCATTAGCACCGATTTTTTCTCTTAGGCTTTTATCATTTAATAGTAATTCTAGATATGACCTTAACTCACCCTCGTTATTTGAGATAAAGCCATTTTCTCCATTCTTGATTATCTTTGGTATCATGCACGTTGCCGTGGAAACAACAGCACACCCACAGGACATAGCCTCTAGCAAAGACATGGGTATTGGACTAAGAGTTGAACTATTAAAATATACAGCGCACTGATTATATGAATCGACCAAATCATTTATACTTTTAGCAGCTTCTGAAAGCCCTTCTGTATCTCCTATTAGTTTTGTATTTAGTCCACTTGTTATTCTTTTCCACCCGGAGAAATTCAAACAATAATCTCTTTTAACAAAGTCATTAGCAACTGTTAAAATTGTATTATTTTTTTCAATGTCTTTGACACTAAAGGTGCTGGTATCTAATCCATGATGAATAACTTTTCCATCTAACTCCCAAGCAGATCTAGAAAAATCCGATATAAAAACATTTATGTCGCCATTCATACTCCGCATTTCTTCAATTTGCTTTTGTGCCATTGAATTAGGGGTTGGTAAGGTGTGTTCTAAACATATGATTGGCAATCCAAGCTGCCTATTTATATTTTGAGCCATTTGAAACTGTCCAAATTTGCTCTGAACAAGAATCATATCAAAATTTAAATAATCACACAATTGATTTTCTGGTAGAATATGATAATTTGCTGGAATATCTGTTTGATTTGAATTCCACTTTTTCATGTTTGAAATATTCAACGCATAAAACTCATGATTTGTTTTACATAGCCCTGTCTCATACCTTTCGTGAGTAGGAAAAGTAAGAATATTATACTTATCCTTTTTTGGACTATTTGCTAGACTAATAATTCTATTTGTTGTATTATTCAGCATTTAGTATTTCCTTTATAATATTTCCCACATTTTCATAAGAAAACTTTTCTGCACACTCTAGCCCTTTTGTTTTATCTATATTACCCCTATTGTCATAATAGAATCTCATGGCAGATTTTATCTCTTGCTCATCTGGAGTAAACCACAATTCCCTACCGGTAAAAATATTGGGAAAAGCAGAATCAGAATGTTCACAAACAGACTGTACCCCATTTATTAGTGTTCCATGATTTCTATCTAAGATATATTCTTTTGGTCCACCCTCATTGCTACATATTGGAGTATTGCCAAAGCACATAGCATCAAATGAAGGAATAGACCACCCTTCACCGTGAGTTGTGTTGACCATACAATCACAAGATTTATGTAATATATCTATCTCTTCTGAAGTCATTTCGTCTGATATTATGATTTCTTCATGATAATCTTCAATCTTAGGATAGATTCTTAGAGTCTTTTTAATTGAATCACACATACTTTTTACATGATTTTTTAAATCTGTTGAATTTACTCCAAATTTCTTAATCTTAAGAACCAACGAAACCGGCTCATATGCATGAAATTCGCTATGAAAAGATTTGATAACTGATTCTATATTTTTTCTTTCATTTATATCTGCAATATAATAAAATTTGAAGCTGCTATTTTTAGCTCCAAAATTAACTCTCGTCTTTATGTCTTTTTTGTATCTACTAATATCAAATGCGTGTGGAACGTATTTTACATTACTAAAGCCATCTTTTTTCATATTATGCAATTGAGTATTATTTGGAACCCATATTTCATCAACAAGACTCAGGCTTGTTTTCCAAGGATTGTATTTTAAAGTATTAGACTCACCAACATAGTAGGCAATATTCTTTTTGAACTTAGAAGTTCCAACTATATGGTGTGGTAATAGGTGCTGGATGCAAAAATCAATATTGTCTAAAGACTTTTTTTCTAGCTCTGTTATCTTATCTGGTATACTAAATGGTTTTGGTGTTAGTTTTACATTCCTACAAACTACATCTATACCAGCTGAATCTATAGCATGTATTAAATCTATAGCTGCTTTTGACCAGCCGCTACTTTCTTTATAATGTCCTATATATAATAATTTCATGTCATCCCTCTAGCTTTCAGCATTTCGATTCTTTTGTTTTCCCAAAAATTTCTTCTTTGGCATAAATAAGCCATTTGATCATAAGCGGTATTAAAATCAAATGCATTTCTGCTATTTTTTCCATCAAACATAGATGAATTTTCATTAAAATACATTCCACCAGTTGTGGATGTAGAACTTTGATATGTCAAATCTCTTATCATCCTTGATTCAAAGTATGAATTTAATCTTTCTGGTTCTCCTAGCACTTCCGCAATGAGCCATCTAGCAATATCTTTATGCGGTATGTTATTAGGTAATTTTTCTGGCTTTGGTTTTGGGGTAGATATCCTTGGTTGATTTTTCCAATTATCAAAATCTTCTGATATTTCTATACTATCAAAGAAACTTTCCCAAGCACTTCCGCTCTTATCCCACTGATAATGCTTTAGAAACGCTTGTCTGGTATCAAAACCTAGTCTTCTTCTTATACTGACAGGCTGTTCGAAAAACTCTTTAAACTTTTGAGCGGCTAATATATTGTCTGGAACCGCTCTAAAACATCCAGTTTCAAGTTCTTTGTATAAAGCTTTTGGAGTAAGTGGAGTTCCACCAAGATTTCTGACTACACTTTCCATAGCAGAATAATCTGTGGCCATTACTGGTACTCCACATGCGGCGGCTTCTACTTGTGGTAATCCAAAACCCTCACAATTAGCATACTGAACATATAGATCAAACAAGTTTATGATCTTAGAAAGTTCTTCATATTCTACGCCGTGCTTTACGTTAGACAAAGATGAACCAAATTGACCAGTATATGGAGATTGTGTAATAGCACCCTTAAATAAAGATGGGAAAGGTTTTCCAGTTTGTCCACATATATATGTAAAATATACTTTAGATGATAGCTGGTATTGCTGTAATAACTCTGGAATGTCCCAACCTAAGTCGGGGTAACTTGTATGACAATATAAATAATAATTACTGCTATCTTCTACGCTGTCTAATAAAAGTCTAAATGCTTGAAATAAATCTGGATATAATTTTCTTCGCTGGTTTCTCATCACTGTTCCAATAATTTTAGCATCTGGATTAATTCCCATTGATGCTCTAAGTCCAGCCTTATCTTCTATTGGTTGATAAGCACTGTGTGCAGACGGAGGAGAAATGCCAATATAGTTTATCTTACCGCCAGACTGTTGTTTCAATACCTCGCCAGCCCACTCAGAATATGTTAAACAGGCATCAGCGGATTCATATGTTGATACCCACTGCCTAGCCTGCGGTCTAGCATCTACTGTGGGCATAATGCACCATTTAAAATTTCTTCTAAAGGGCGACCGTTCAGCAAAATCAAGCATCCAAAAATCTCGTATATCGCATACAACGTCTGGTAAAAAGTCTAAACATACATGCTCAAACATTGTTTCTCCAAACTGAGCCATTGGATTTTGTGCGTATTGATCTTTTTCTTCTTGTGAGCAGGAATTGTCTGGAACAACTCCATAAAATTTCCAAGGTATATTTGATGCTCTTGGGTCGCTTCTTTCGCCATATGAAGCCATTTCCGCAATATCATACTTGCCAGTGCTGTATAAATAATTGAGTATTTCTCTTGTGTAAGTAGCATAACCAGTATTTAAAAATGTTGCTTCACTGCAAAATAATATTCTGGGTTTTCTCATATAAAAAATCCTATTTCTTTATCTGTTCCGGGTGAATTTTTTCTGTAAGTTTCATATCTTGAGAAGGCTATGAGCCGGTTTTTATATACGCAGCACCACCTATTATTCATTGGAGTTTCTTGTCCTATACCTATAATTTTATCATTATCAATATAGTCATTTGATATAACCTCATCTACTGAAAGGAAGTTTTTAATATTTTTATACATATCTCTAGTAGTAAAATAGAAGGCGTCATTTGATGAGGTCGGATTCATTATGTCTAATATGCAATTTTTAATGATTGGGTGATCTGATTCACAATATAAAAGAGCTTGAAATGTAGTATTCTGGCAAGCACCAGAATTAATGCTGAAAAATTCTATGTTATCAGAAATATAACTTGATATTGGGGCAATATGTTCAATGTCTATATCGCAATAATAACCACCATACTTTAGTAGATAACAATATCTAAAAAAATCACCTCTTGTGCATCCAAGATTTAGGCTATTAAAAAAGTCTACATACGATGAATCGTATTCTTTTGATAAGAATGAAACAATATCATTATCTGTAAAAAAGAGTAAATTTTTATCTGAATTCAATCTTTTGATGTTATTGAATACATAGTTAGGAATATTATCATTTCTATATGTTAGTATGATATTATTTGGTATCATTCAGTCCTCAATGTCGCCATGGCAAAAATCAAATTCATTTACCCTAAATATTATTTCAGAACTATCCTTATCTGGATGTTTGGCAGAAGCACTAACCACTAATTTGGTTCCTTTTGTTGCATATTTTTCTATGGTTTCTGCACCAGTATGCCAAGCTTCACAATTTATATAAGTTGGAATTCTATTTTTTTCCCCGCTTTTAGTTTTGCGGTAAGTATAGACTACCATAGTAAATTCTGCTAAAACTACATCATTCACAACAGAAACGTTGGGATTTTCTACTAAATATCCCGTAAAAGAACATATATTCATTCAAATCTCCTATCTTAATATATTAGCAACGACTGATCAAAAAAACAACCGTTAAATTTCATGAATCTTATCTACTATAAATGATGTATCTTTATCACTTACTGACCCACAGAAAATTAAGTTGTTTCCTTCATATAGAATATATTTATACTTTTCACGGGTCTTTGGAAATACTATAACACTGTCTAATATGCACGTATCATCCTCTATAGTCAAAAATGACATGACCTGACCCTTAGATTCGCCTTTATTGATGGTATAATCTGATAGTCTTTGAATGTTGGCAACTACGCACATATCCTTACCCTTCTTGCCATTGATTATTTCTTTGCAAGTTGTGTTAGCAGCAGAAGTGTCAGAAGTCTCAACCTTCGTCATTGTAACTGGACATCCTAGAAATTTGACCTCTTGATCTATAATCCAAGTTGGATCGTCTTCTAGATCATACGGTGGACTTACTAATAGTTGTATTTCATTTTCTATAGCCTGCTTCCTGTCAGCTTTGCTAGTTCCACCACCATCTTTTTTAGTCGGTGCTAAATCTCTCAAGCAATCCACAAAGGAACTCCACTTTTTATCACTATAATGATTTAATATCCAAGTCTGTTCTGCTTTGGTGAGAGTTCTATAAATTTCATAATCATAGAGAGCTTTGTTTCTAGTAACACTGCTCTTGAAATTTCTAAAGAATCCTATTGAGGCTAAAGCCTTGAATGCAGTAGAGCTAATATTTGATCCTATAAAAAGCAAGATTTCAAGCCAAGTAAATTCCTTTACTGGTTTACTCAAAGTCTTTTCAGCTTCATTTATAGTTTCTATTAACTTATCTCCGGTCGCACCCGTTAGTGACTTTACATCCTTAATACCAAAGTATATCTTACCACGCTTAATATTGAACTTTCTTTCAAAGTTGGTTAAGCTTGGAGTTCTTGTCTCAATATCAAATAGTTTTGCCTCAGATATCAATTCATAAACTTCTTGATGAGGGTCTTGCTTTTCATTCGCGTAGAACAGGTAAGACAAAAAGAATTCCTTGGTGTTATGAGCCTTAAAGTATGCACTCCAATAAGAACATACAGCATATGAAACACTGTGGGATTTATTAAATGCGTATCTTGATGATTTCTCAATCCATCCGAAAATTTCTTCTGCGTTCTCCTTACTTACAATTCCAACACGCTCTGCCCCCGCTATGAATGATTTTTTGACTTCATTCATGAGGTCAGCCTTTTTCTTTCCAATGGCCTTACGAAGAACGTCTGCCTCTTGTAAATTGAAACCAGCGATTTTCTCTGCTATACGCATAGACTGCTCTTGATATACAAGAACTCCATATGTTGGCTTTAGAATCTCTTCAAGTGCTGGATGAAGATATGTTACTTCTTCTCTACCGTGCTTACGGTCTACATAATGCTGGGTCATGCTTTTCCCATCAACAATTGCTTTCAAAGTTCCCGGCCTAATGATAGCAATTAGTGCTGATAGTTCTTCAATATTATTTGGTGCAACTTTTTTAGACCATGATTTTCCAAGGTTACTTTCTAATTGAAAGATTCCCTTAGTCTTGCCTTCTGCGAACAGTTGCCAAGTTGTTTTATCATTATAGTCTAAATTATTTAACATACAAATTTCCGTCAGCAAAAGCCTTATCAAAGTTCATGTTTTGGTATACCGCACGATGAGTTTTCATAAGCTTAATAAATATATTTGCTTCATCTTTAACGTCCTGTAGAGCATCGTGAGCATTGTCAAAACTTAAGCCCATTCTCTCACGCAAAGAATCCATGCTTATAGATCTAACACTGGGATCGCTTTCAGTCCAAGCAAATACACTATCCATGATATCTATCTTATAGACTCTACTGAATAGTTTTTGCTGCTCTCTCTCTTTGTCCCAAGGTCCAAAATCTCTACATAGTCTGTTTATTATGTGCATATCGAAGCCAATTATATTAAAACCAACAGGGATAGGATTAAAAAATGGTTCACCCTTCCAGTTGTATTGATCAACAAATTTTGTAAATTTATTCCATACGGACTTTAAGGATGGTGCTAATTCTAATTGCTCCCTTGTCTTCTTTGTTATCTTTAGAGCTTCATCTTGTATGGGGTCAAATCCAGCCGCTATAGCTTTTTCATCATCAAAAATAGGCTTAATTTCACTGTTGAATTGCCCCTTCATCTGCAATGTTCTTCCATCTAAGGCAATAGCGGCGATTTGTGTTGGTTGAGTACGATGTGGATTGCGTGATCCTGTTTCAAAATCAAATATAATATAGTCTCTATTAGCCATTAGATACTCCTGTTAGTTCTTCAATCTTCATAATTTTATCTAGCAAATTGATTCCTAGAACGTCAAACTTTACGTGGCCCAGTGCCTCTAAGTCTGCCATTTCAAGTCCAGCCACCTTTTCTGACGAGCCTTTTTGTTTTACCATTGGGCATACCTTTTGAAGTGGCTCTGCTGAAATTACCACACCGGCAGCGTGTTTGCCTTGAGTTTTAAATGTTCCCTCTATCTGAATAGCTTGTTCAAAATATTCAGCATACTCTCCCTCAAGTTTTCCATCTTCTGATATTCTACAGAAATCTCTTAGATCCTCAGAGTTATTAATCAAAGCCCACTTAATAATAGATCGATCTTCATCATCCATTTCTGCTAATTGATCTGAGATTCTTGCTTCGTCTGGTATACAGTTACTTATAGCATTCATTTCAGAGAATGAGCAAGCCTCATTAACACGTAAAACTTCCTTAATAGCACTCTTTCCTTGAAGTCTTCCAAACGTTAACATTTGGCTAACTCGACTATTCCCATACTTATCTTTTAGATATGCAATAATTTCATCACGCTTAGTACCGGGAACGTCTATATCAATATCTGGTAGAGATATATGATCAGCACTGTTTCTTCCAGCGTTATAAAATCGTGCAAATAGAAGGTCAAACTCTATTGGGTCAATCTTCGTTATGCCAATTAAATATGAGATTAAACATCCTGCGGCAGATCCTCTACCGGGACCAGATAGCCAACCCATATCATTAACGTGCTTTATAATATCACGAACAATAAGAAAATATCCGAATAGATTAGCATCTTTAATAACATCAAACTCTTCCTTGAATCTACTCAAATACTTCTGCTTATCTTCTTCGTTTGATACCTTGTTTTGATCTATTAATATTTTCTTCCAGCCAATACGACATAGTTCCTTGAGATAATCTTCTTCTGATGCCCCTTTTGGACATTCAAATTTAGGCAACATTGGCTTGCTGAGAATATCGTAGTCTTCACACTGGTCATAAATCTCTTTTAGTTTAGATGAGTCTAAGCCCTTAGATTCGTCTTTGTCTTTAACGTAGAAAGAGTCTTGCATAAAATATACCAATTTATCCATATGCTCTTGGGGATATTTTGAGTCTACATTTATACCACCGCTGTTGTCTGGCCTAATGCATTTCTTTATTTTTGGTAGCGTAGTCTTCATATCAGAACATAATAATATTCTGTGAAGTTTGGCATCTTCCCTATTTGTATAATAACTAATAGGCATTGATTCAGTAGGAGCATTATAGACACTAATCAAATTTTTACTGATATTTGTGTTGTCATATTGCTCTGGTAATTTACCATTTTCATCTAGTGATGAAACCATCTCAATTAACTCGTACCACCCATCTTTATTCTTAGCAAAAAGTGTAGCAAAATCAAATGAGCATCCAATGATGGGCTTTATACCCTGTTTTTTGCAGGCTTTATAAAAAGCAACTGCACCAGATAATGTTTTATAATCACAAATACCACATGCTGGATATCCATTATACTTACATTTTTTAGCCAATTCTTCTGGCTTTGAATAACCTTTGAGCAAACTGTAATGGGTATAATTCTTCAACGGGAACCAGTTCATATATTTCCTTATTCAAAATCAAGAGATCAACAACTTATTATACCGCCTTGGGGGCCATAAGTCAATATGACCCCCATTCAAAATTTAATTACCAACTCTTACACGCCCAATATCGACTTTTCCACTTTGGACCCGGATTATCACAATTGTGTCTAGCTCTGAAACTCTTACGTCTTTCTGGAATGTTTTTCTTAATTGTCATATTTGGATCGCCAAATCTAACAATAACAACATTTCCACTCTCATTTTTGACGTATACTGCAAACTTTTTAGGACCATTAGAAGTTCTAAATGGTTTATTAAGAGTAACTTTTCTTCCTTGGTACTCGCTGCCTTCACCCATATACATTAAGACTCTGCCATCTTTTTCGTAATAGCCTTTGCGTCTGTATGTATAAACTTCTCCAGTTTTTGTATCTTGATATTCATATGAACCTTCTGTTTCTTCTTCATCGTCGCCGGTATATTCATCTTCGTATTTCCCCGGTTCATAGTATTTAACGAAATCATATACATTTTGTATATAGATTTCTGCTTTGGAAATCATATCCTTAGTCCAATCTTGGAATTCTACTGACAACTGCATAACTTTTAATTTTGTGACTATTTCCATAAGCTGATCGTGCATTTTTTGTATTTGCTCAAGAGCCATTTCATCACCACCATCAGATTGAGCTTTTTTCCAAGCTTCTGGATCTGGACGATCTTTGTCGCCCCTTTTTGCTGGCTTGTAGTTTTTACCTTCACGTTCTTTTTTCTTACGTATATTTTCCCATAAGCCGGGTTTTTCTGCTGCAATATCATACTCTTCTACTTCTTCGCCAAAGTCTTCATACTCTGCTTGAGTTGGGATATAAAAATTTTCTTCTGTGATTTCTTCTTCGTATCCATAATTTTCCATTTGCAATTTAAAATCAGCCGCTTCTACGCACCCACAATCTGCGGTAGCTTGACCAATACAAATTGCCACTCTTTGAGAATTATCTGGATATTCTTTTTTCATAACTTCGCTACCCATGCATCGTGCTACGAACTTATCTTTGTCTTCATCTTTATTTCTTTTAGGAAGTGGCATAATTGTCTCCAAGTATTAGTTTTTTAGCGTCGTTAAAAATGTTATCTAAGCTTTCTCTGGGTATTCTATTTCTAAAATAGTTGTAAGCACCCAACACCATTATGTCATTTGGATCTTTAGTTATTTCTAGCCATCCAACGAAATAATTCCAAACCCTGTCCTCTAAGACTAGTCTATATTTAACACCTTCTGGTCTACCAAATCTATGTAACCATCCTAGTTGTGGTAAGCATATTGCCCGTCCACCATTTCTTCTAAATTTTTCGTGTATATATCCTTCTTCTCCACCAAATCCTTTGAAGTGCTTATTAAAGCCTAGCCAGTTTTTTGTCTCGCATGAAAAAAGTCCAAGCCCCATCATTGGTATATCAAAAGGTTCTCCCTTTTCGTAAGCTTCTGTATTTGTCCCCCATGTTCCAAACATATCTCCACGCCAAGCGGGATCAAATTGAGTTGAATAACTAACTTGATCGTCATATATCATTGGTCCTTGTATTATATCTTTGCAGTCTGGATTACTTTCATAGTATTTTAATAGCGATTCTATTGCACCGGGCTTGATTAAAACGTGGCAGTCAATAGATATTGCATATTTACCAGACGAGTTAGAAAATATTTCATTTCTTACTGCTGTACTAGCCTTTTCTTCATATGGTATATATTTTACGTGATTTCTAAGCCACCCAGATACGTCTTTAACAGCCTGCCCGTGCTTTCCTGTTGGATTATTGTCTATAATTATTATCTCATAGTCAATATTTTTTAGTATCTCTTGGTACATTACTAACGATTGAGTGGTAAAATACACTCCATCAAAATCGTCATATGTAGCCATTCCTATTGTAAGTAATTTACTCATATTTCCTTTTCTCAACCGGGAGCAGAATAGAATCCAATATCAAATCCTGACCTTGTACAATCCTTTATGGTTTGTTCCATACCATTAGTTTTTATGCTATTCTCTATATATATACACATGTTCTGGTCGGTTTCGGGCCACTTGTTTTTGCAATAATGGCACAATTTAGTGCATTTCCAGTTCTCTCTATTGGGCGAAATTGGCTGTGGTTTTTCATTCTTTTTGATGTCTAGAAACCTTTCCTTTAGCATCTCCAAGAACCTTTTTTCATCAGCTTTATCAAAACACATCGAAAATGGACCACCATCCTTAATAAAAAAGATACTCATTATTGACTGCTTGTACTGGGGGAAGAGCTTAGAAATTGCATAATTATATAGCAATAACTGAGGATCTGAACATAGCTTACCATATGTCTTTTCCTCGCCGGTTGCCCAATCTAGCCTACGACCTGTCTTCCAATCTATTACTTCAATAATACCTTCTTCTGTTTCTGTTACTAAGTCAATAGTACCCTTAATAGCAAGCTGCCCTTTTATCTTTTGACCATTTACTTCATACTCATAGAAAGCCCAATCTTCATCGATTGGTATATCAAAGTGAGGCTCTGCCGCCACTATTTTCCTTAGTCTTGGATCAAACTGACCATTGTTATATCTAACAGCGTCAAAACACATTTTTAAACAATCTTCTCTATCTTTTTTGGTAAATTTATTATGAGAAGATCTATTAGAATAATAATCAAAACTAAGATTTAAAAGTTTATCTATTATCTTATCTGTCAAAAATTCATTTTTATCAATGATAATAGACCCTAAAGCATCATCTTGAAATTGTATTTTTTTGATCTTTAGATTTTGTTGAATTTTTTCTTTGGTTTTAGCTAATATTTCCATAACCTTGTGGACAATAGTACCCATATCTGCACGTTTACCAGACGGTTGATTAAATCCTAAGTTATAAGTAATAAAATAACTCATTTGACAATATTCATATTGGTTATATGAAGAACTTCTAATATAAGTACATAACATTTATTGTTCCTTTGTTATTAATTTGCATAGCTCTATAAATCTCTCTTGACTTAATTCCCACTTCATTTTATTTATATCTTTGTGTAACCACTGGATATTGTCTGTCGTATACCCTAGATCACTGTTTATTCTGTCTAATGATGCGGTTTGTACTGTTGGTTTTTCTCCAAACTTTGGGAATTGTAATTCTAATCCAGACAAAGAACATTTTCTATTTTGCATTTTAAATTGTTGCCATAGATCATCAACAGTAATTTGAAAATTAATCTTTCTTTTTTTCGCTCCATGCTTTAATGAATAAAAATACCTTGCTGGTATAGTGTGATGTTTTCTATTATTTTCTATTGCTATTTGGAATTTTGAACTTTTAGTGTGTTCTCTCTCTGTAATTCCATGTTTTTCTAGAGCCTTTTTTACTATAGCTTTTCTTTGAAATCCTGCAAGTATAGCTACGTCTTTTAGACTTAAATTTTGTTTGATATAATACTCTTCAAGGAATTCTTTGGTCAATATTTTAGAACTATCTTTTAAGTTAGATCTATACAGGCCATATTTTTTTATATATTGACTTATTGAATTATGAGAATTGATATTGAATTCTTTAGCTATTTGGTTAATGCTCTTTCTTTGTTTAATATAATGCTCTTCAAGAAATTCTTTGGTTAAAAGATCTTTTGGTTTCATATTATGCTCCTTAGTGAAGGACTTTAGTACATAATATGTATACACATAAAATACTAATTTCTCCAAAAGGTATTATTCTTGAGTTCGTCACATAGAACTTCTAGTGTCATATTATGATTATCAATTACTGTATCAAAATTGTGCCAATCAAATCTGTCGCTATCTAATGATGATTCTGATTCAGAATCACTATTGAACATGTTCCTAGTTAATCTTATAACTATTCCGCCATTGTCCTTGATAGCCTTGACTTCGTTTGGGAATCTAACATCTGGAACAATAGCCAACTGAGAATCTTCATTTAGTATTTTGTTTATTGTTGCGTGTACCCAAGCATCTGACTTAACCCGTCTTATTATTTTAGTTCCAAAGTATTCTAAAAACTCTCTATGAGTCATATTTCCAGTTTTATTTGTTGGGGTTGGCATTTCTTCCCATAGAAATGGGGTATGTTCATTCTTTTGATCGTCAGTGCCATATACATTCTTAGAATTGAGTCCAAATAAATTAACTGACATGTCTTTCAAGTAATCTGCGAAATGGTACACCTTGACATAAGGCCACAATTCTTTTTCTGCATACTCAATAAAAATTGAGTCTTTTCTAGTAACATCAAATATTCCATATCCACTTGTTCCAGTTATATCCTGAGTATTTATTAGTAGGTTGCCATCGTCGCTGATAGCAAAATCATTAATCATAGACCTTTCTTTCAGCACTTGGCCATTAATATAATTCGCTACTGTGTTTTTACCAGACTGTTTTCTACCAGAAATCCCAATAATTTTAACCATTTATTGTTCCCCTAACCTGTGGTATGATAATATTCTGTATTTGTTCGACTCTCATCTCGCCAACGTCTTTGGTTGGTATTTTGGGGAAAGATAACTTATACATTCTACCCAATTGTCTTTGGAGTTGAACTTTTGCCTCTCGACCCGCTTGATCATTGTCTAGTAAGACTATTATATGAGTGAGGGGCATTTTAGACAGTTTTAATTCTTGTTCTTTGCTAAGATTCCTACCAAAAAGACTCATTGACTGAGTAATACCAGCTTCATATAGTCTCCAAACATCGCCCTGTCCTTCTACTAGAAATAATGATGATGTTTGTTTAACACTTTCTATAGCTCGGTGATAGTTATAAAAGAAATATCTCTTATCAAACCCCTTTGGGTCTAGAAGAAACTTTGGGCTTCTATATTCTTTTATAGACCTTGCTATACAAGCTATTACTTTATCGCCCGTATCATTATGAATGGGGACTACTGATCTTTCGTATAATTTTGATCCACGATCATAACAATCTCCAACATCAAAATGAACTAAAGTTTCTGGTTTGAATCCCCTAGATATAAAATATTGTGACGGTGTTTTTACGCATTCTTCTATTTCAATTGCTGGATAATTATCATCTAGTTTAACTTTAGAGTTTATTGTGTTTACTAGTTTATTAAAGTCATCTTCTTTTATTGGTTCTTTAACAATAGTTTTTTGAGATGAGCTTCTATCTTTTTTGATACCTAGAAAATCACACGCCCATTTTAGAGCATCAGAAAATTCAGCCTCTACTCCAATCTCCTTTGAAAGTGATCCTCTTATAACTCCAAATATATCATTCCTGTATTGTTGCTGACAATCTCTAGTCCAGCATTTCCATATGCCTTTATCTTTAGAGAATGAGAATGCTCTTGGGTTATCGCTGCCTTCGTGGACAGGACAATTACAATAGATGTTATCTCCCAAAACTTCGTATTTCATACCTAGTTTTGAGAATACTTCTTCTGATTGCTCGTTAAGACTATTCTTGATCTTCTGCAAGTCCATTAATTTTTAGCTTATCTAATGTATTCTGATCTACCATACCAGTATCTCCAACTGGTTGATTCTTAAATTCATTACGTGTTTTAAGTTCTCTTAACTTGGCGTGAGATCCCTGCATTACCATGTTGATATAATCACCATCGTCCAAACCTCCACCATGCCTTGAAACAATTGGCACAAGCTTCCTATTGCCAGCATTTGGCCCATCTTCTGCTAGTTCTTCTGGAGATTTGATTTTGAATATACTGAATGATGTACATAGCCAAATCAATCTGTCCGATCCAGAAACAGCGTCTGTGCTTTCTTTTGTTATGCCGTCACGGTTCAATTGTACAAAGGACAAGCATGGTATGTCAAGCTTGACGCAAAGATTATGTAGCGATGTAATCTGAAAACCAAGTGCTTGGTACTCTTGTATATTATTAGTAATAGAAGTGGATGACATTAACTTAAGATAATCATATATAATAAGACAGTTATTTGTCTTGCCATTATCACCCATCTTGACTTCTTGCATAACCCAACGTTTAATTAGGTTAAGTATTTGTTCAAATGGTTTTCCAGCAACGCTAACATAACTATAAGGTATAGACTCAATCTTTTCAATTGCTTCCATTACCTTGCGTCGTTTTTCTTCATCTTCTGTAAACTTACCAGTGGCTACTTCATTGATTGGAACTCCACTTATGTTTGCCAATAGTCTATTTAAATGATCTTCCTTACTCATTTCAGTATCTAACATCAATACTGGAACTCCACCAGAAGATACATTTAATGCTACATTATCAGCGAACACGCTTTTCCCAACTTTGGGTCGTGCTGATATTAAATCAACACACTTCCTTCGCAATCCACCGCCAATTGCTTCATCATACTTGTTGAAGCCGGTTGGAATGCCTATAATGTCACATTTATTTTCTTCTAGAAACTGTATATAATCTTTGGCATCCTTGCCAATCTTTTCTGGAAGATCGCCGCTATCATCTTCCCTTAAGAAATCAGTAACTGGATTCTCCAGTATTTGTATAATCTCATTTATAGACTCAGCACCAGTAACACTATCTACATCTTTATGAATTTTTGCAGTAAGACCTTTTATCTTACGTGCAAATTCAAACTTCTTCATCTGTATTGCAAAGCTAAACACATTATCTTTGTTGATTGGGAAGTCCATTAAAGACTTAATATACTTCAACTCTTGATCTGTGTTTATGCTTTCAGAAAGATTCAACTGATCTGCTGCCGACAGTATTGATGGTATATCTACTTTCTGATCGTTGAGAATAACCTTTTCAATGCACTTAAACAATATTTGATTATTCAAATGTCCGAAAGTATCTTGACTCACTACGTCAGATATAGCTACATATCCATCTATACCGTGCTGCAATAGTCCAGCTAAAACGGCTCTTTCTGATCCAATATCAGTTAGTTTAACTTCCATATTATTTGCCGGTGCATCGATTGCAACGGTAGTAATCTCCATGAACAAACTTGGGATCTTCCTTGAATGATTTTCCACAAACGTGGCACTCTACTTCTACTCTTTTATGTGGTTGACGGCGACGGGGTGTTCTCTCAAACTGTGGAGTTTCTACATCCTTAAACTCGCCCGTGTCTTTCCACTCGTTCTTTCTGGCTCTCACGGCTTCTTTTCTCCTAGTATTAGAATTACTATCCTGCTTAAAAACAGTAAAATCTTCATTCACGCTTGCAGGAGGCGTGGAAGATTGTATTTTCTTTATGCTTTCCTTTTTCACTTCTTTTGGAACGCTGGCTACGGTTGGACTATCACCAACTAGTGCTTTTAATAAAGCTTGCTTTTGCTCATCGTTAAGCATATTTATAAAATCGTTCATACTCATGATCGTTTACCTTTCTCAAGTAGTATATCGGCTTTTCTCTTTAGTTCAAATACTTTACCATCTAATGATTGTAGCCTAGCCTCTGCTACTTCTCTCATATTTTCTAGCGATGCAGCATATGAATTACTATTAGCTAATATGTGCTTCTTAGATTCGTGCTTAGTATACTGACCAAACTCTTGACTATTCTTAACAATTAGCTTTTCCATTTGATCATTGCACCAGTTCAATGCCACTTTATTCTTACTTATTTCGTCTTGAATGTAGGTAGCGTAACCATATAAAAGATATGCGGCATCAAATAGTTCTGTTTGTGTTAACTTCCTAAGTTGATCAGAGGACATATCTGCTACAAACAAATATTCTTCTCTAAAAGAAGAGAACTTTGTATTACTCAAATTTATATAGTCATTAATTGATGCTATATATTCTGCTAACTTATCAGATGCCTTTAATTCTTTGTCGCCACTCATCGTCGCTTTCTGAATATTTTAGGGTTATTAGTTCAATTCCATTCAACTCACACCAGTTTATCTTATCATCGTCACGAACTTGACCTTTTATGAAGTCTGCTTTGCTCCTATGAAAGAATGGATTGTACTCATAGTGCTGCTCTCCATGAACCTCAACCCCCAGTTTAATAGAAGGAATATAAAAGTCAAGGTACAGTACAGATTTTCTATGTAAGGCTGTGCTTCCCGGTAACTTTACTTCTTCTAGTATTCTATAACTATTGTAGATTTCTTTTAGTAAGTTTCTAGCCCGAATATGATATTTAGATCGCTTACGCTTGTCATCATTAAAAACATCATATCCAGTTAGATTCCACGCATATTCTTTACCATTTATGCCGGTAACTTTCAATGAAGCTCCTTTATCTTGTTATAAATAAATGATGAAATTGCTAGATTGCCATTCAAGAATTCTGCTACGTTGTTAACGCCTTGAAACTTAAAGAATCTTTCTATTTCGTCTGGAGTCTTGCCTATCTGGTTTTCTTCTAGCACCTTAGAAACAATGGGATTTTCTGGTTCATCTACGGCACACTGTATAGTATACCAAGCACCAGCCGCTTTGATAAGTCTAAACTCACAGGCAATCTGAATTATCTCTTGTACTTCGTCAACTCCAACCCCGTACTTAATCCAACTTTCTGCTGTACTATTTGGCCTACCGCCAGCGGTTGATGTTTTTATTACCCAGTTTGCTATCTGACCAACGTGTACACCAGTATCTTTTGGAACTTGCCACTTTCCGCGATGGGTGATCACCATGTTTGTACCGGCTTGATATTGTAACATGTTTCCACAATCTGCCATTTTTTGTGGTGCATATGGAGATCCACCAGTATTAGCAATATTGTGAGTGATACAAATTAGTATAGTCTTATTCTTCATAAGCGTACCACTGATACGCTTGAAAAACATGGAGAGTAATCTAGGCAAAGCATTTCTTACGCCAGTTCTAACTTCTCCCTCTAGTTCACACGCAGGAACCATGTTAGATAGTGAATCCGTAATTATAACACAGCCGGGATCATTATTAATATAAAACTCAATAATGTTTAAGAAGTCTTCAGCAGATAGAACTCTCTCGTCGGTTGATTCTATAATGATGATGTTATCTGGCTCTAGACCTCTAATACCATCAAAGTTTTGCTTAGATAGTCTACCCTCTGTGTTTATATAAATGATTCTCTTACTGAGCTTTTGACATTTGGCAGCAAAGTGCAAAGCTGTGGTGGTCTTTCCGCTCTTTGGATCTCCTGTCATTACTACAACAGACCCCTCTCTTAGTCCACCACCAAGAGCAATATCTAATGCTGGAGATATGCCTATAACTCCAAGATTATTTATATTTTGAAGAACCTCCGTTCCGCTCCTAACAACATCGCCATATTTACTAACTATTGAATTGCTAACTGCATCTTCTGAAAACTTACCTGTTATCTTCTTGGCTTTGCTCATAAATTCCTCAATTGGTTCAACGTTGTCCTTTTTGTATTATAGCTGCTAGACGATCTAGTTTCAAGCGGTTTATTTTCTTCTTTAACTTCGAGATTGACTTGGGGTTTATTTTGTTCTTCCTCAATCTTCTTTTGATATTTTGCAATTACTTTTTCTGCTTCTGGACTAATCTTATATCCTCTACCGTTTTGCACCCCAAGTACTAATAGTCTATCAAAGTCTTTTGACTTTATGGCTTGTAATATAGCTTCTTCGCTATATTTTTTTCTAAGCTGAACCGCAGCACCATGCTGTTTCTTCCACAGCCAATGTAGAGGATCACCTTTGGTCCAGAACTTATATGAAGGCTTGCCCAAGTTCAACTTCTCTGATCTTCTTAAAACTATATATTCTGCAACGTATGCTTCAAAAGTGCAATATTCACCAGTATGAATATGCTTGTACTTATGAGTTTCAGACCATTGCTTTTGATAGTCTTGATTAAAAAGGTCAGGCTTCTCTTTTTTTGGTGTAGTCATATATTAATGCTTCCTCAAAACAATCCTCAACATTATCTTCGTCTTCTAATTCTTTAATCAATTCTGGGATAACCCAAATAGTTTTCTTAACAATATCATCGTGTAACATACCAATAGTAAATGTTTGGCGTGTTGATTGACCGAATGATCCTATGATGGATCGTGTCAAGTATACACCATCTGAGTTTAGTGTGTCAACCTCTATAGAATGAGATCGGTACTGTAGCCCAACTTTCTTTACTGATAACTTGTTTTCTTTGCAATATGTTTTTAGTTCAAACCAATCTGAATAATCTGTTAGATATATCTCTAAATCATTAGATAAGATTGCTCTTATCCAAGTCTTATACTTATCTTTTTTATACTCTTCAAGCCAATCTTTATATGATATTATGAAGTTTTTCATCTGATCTTGGTCACGCAGTCGTGTTTTACTGGGGTAGTCTTTTTATTCTCATCTATCATTGTAGATGCATTTTCAGTCATTATGGTAGCACCGCTCTGACGGGCAAATTGCTGATCAATCAAAGTTCTTGGTGCTTCGACTTTACTCTTTTTTATATATTTTTCTATAGCACCAGCTGCTCTATCTAAATCTGTTGCTATTTGTTCTATTGATTGTCCAGATTTAAATTTTTCCTCAACATAAAAAGCTTCTGCTTTACCAAGCGGTCCTGTCTTAGCCATTAATGAAACTCCTTTGCGCTCTTGTCATATATAATGAGTTTTTGGTTTTTAAGTACGATGTATAATAACTGTGAGTTTGCTTACTAACGGGCTTGTATTCTAATCTTAGATTTGATTCTCTATGACTATCAGCACCATAAGGATCATATGGTTGATTATTAAAAGTAAGAATAGCATATTTCATCTGAATTCTTCCTTCTCCCATATCTGTTGTAATAGTTTTAGCAAAAATTCTTTCTGACTCATCTGCAATTGGTAAACCCAACTTATTCAATGATACTTCATGAATTTCTTTTTTATCAATATTTTCAACACTATCTGATGAATTTATAAACTTCATTTTTCACCTGTCATTATGTATTTAGTTCTTTGAGTCTCAGTCATTTTATTTATCTCTTTTTTAGATGCGGACCCAAAAGTAGAAAGTGGAGAAGATTCCTGTGTATTCTTTTTAGAATTTGCTTCTATTTCAGATCTTTCATAGTGTCCTTTTTTGGACCAATTTTTGTCTGCCAAACTACCTATTGTTTTAGGATCAGACATAAAAGAAGCTATGCCACCATATATTACCCTTCTCAGACCATCTTTTCCACAACTTGGGCATTGTGTAAAAGCTTCATCTTTAATAGATTGGTAAACGTCATTCATTTCATGCGAACATTCGTCGCAGATATAATCATATAGCATATTATTCCTTATCTATTGAATTAGCCCACATCTTCATTTTTGATACCATATCCTCATGCATAGTTGCATGTAAAATTATCCCATCATTTTCACTGTTTTCATTATACCTCTTATCATGTAAATGTACATTATAGATAAAAGGTAACTGACATGTTTTTTCGAACAAGTCTTTTTTTTCTTTAGTAATTGGATTTCTGAACATTACATCTATAAGAGATCCTTGTTCCCACCATAGTGGATCTATAGAATTTTTGTTATTCCATATATCATTTAATAGCGATATACATTCCTGTTTTAAAACCCAAGCCCCACAATTTGGAACATTAAAATTAATGCCCGGAATTTGATGAAAAACCAAGCCTTGGATGTAAGATGATTCAAAAAAACCATCAAAAATATCTTTAGAAGTTTTGTTTATAATAATATCTGAGTCTAACCATAAAACCAAATCATATTTTTCTATTTCTAATAAATATTTTAGTATTGGAATTTTTAACCAAGACGGTGGCCTTTCATGATCCCAATCAAATAAGTTACATATAGCTTTTACTTTTTCATGTGATGGCATGAACAAATCATAATTATGCTTTGTGGCATATTTATAAAATGATGGTAGAGCTATTTGCAACAAATTTGAATGCTTGTCCCCTAGTGCAAAACTAACAATTGCTTTTTTCATGACTTCCTTATATTTAACTAAGATTCAAGTGCAAATAAAACCGCACCTAATATACCATTTCTCTGTATATCTTGATAATCTAATCCACAAACTCCAACACCATTTATGCCAGATAATTTAGTTATACATTCTATTAATCCATTACCGTGATATAAGTCAGTTTGCTTAGTATCGCCATTGATCATAACTTTAGACTTTTCGCCCATTCTTGTAATAAACATTTTTATCTGTTCTAATGTACAATTTTGTGCTTCATCTAGAATCATGTAAGCATTATGGAATGTAGAACCTCTCATGGTTTCTAATGGTTCAAATCTAATTCTTCTAGTATTATAATAAAGACCAAATTTATCTCTACCAAGAAAGTACTTTAGATTTTCTTCCATTGGTTGTAGGTATGGTTTTATTTTCTCATTAAGTTCTCCCGGTAAAGAGCCAATGTCTTTTCCGGTACAAACTAACGGTCGTGTTACTATTATAGAATCTATTTTATCCTTTAACAAGTGGTCCGCAGCTATTCCAGCAGCGATAAATGACTTACCAGTACCAGAAGGTCCGGTGCAGAATATAATATCATTCTCTACAATAGATCTGATATATTCTTTTTGATTGTCAGTTTTAGCAACTAGAACATTGTCTTTTGGTTGATTCTTGTTTTTCTTATTTTTTCTCGGATTGTTGGCCGCTGCTGACATTGATTTCTCCATTGTTACATGGGGGGTTGTTTTCATACCACCATTTTATAGACTTTATCATGTCCTCAAACGACTTTAATCCCAATGATTGTTTGAAGGAATTTATTCCAAATATACACCATATTACATTCCCCTTCACATAACCATCTGTCGGTTCGATTCTATCCAAAGATGGACCATCCCACGATTGAAATCCATCCTGCTTCATAGAATTTTTCATAGGTATGTTTGAATAAAAACAGTGTCCATTTTGTTTTTTCCATAGATCAATAAGATATTCTATATCTAAATCAAATTTAATACCATTTTTTTCTGCTCTAGATTTTATCGTACCAATACGTCTTTTAATATAGAATTCAAAATCTCCATTTTCAATAGCAAATTTAAATCTACGAGATCTAGATCGATTACATCTAATAACTGATTTTTCTTTGTTATAGCATTCTCGACATTCTTTTGAAACGCCTCCAGAAAGCTTACGACTTTTGTTAAAAAGGCTTAAATCTTTCCATTGTTTGCATTTATAACATCTTTTTGAATTTTCTACAACAGTAGGGCATTTATGTTTTGCATAAGCATTTCTACACTCTCTATGTATATTTGAGTAACAATTATCACAAGTCACTACTATTTTTGAATGAGAACCTTTGTGCAAATCTGAAACTTTGTAACCAAAAGTTGCTAATGTCAATTCTTCATTAGGTGTAACGTCTGATAGCATAATATTTCTCCATGCGGTTTGAAAAATCATACTATTTTATACACCAAAAAGGTCATAAAGCCTTTAGTTTCCAGAACTTCCAAAGCCATTGTCTCCTCGTTGCGAGGAACCTAACGTTTCATGGACCTCCATACTTACGCGAGGAACCTCTTGGAATATAATCTGAGCGATTCTATCCCCGGTATTTATACCTACAACTTCATCAGAAGTGTTGTATAAGCATACCATTATTTCTCCTCTATATCCGCTATCCACTACCCCTGCTAAAACATCAATTCCATGTTTAACTGATAGTCCCGATCTGGGCCAAATTAAACCGGCAAAGTGTTCTGGCATTTGTATTGCTATCCCCGTTCTGACAGTCTTACGTTGTTTTGGTGGTATGACGGTATCAAGCACTGAGTATAAGTCAAATCCTGCGTCATTTATATTAGCTTTTGTTGGAACTTTGGCATTATTATCAAGTAATTGAACAGAAATCATAGATCGAATCCTCCTAGGTCAACATCCTCTAAGTCATTCTTACTAGCACCAATCTTATATGAAGTAATTTCATGCTCTTGTGGTGCAACTTGTACTGATTCACTATTCATCCAAGGGTCAGTCCATCCAGATATTGGGTTTCTACAACCCTTATCGTATGGTAGTCCTATATTCTTTCTTCTGGTCATACATAGCCAATCAATGTATTCAGCCATTACCTTTTCATTTAAGCCAATGATTGATCCATCTTTAAATAGATATTCTGCCCATGCTTTTTCCTCATTTGCTGCGGATTCAAACATTGCTACGGCTTCTTCTTGGCATTCTTCTGCTATCTTTACAAATCCCTCTTCTGGAACATTATGAAGAATCTTAATAATTTCCTGAGTATTATAAAGATGTAATGCCTCATCGCGTTTTATTAGTTTAATAATGTCTGCATTACCGATCATTTTCTTATTTTCTGCAAACGCGAATGCAGAAATAAATGAGACATAAAATCTAACTGCTTCAAGTATGTTAACGCTAATGAGAGTTAGGTAAATCTGCTTTTTTATATCTTTAACTTTGCCGGAATGACCTACTTCTCGTAAAGCGTTATATTCTTTTATTGCTACATTAGCTCGTTTGAGAATTTCTTTGTCTGTTAAACAGCTATCTAATATTTCACTAGGATTATTATATACGTTCTTAATAATATATGTATAGCTGTAACTATGAATTTGTTCGAAAAATTGCCAAACATTCATACAAGCTTCTAATTCTGGATTAGAAACATACTGATTGAAGCTTGGAACACCCCTACAAATAACTGAATCAAGCATAGTTTGATATTTAAGATTAGATGTGAAAATAAATCTTTCATTCTCACTCATAATATCATCATTTTTGAAGTCATTACGATCTTTCTTCAGTTCTATTTCTTCTGGACGCCAAAAGAATTCAATTTGTTTCTTATATAAATCAAAAAATACTGGATATTTAAATTTATCATATCTCTGTAATGATAAGTTTTCGCCTAAAAATAATGGTTGCTTCAAGTAGTCAACGTTTTTAGTATTTAATATTGTTTTCATGTTCCAATCTTCTTTCTATAGCTTTATTTATATCATCAAAAAAGCCTAACTCTTTGCGTTTACCATTAATTTGTATTCTTACTTGCCACTTTTTTCTTATTTTATTCCAAGAAATACCTCTATACCCACTAGTTGAATCTTTTCTAACATGTGAATTACTTTGATTAATTTCTTGTGTGACATCTCGTAAATTATTAATACAATTATTCTGTTTATTTCTATCAATGTGATCTATTTGATTTTTAGGCCATTCATCATAATACAAATACCATGCCAATCTGTGTGCTTTATATCTTTTATATCCTACTGATATTACTATATACCCCTTATTATCAATAGTACCTGCGATATCTCCCGCCTTTGTATATCCCAAATTAGGATTTATTTTCCAGAATATATTTCCAGTGTTGGGGTCATATAATAACATTTCTTTTAAATTATATTGCACAAGAACCACCCTCACAGGTAGATAACAAATCTTTTTCAGTATTACCATCAGAATCTGGCGTATTGCAATAATAAAAGTTCTTTACACCATATTTATACCCCTGTATCTGATCTTTGATCAAAATACTCAAAGGAATATTGCCGTCAGGATAATGGGAATAATTATAGTATAAATTAACACTTATGCTCATATCAACAAATTTTTGTAACACTGCACAAATATTTAATATTGCTTTGTTGTTTGGCATTTCCCACGCTAAAGTATAGTAATTTTTACGAGAAGCATAATTTGGCACTAATTGCTTGAGGATGCCGTTCTTAGCCTTTTTATAAGACATGAGGCTACGGACAGGTTCAATTCCATTTGTGCTGTTCTGGATGACGCTAGAGGACTCACAGGGCATTATAGCAGTCAGAGTAGAGTGTCTTAGACCATGAATTTTGATCCTAGCTCTCAAACCCTCCCAATCCATAATATACTCTGGCTTAACCAGTTCGTCAACTGTTTTTTTGTACCAATCGATTGGAAGCAATCCGCGAGAATATTTAGTCTCATTAAATTTATTACATGGACCCTTGAGTTCAGCAAGTTTGCAGGACTCATTTAGTAAGTACCACTGAATTTTTTCCATGATTTCATGAACTAATCTTAATGTTTCGGCATCATCATATTTTAGCTTGTGCTTTGCTAAAAATGCAGCAAAATTAGTAATACCAATTCCAAGTGATCTACGATTCTTTGTAAAGTTTTCACCAGCCGCTACTGGATAATCTTGATAATCAATAATAGATTCTAAAGACTTTACAGCAATAGAGCAAGCTTTTTCTATGTCCTTGTTATCTTCCAGTTCAAGTAGGTTTAATGCTGACAGAATACAAATACCAATTTCGCCTTCTTTGTCATCTATAGATGATATTGGTTTAGTTGGATGGATAATTTCTTGACATAGATTACTCATGTAAACTGGGGCATCCCATGATCCATGCTCATTAGCATTATCAATATTCATAACATAAATGCGACCAGTTTCTAATCTCTCTTTGGTAAAAATTTCAGCAAGCTTTCTTGCGTTAATTTTCTTCTTCATCTTTACGTAGCGAGCGTTTTCATATTTTTCATATAGCTTTTTGAAGTCTTCATTATTGTTCATAGAACTATAAAGACCACCAGTTTCATGAGGACTCATTAGTGTAATGTCTTCATTTTTAATTAAACGCTCATAGAATAACTTGTTAAACTGAACAGAATAATCTAGCTTTCTTACTCTATTATCGTCAGTTCCCGCGTTATTCTTTAATGTCATTATATCTTCAATTTCATAGTGCCAAAATGGAATATGCACAGTAGCAGAACCACCACGAATACCATTCTGACTTGTTGCTTTAACCGTTGACTCAAATATCTTTAAGTATGGGATAAGACCAGTATGAATTACTTCGCCGCCCCTAATGCTAGAGTTAATTGGGCGAATGCGGCCAATATTTAAACCAATGCCAGCCCTTCTTGCAGTATACTTTCCAACAGCGTGTACGCTTGAAAATATAGAATCAAGATCATCTTCAACGTCTACTAGAACACAGCTAGCAAACTGTTTGATTTTAGTTCTTACTCCAGCCATGATTGGAGTTGGAAGATTAATCTTAAATGTAGAGAAACATTCATATGCCTCTTCTACTTCCTCTACGGTATCAAATAAAGACATAGCGATTGCTACATAAGCAAACTGTGGTGTTTCATACATCTGTCCAGTAGACCTATTCTTAATAAGATACTTATCTATCATTTGCTGTAATCCAGCATAAGTATATAAATAATCTCTATCATGATCCACGAACTTTTCAATCTGATCTATTTGTTCTTTACTCCACTTTGATAATAGAGTTTCATCATATATTTCAGCTTTTACATTACTAGATATATGAGACAACAAACTTGGTGGAGCATCATGGTTTTCCCAGAGATCTTTTCTAAGGGACATATTCAATAGTCTAGATGCAACATATTGATAGTTTGGCTTGCTGGGAGAAGTTAGATCGTTAGCAGACTTGATTAAGATTTGATGGATTTCTTCTGTGGTTATTCCATCTTTTAAAGAGAGGTTAGCATTCATCTCTATATCTGACCAAGAAACGTTAGCGATGTCTTTTATCGCCCACTCTACAACCTTATGAATCTTCTCAACTGTATAGACTTCGAAACTACCGTTCCTTTTTTGAACGCGCATAATCCCCTCTTTCTTTTAATCAACTATCAATATTCGTTAAAAAGTTTTCTAAACAATCTTTCAAGTATAAACTTTAATATAACGGGCAAAACAACATAGATTAGCAAGAATGATAGTATAACAGACCCATGAATTACTTCTGGATCTTGTTTTACATTAGACATTACGAAGTCTTTGCAGTCTCTTTTTAGTTGCCTCTTGCTATATTTGTCACACTCCGCAAAGTTCATTCCGCCTTGGCTAGCTATTGTAGCCCATTCGTTGCCATACTGCAAACATTTTTTGGCTAAAAAGTTTCTTTCTTCGTCTGCGTATTCAGCATCAATCTGAGCTTCTATGTCGCTAGTGTCGAAAGAACCACCAAACAGAGTTTCTGAGTTTTCATCATAGGAAAACTTGATATCTGGAAGGTATCTCAACTTTAGTGTACCACCATCTTTACCCAAAGTCAAGCCCTGTACGTAAGCACTTAACTTTATGTACTTTTTCCAAGTGACTTTTGGGAGAGATTCAGTAAATGAAAGAATGATATTTTCAGAGGTATCTTTTATGACTTTAATATCTAATGGTTGGGGGAAACTTATATTTAGATTTTTAATGTCATAACCATTCTTTGAAAAGATAAAATCAACAATCTGTTTAATTTGTAAAATTGGTATTGCCATATTAATTTTTCTGTATTAGTGACCAAGCCAAGCCCATAAATCTATCTGAGATTTTATTTTTTTCTTCATCTGTTAGTTTATGATTGTCATCACCACCAGCGGCAGAAGTAATTAAATCTATGATAGCGACATCTAAATCTTTATACTTATCGTTCATAGCCCCTTCAAAGAATCCACTTGCAGATAATGCTAGCACATCATTTACTTGTTGTAACTGAGCGTCATAGGTTTTTACCCTACTAGCAAACTCTTGACTATATATAGCCATCTTTGCTCTATCGGTAGGGTCAGTAATTAATGATGATACCGGTTTAACAAGTTCTATTATTTCATCGCTTGGGCGATCTATATTTAGAATAGCAACATCGGGCTTTGGAAAAACTGGAATTAAATTTAATACCGGTTTGTATAAAGCTAAACCTAGTAAAACTAGTGCTATAAGATTTCTAACCTTAAGAAACTTTTCCATCGTTGTCCTCAATTACTTTGTTTAATAGTGGAAATACTTCGTCTAATTTCTCAGACGCTACGGTTAAATGGTATTCATCGCATTTATTTTTTAGCTGATACCATAAACTAACTATTTCCAAAAATCCCTCTTCTTTGTTCTCTACAACTTTGACTTTAGACTTAGCAAATAATCTAGATACCCAGTATGGAATATCTACAAAGTTAGTTGCTAATATAAGTAAAGCAATTACAATCAACCAAACATTCCACGATTCCATCTTATTACCTCTTTAAATTAGTGGTCTTTGCATGAAATGGACACACTGTTTTATGACCATCTCCTTGAACTATTATTCCCGTGCCTTTGCAAACGCATTTGGCTGGGTCTGGATCAGTATCCACAACGGGCTGTGGTTTTGGATCTACCTTAAAAACCTCTTTTTCTGCGTTATCAAAAGCTGCTTTACACTTCTCTTGCCACTCCGTTACGTAAGAAGAGTACATATTTGTTATATCTTCTGGATTGACAGAAAACATATTATTTGAGCATCCAGCTAATAATAATGCTAATAGTATATATTTATTCATTGTAATTCCTAGTATAAAGTGAATGAAGACAAATCAATTGTTGTTACAGTATATGAACTACCAGATCTATTATTTCTTGTCCAAAGTAGATTCATATTAGTATTTAATGTACTTATAAAATTACTATAGAATGGTCCACTGTCTGGTCCGGTCCATGTTATTATCAAAACCAATTGATTATTGATGATTAAAAATGATGGGTTACCACTATCTCCACCGATTATTGATTCATGAAATAATATTCTATTTGGGTATGTATTATAATAACTATTATTGGGATCAAGATAATTTTGTGTTGGTTGCTGTGTATATGCGGAACTGCCCGTTGGGTCCACGTATAGAAATTCTTTTACTAAAGCTTTTTCTTCTTGATCTAAAGATAGCATTGGAAGTCTGTAGATGGTATAAGTACCACTTTTATTTCTATAAATTGTAGGTAAATATATAGACCAATTAGAAGGAAGTAATTTGGCAAAACTAATGGAATTTGGTACGTCAGAATCTAAAAGTCCCAAATAAATATCACTAGTCAATGTTGGCATTTTGTCTATTAATGTTCTTTCTATAACGACATTATCATTAGTAACAAATCTAACTTTAGCCCCGATATCTATTTCATAATGAGTAGCAAAAACTAAGTGACTTGGGCTAATTAGAGTTCCAGCTCTAGTATTTGATCCAGTTGTATTCCAAGGACTTATGCAAGTTAAATCTAAATCATAAGCCCAACAATTAGTATTTCTAACGTATGTAGAAGTTGAATGGTTTTGAGTACTATAAATATCTTTTGCTATAGTTGGGTTTTTATTTAATAGTCTATTATCGACGCTATCAGAACAATTTTTTGCTAAACTACCAGATGTAAATTCACAAAAAGCATCTATTTGTCCACCTATATTACAATTGACATTTACTTCTGCAATGTTAAAATCAGATGTATTTATTCCACTTGCTATAATTTTTACTGCTCTTTTAGAAGTGCTTCCCGTTGGCACTCCAGAACATATATAGTTGTTAGGATTTAAATTTGATAAAATACTGTTATCTGTACTATATACAGTAACTGATATATCATCTTGTTTATATAATATTATATTAAAATCAGTTATAGTAGATGAATTAGTAGATCTGAATACTGTAGCGTCATAATTCGTAGTATAACCAGAGCCAGTAGAAACTAATATCCTATCTTGGGGCTGTGCTGTGATTTTTACTCTATCTCCACCAATATCTGGTTTTTTAAACAGATAAGATGAATTCTCAGATATAGAACCACAATTGAGAGGTATATTTTGAGCTTCTATCATTATGGTGTTCCATAGCTAGCTTGACAGTAATTTACTGCCGCTACCCATCTAATATTTTTAGTTGCTAATCCAGTAACTCTAATAGACAATCCTCCATTTGTAGCATCTGCTGCTACGCTGGCTAAAGCCGAAGTCATACCAGCATCTTTCCAGCTTGTTTCAGTGGGTGTTTCAATCAAAGCGGTAGTACTAGCACCAACCCCTCTTTTAATACCTCCAACAAAATTCCATACGGCTGAAGAAGTATCCGTGTCATTATAAGCACTAATTTGTATGTTAAAATTTACCGTAGTTTTATCTGGTAAAAATATAAAATTTCTTGAAGTCGTGTTACTTGGAGATGTTACTAGAGATGCAGATCCATTTGCCGTTAAAATTACATTTGATGTATTACTTGAGGTTTCAGTTCTTAGCACTATGGTTGATCGCTGTGCATCTCCAGCAGAAGCAAAACTACCACCAGCCTGTGCCACTTCTCCATATAAAGTAGTTTTTGCGGATATACCACCTAAAATAGATGAATATATTCCGCTAGCAATATTGTTTTGACCGTTAATGATGCTAGAATAGTTAGCAGTTGCTGTGTTTTGATTCCCATTTCCAATAAAAGTATAATCTGAAATAGCAGAATGACCAAATCCATTTATAATAGAAGAATAAGTTCCTCTGCTCATATTAAAAGTTCCATTACATATCAACCCATAGTTAGGAGACGTTACAGTATTTCTTAAACCAGTGATTATGGTAGCGTTACTAGAGGCTGGTGATCCAGCAGTATTTCTATCTCCATTAAGAATAGATGTATAAACACCGCTACCAACACAGCCATTACCAGATAAAATTGTTATATTATAACCACTTGCAGTACAAGTATTAGCGTGATAAATACCATTATAGTTAAAACTTGAACCAAGCAGTGATGAAATTATTGAGTTTCCTGATCCCAAGCATAGATTTCCGCTTCCTAATATATTGTTAAATTTTGTAGTATTATTACCAGAGATTTCAACTATTGGGGATGAGATTACTATTCCGCCAACTGTAGATCCATCACCAACATATAGTTTTTTAGTATCGGTTGTCCATAACGGTTCTGCTACCGATGGAGTTACCAATAGTCTTTCTGAATCAAGACCCTGCTTTAATTGCAAAGTTGCAGCTTGATTTAGTACAGAACTTCTTAATGTGCTGGCAGAAACTTTTTTTGTTATTGCTTGATCATTTGGGCTATCCACCATAACAAAAAGATCATCATCTGTTACAGATGATACTGATGGTAACTGCGTTATTTTTACAACACCCATATTAAACTCCTAATAAGATAAAAAAGATGAAAGATCTATTTCAGTTAGTTGATACCCACCGCCAAGCTGAGACATCATTGTGTTGATAGCATTTTTTCTTTGAGTTATAAATGTACCCAAACTAGAACTAGTCCAAACTGTAAGAACTACTAATTGATTGTTAATTATTAGAAATGATGGACTACCAGAATCTCCGCCAATAATATCTTCATAAAATGATAATCTAAAAGAATTTGTCGGGCGCATCAGTACAACTTGATTAGATATTGCATATAAATCAGCAACCATAGCTTTTTTTTCTTGATCCGTTATTAAAACTGGAAGTTTTATTGGATGAGAAATAGAAGGTAAATACGATGTCCAGTTTTCTGGCAAAATTTTAGCAAATGATATACTATTAGGAACATCAGAATTTAATACACCAATAGTTATATCTGGATAATATGGAGTGTATGAAGGATCTGTTTGCAATGTTTCAATAGTTCTATTAATAACAATATTGTCTGATGTGACATATCTTATTGTTGTTCCTACTGGTGGTTGATAGTGGGCGGCAAATAAAACATGACGAGGAGAAATAAGTACTCCCGCCATATTATTGCCACCATATGAGTTCCATGGACTTATGCACGTTAAATCTATGTCTGAAACCCAACATCCTGTATTTCTAATATAAATATTAGATGAGTTGTTTATATTAGAAAAAATAGGTTTTGAGTAACCGGGAACTTTGTTGCTTATACGACTGTCGATGGCATCAGTAGTATTTTTTGCTAATGAATTATTAGCCCAACTGTTAAAAGAGTCTATATTTCCAGAATATGTTTTTTGAGCATACAGTCCTATTGCTGATGTTTCACCATCATTAGATATTGCTGTAATAGTACAATATCCATCATTCTGATACGTAGCTATTCCACCATTATTATTTATAGTTAATACAGATGGATTGGATGATGAAAATTTAACAAGGCTATTGAATGTAGATTGATTGAATATATTTTGTATAGTAAAATCTGTAACATATTCAGCACTAGTTTGCCTATTGAGCATTTTATCTTTATCATAAGCTATAGAATTAGAGCCAGACACTGTAATTCTATTTATGACATTACCTACAATGTCAAAAGATCTATCGCTAATCCTTTTTTTAGCATAATTATTGAAGTTTACGGTTGATGCTAAACCGCAGTTAATTGGATGATTTACAGATGGATACATATTAGTTAGTAGTTAGTGTTACTCCTCTGGTTACTAATGCTTTTGCACTAGAGCCAGCTTTAATGATAGTGGCTGTGCCAGCACCAGTTGCTGTTTGAGATGATATAGTATAAGTAAATTGATTACTATTAGTTACCGTAATAACAGCATACCTGTTTGCATTTGTAGCTGTTGTAATTCCACTGACTCTTAATACATCTCCACTGAGATATCCATGATTAGTTAAATTTACAGTACAAGTTGTACCAGAACAAACGAAATTTGAACCATTGGTAGTAATACTGCCTAAATTTGAAGGAGATGCGCTAGACCCTCCACTAATATTGATACTTCTTGCATTAGGAGATCCATAAGATGTTGTTCCATTAGTTCCATCCATGTATGCGAATGTTGCTAATAAATTATCAACACTACTTTGATTTAGCGAAGCATTAGTTATAGACACATTCAAACCACAACTTTTCCATGTTCCAAGAGAAGGAAGAGTTAGTGTTTGTAAAACGGGGGTTGTGAATGTTATGGTACTAGAAAAAGAACTCCCTACCGCTACTATCGATGGAATAGATATTGATGTCATAGAAGACGAAGAGATATTAAAATTTCCACCGTTGCTAGTAACAACATACTGTAATGATGGTAGAGATAAAGAGCTTAAGCTGTTTGCTGTTAAATTAAAATAATCAATAGTATTTAATAATGGTAAGCTTATTGATGTCAAGTTTGAGCCAGTAAATAATAAATATTTTGCATAAGTGAGCTTTGGCATTTGAAAAGACGTTAGAGCATTTGCTGTTAATCCAAAATTCCCAGTAATATGTACAATTTCTGGTAATGACAGAGTTGTTAAACTATTCATCGTAGTAGAATCAAACAAATTTCCATTTATATATTTAAAATTATTTAGTAATATGCTTGTAAGATTAGTGACAGTACCCATAGTAGAAAATAAATTACCGGTAAGACCTTCTATGTTGGATGAAATAGTAGCTATTCTACCATCAACAAAATCTTGATTATTATAGAGGGGCCACGAACCTTCAACCCACGGTCCTGTTCCTGTTAACACATTTCCATTTATTGTCATTATGTTTTTAGGAAAAGTAATAAGGGCTGCATTCCTTGAATATATTGGAGTAGACCCTGTGATAGTCGTCGTTAGTGCAGGTATGCTTTCAGAAAAACTTATTGGCACACCTCCTTGTGTAATACCATCACCCATTCGTAATACTTTGGAGTCGGTAGCCCATAAAGGCTCACCTTCTAATGGAGTTATTGCATTAACTTCTGCTAATGTTCCTCTACGAATTTGTAAATTAGCTGGAGATGTAATATCAACCCACTGATTATTGCGGCGACCATATGTAATAGTGCCAGATGGTGCATCAACATCCTTCCATAATATTTTTTTAGTTACAGGTGTTCCATCTGGATTATCTACCATTACCAAAACATCGTCTGGAGTTATAGAGGAACTAGATGGTAATTGGTGTATTCTTGTGACAACCATCTTAAACTCCTAATATGCCAGAAGATCCGGTAGTATAATAAGTAACGTCATCAAATCTATCTTTTAGTCTGTTTTCTATAGCTGTATATGAATAAGATTTCTCATATTCAAATGGACTTATAAGAGCTTGATAATTGCCACTCCCACTAACTGGCTTTCCGAACCAGCAATATACAACGGCTGAACCGTTTTGAATTGTTTCTCTACCAGAAACTACATTAGTGATTACATCTGTTGTTGAAATTGGCATATTTTACCCCTTTTTAGAATTGATCTTTTAATGTCCAAATTACTTTTCTTGGAGGAAAGCCGTCTACATCACTAAATACCCAAGAGCCATTCTGTGCTAACATTTCTGCTGCATCTCGTTCTCTTATCCAGAAACTTCCATCTGGTTGATCTAAACGCTTCTCACCATTATTCCAAACCCCCCAAGAGTTTTGGACTAAGAATAGTGTTTCATTATAAATTTCATGAGTATCATCCATCCCAATCCAAGCCATCGCGTGACCCCATGATCCAGATCGGGCGGCAATACCATTCTTATCTCTTCTAGAACTAAATCCAGAATTACTGCATACACTAATAGAATAACCGTTGGCTATTGCATCTCTGGCTTGATCTATTGTGTTAATTAAACTGATAGTCTTAACTTGATGTTTCTTTGCTGCTTTTACTAATTCTTCTGGAACACCAGTACGACCCCATCTGCCACCAATAGCACTATATGTTGAAAGATCATAATCTCCGTACTTTTGACGAAGTAATATTCCTCCATTTTGGTGGACGAATTTAGCAGCACCACCACAAGTCATACCTTCACCGCCGTGTCCGCGTGAACCATAAATACCTTCAGTAGCACCACGGGCCACAAACTCTTCTCGTTGTCCATTTATAATTTCACAACTGCGTGTAATATCTACGCTATTTCGCGTTGCATGTGAAACACAATCTCCTTGGACTTGCCTTTCTGATGGACCAAAAGAGGGATCAAACTTCAAGAGAGACTTAAACGGTAGGGATAGTTTTCCTTTTCCAGTACCATATAAATCATGTGCTGCCACACCAAATAGTGGATGTGGCAGTTCTCCTAAGAGCTTGTCCAACTCTTTTGGGTCACAGTATGATCCTACAAAGCCATCTTTATAGGCTTTTAATAAATCTTTCGGTGTCTTGAACATCACTTTGAGTTATCCTTTGCCCATTTAACTACTGTGTTAATTAATACTACTGTAACAGGCACAATTAGTGCTGTCATGCTACCAAGATCAAGCTTAGTTAGATTTTCGCCAATATATGTTAATAGTGCGGCTAAACCAACTAATGCTGCGTTCTTACCAACTGAAATAAGATCAGTTGTATTTAATGAGAATGCTTTTGAACCTACTTTTAGATCTAACATCTTATATCTCCTTGAGTTGAGAAATGCTTATTAAAAATCCACCATGCTCCTTGTCATTTATCCTATATGGAAATCCCATCATTTTTACTATCTTATCATCTACTGTTTGTACTGTTTTGACTAATTTTCTATTCATTTTTAAGCAAGATTTCAATTCATCAAAAAGATCTTCTCTATCTTCTTCTTTTATATAATTGAGCCAATCATAACCTTCTACACTGTTAATAACTTCTTGTGTTAATTCATAAAAATTATTATTGGTCCAAGTTAGTCTACCATGATCATCTGTTTCAAATAATGCCGCATCATTATAGTGAAGTGCGGCTTTTGTTCTTTGTTCTATAACTTTTTGTCTTTTTTCCATCCTATTAACGGTAGATCTTAAGTCTACAATAGCGTCTTTTAGGCTATTTCCACCATTAGTTGTTAGTTCTTTTTTGATTGTTTCTAATGATCTACCAACTTCTTCCTGCCCTTTAACAAATTTAACTGTTGGTTTTATTACCTTGACCCACATTAAGCTAAAAAATGTTCCTAGACCACCAATGATAGTAAATATAAAGGTGATATGTTCTGGACTTTTTATGTCTAGCATAATTGCCTCCGTAGGAAAAAGAAGGATAAAGTGCCTTAAGATTTCTCAAAAGGCACTTATCCAAAAATAACGACTTATTCGTTACTATCTTTAGCCTTGTAGGCAACATTACGAGTTGGTAAAGCTGCTCCAAATCTATAGGTAAGTTCACCGGGAACTGCTCTACTAGTACTTGCAGCATCATCAACGGCTGGGAAGTTACCGCTGGTAGCTCTATAAGTTACAGCAGTACCAGCACCAGTACCTCTGGTAAGACCGGGGAAATTGCCACTAGATGGAGTTGCAAGAACATTAAATGTTCTTGTAGCATATGAACCAAACTGAGTAGTCTTTAGATTCTTATTAACTACGGCTTCTGTAGCACCACCGGGGATAGTTAAAATAGTTGAAGATGATCCATTGATTTTACCAGCATTGGTATCACCAGCGGCCATTAATAGAAATTCGCTACCAGCGGGTGGAGTATATGCAAAAGTGCCACCCTCTTTTGCCCTTGTTACACCGTGTGGATCACGAAAATTATTTGGGGCTGTAGGTGTATCTTCAGTTACAACTGTACCATAGCCCGGAACGTCAGCTAAATTGTTGATAAGTGATAGATCTGTTAGATTTTCACTAACAGCACCGCCATTTAGAACAACGCCACCGTCATTATTGTATGCATTTGCAGAAACTGCTTTTTGGGATGCCATATTATTCTCCTTTTATTAAATAAAATTTGCAAAGTAATAATTCCGCATCCTTTTATAGTCCAGTTCCTAAAATTATATACACATTTAACAGAATTTATCTTTTATGTTGTCTGCAAGTTTGTGGATTTTACGTCTAATACTTTCCCTATTTTTACCACGTTTTTCAGATATTTCTGCTATAGTCATATTGCTAAGTCTATCTTCAATCAAATCCCTATCTTCTGAATTCTTAAACTCGTCCATTAGATCAATACTAAAAAATGGATCTGTATTGGATGCTATATTTTGGTGCAACATTCCAAAAGACTTATTTTTATTGGCAAACTTAATCTCCTTCATGCACTCAATAAACACGCCCTTATATAGATAAGTTGTAAATTTAGCTCCCTTTTCTGCATTGTAGTTAACGAATGTTTTCCATAACGCATTAAGTTGGCAAGTCTTTATAGAATCAGCATCTAATTGATTTCTAAATCTCTTAGAAGCCTTATTCATAATTTTAACAATATTTTCATCCTTAAGGGCAACCTGTATCTTATCATCTATGCAATTACTCATCATCAAATTCTCCTTTTATAAGTTCTTGTTCAATATCAAATCTTATATTCTGAAAATCAAACATCTGTCCTATACCAACAAAAAATCTATAACGACTAAAGATTTTTAGTATCTCAATACCGGGCATTTTATTGAGTTTATTTTTTATGGCTGGTGTAATATCGAAGTTTGTGTGACCAATCCAGCAGTCAAAATTAGCTAACATAGATATATCATCTATTACCTGCGGAGTGAGTGGCAACATCTTATGCAAAGCTGCTGACATCATATCTTTTTTATTGTCTTCATCTTCATATGATTCGTCTTCATCATCGTCATCGTCTTCTTCACCCAAAATATCTTCTTCTGCTTCTGGCATCATATTCTGTATTATATTCTGTAATATGGGGCATGATAATTGTTTTTCAATATAATCTTCATATTTTTGCCATCCTATTTTTTTAGACATATATGACTCCTATTTTGTGAAAACTTCAGACGGTTTTATACAAGGTTCATCCGCCTTACTATCTTTATGCCCATTTATGATTTTTGCTTTAGTATCTTTACTAATAAGATTGAAAATTTTAATTAGACAATCTTCTCTACCTTCTTCTACAAGGGCATTTTTTACTATATTCATAGTTTCTAGTATCGCCCTATCTTCTGCTAAAGTGTCGATTATATAACACAGTGATTCAATAGATTCATCACTATAATCCTCCAGTTCTACATCCACTATCGTAGAATCTGAACCTTTAGAAACTATATAACTTATTTTTGCTAAAACTTCATTAGGTTCTGAAACTTGTTCATTATCTGGTTTTTTCTTGAAGAAATTAAATAACATTTAATATTTTTCTCCCGGTGTTTTTCCAGCTAAAATTTTTAGCAGTTGTAATTCCATATTCGTTAACAGTTAAACTATTAGTTATATTTAGTTCATGGATATTTTGCATATATTTTATAGCAATATTTTTGGCCCTATTATCTATCCTAGCCCAATTACCTTGACCGTGAAACCATTTACCGTCATATGCAGTTTCGGTTTCTTCTATAGGTATTAACAATGCATTATTAGAGTTACAAAATTCTGTATGGGCAGAATAATCTGTGGCTATTACACGTTTTCCACAAGCCATCATTTCTAATAGCTCTAAATTCCACCCCTCTGCTCTTGCTGGAAATATTCCACAATGAGTTTGGGACATTATATTATACACTTCTTGCTGAGTGTTCTGTCGTGGAATAATATGTATTTTAGATCCCAGTTTAGACTTTTTATATAGATTTATCCATTCATTTTGTTCCTGCTCTGTGCAGAAAGGATTTTCGCACATCATGAATAGTTCTACATTATCATCTTCGTTAAACGCTGAGTTAAATATATCAACTAATACATCATGCCCCTTTCTTATTTCCCATTTACCACAATTAAAAAATCTTGTTGGACTATTTTGTGGCATTTCAGACGGCTGAAAAATAGATGAATCAACACCCAGCGGGACTACTATAACGTTAGATTCTTCAATAGTTGTATTATTTAATACTATTTTCTTAGCCCATTCTGAACATACAAACACTCTATCTAAAGATTGAAGTTGATGCTTTTCAAAATCATTAAACTTATCCAACTCAAATATCGGAAACCCTATTCTGGTTCCTTTGCCAGCAAATTGTGCCATATCATGTTGATGCCATATTTTAATACATGGGGCATTATAATCATAAAACTGAGAATTTTTTATACATTTAGAGATTATGTCGGCATCTTCTTGATTTGTTACTTGAGGTTGTCCTATCATGAATAAAGAAACTTCTATGGATTTAGATAGTTCTTTGATAATGTTTAAGGATGATACGCCGTAACCAAGCTGATTAATTGGGGCCATTACATTAATTTTAGTATTCATAGTTTATTTTGTTATTCCTAAAAAAGAACCATCGTTTTAGTTTTGTTACGTCTTCTTCTTGATTTATATAGCTAAGATAGTTTAATACCTCGCTCAGAGAATTAAATATATGTTCGTGTGGCAACATAAAGAATAACCAATTGGGTGCTTGGCTTTTACCCTGTTCGCACCATATTAAAACTGGCTTTTTCTCCCTATTAGCTGTTACTATCTCTTCGTATGTTCCACAAGCATGAATATTAAGATCAATATGAGCAATAATGAAGTCAGATATATCTACACATCGCAAATCTGCACTGCGTATTATACCAAATTTCTCTTTGATCTTTTCATACTTTTCTGTCTCTTTGTAGTATTCTATCCAGTGCCTAGTCTCTTCATCTTCAATAACCCCATTGATTGGTTTGTCGCACGGGTCAATGACAGTTACCCCTAGTTCGTTTAGATATGGAGTTATTCGCTTACGCCAAGTAGTTCCACCGTCTGGAACTCTATCCATAGCACCAACTAAATAAACTCTCATGCCAACTAAGTTATTTATTGAATCCATTGTCTATGCTCCACCATACTTTGTTAATACCTAGAGATCTCATTATTCTATCACACTTATCGCACGGCTGACTACATCTTAATTCGCCACGCTTATTTAGTCTTATAATAACCATTTTGAGGCTATTATCTATATAATATTTACCCCATAAACGAGATATTAGATCAGTTTCTGCGTGAAAGTAAGGGTATTCACTATCTGTATTGAACCTTTTAGCTAATACTAGTGCTTGAGTATGGGTTTTCTCTGGATTGTTTTGCCCTATTGCAAGAAGTTTATTTTTCTTGTATCCAAAAGCAAAGTGAAAAAATTTATTCTTAGTTTGTCTTTCCTCTTTGGCTTTAGGTAAAAGGCTCAGTGCTATTTCAAGTGATTGATCTATTATATTCATGAGAAATCTATAGTATTGATAGTAATAAGCTTGATAAATTCTTGAATACTAGTTACTTTATGATTATCAAAAGCTTGTTTGGTTTTCTGTTTTGCTTCTGTCTTTTTGTATCCAAGTGCTACAAGCGAACTAATACAATCATTGTAAAGTTGCTCATCTCGTACTGGTTTTGGTTTAGGGGTTGTTGTTGTTGGTGTAATAGTAGGTATGGTTGCCGGTTGATTAATGACGGGGTTATTTTTCTTAGGTTTGGGCTTATCTGCAACGGTGCGTTTTGGTACACTCTTGACAGCACAGCTTTGTGTTGGTACAACCTTTACTTGTTTTGGTTTTTCAATATACGTGTAGTCTTCTACATATCCAATAACAAACTTATCTAGCTTGTTGAAGCTAATTGATTTGCCCTCAATGTATGCCTTATATGTATAAAAAATTGTTAAGCAAATGATAACAAATGCCCAAAAATTTCCAACGCTAGGATGTGGCTGTGGGTTCATAATTTTTTCCTACTGTGATCATACCATAACTATCGTCACAGTCAAGACGCAAACTTAAAAAAAATGGCCCGAAGCACAAGGCGACGGGCCATTCCTTAGACAGATTGACTATCCATTTCACTCTTTAGAGTCTTGCCCTACAATTCCAGACGGGCCTAAAGAAATTTCATCTGCCATTACGCAGATAGAGTTCTTTTGATTCCCATCCTTATCTTGATAATCATCAATTTTTAGCTTCCCTTGAACGCCAACCAATCTGCCCTTCTTTAGATGATCCTTTAATGCTTCAGCCATTTTTCCAAAACATAGGATATTTAAGAATAGAGTATCTTCATTGCGACGATCATTCACGGCCATACGAAACTTTGCCATAGCAGTACCCTTTTGGGTTGTGCTTAATTCCGCATCCTTTGTTAATCTGCCACAACCTAACCATGTATTAATATTCATGCTATCATACCTCCAATGCTGAACGAATTCTACCTCTTACTACCTGTGTATTGCCACGATTATAAGTGCCTAGTGTAGCACTGTATACGTTTCTAGCAATTGATCGCGGAATACCCAGAAGTCGAGCAGCGAACTCTGTATCTTCACGATTATTACGAAAAAATCCAAACCCAGACTTGTGTGCTAAAGCAGTAATTGGATTTAATGTTACACCCTTGTAGTGACCACTTTGAATGGTGGCAACAACACGATTATGATTAATATCCCAATGATATGCATCAGCTAGGTTTGATAGTCTGTCAAAAAATTCAGTATAATTCATATCAATCTCCTTCTTCATTGCTATTTAATTCTTCGAAAACTTGAACATCTTTAACGCCATTTTGCACATAAGCCTTTAGTTGCTCAATCTCATTTTGAATTAAAGCCTGCTGCTTTGTCAATTCTTCAATCCTTTGAGCAACATTTTGCAAATGTGCTTTTGCCATTTCTACAACCGTCATATCTTTTTCTCCTTGTTCTTTCACCTTGTTATACCCATTAGTACTGTCAAAAACAATCATGGTTTTTGTTCATATGTCATATAATCTAAAACTTGAAGATGAGTCCAATTAGGTTGATAATTGTCATCTGTTCCAAGTCTAGCAATATCTATATATTCACTTTCTAGCCTGACTACTAGTTCTGCAAGAAATTCTAGCTTGTTTGAGTAAACACATTCCTCTATCATATCTAGAGTCTCTTTTACTGTGCGTTTATTATTAGTACTCATGTTTGATACTCCACACATTCGACATCAGATTCATGAAATAATTCCCTTGATAATTCAAAGTCTTTTTCCCATCTATCTATTTTGTTTACGAATGAAACTATTCTGCTTATTCCTGACTGTATTATTAAACCAGCACATCTTGGACATGGCATAAATGGGTAAGTATATAAAGTACATCCTTCTACAGATTTATTAGCAAATAAGATTGCATTTATCTCGCCGTGTACAATAATATTATACTTTGTATCTCTCTCTTTCAGTCTATCATTATCTTCTATATGTTTAGGAAAACCATTATATCCAACAGAGACTATTCTATTATTTTTATCAACTATGACAGCACCAACTTTAGTCGATGGATCTTTAGACCATCCAGAAATAAATTTAGCTAAATCAAGAAACCTATAATCCCATTTAGACATTATAATTCCCAAACTATTTGATAGCCATCAAAAATAGGATCTATACCTATGTTCTTCATAAATTGTTTAACGTATTTACCTTTACCGTGTCCATTTTCAAAATTGTCATCTACAGCAATTATAGTTCCGGCAGAACATGAAGGCCAAATACATAACAATTCCATAATATGGTGCATAGATGATGGGTGAGGATTGTTATGATCAAAATCGTAAGAATCTAGATACAAAAGATCTACTGTTTTGTTTATTTCTCTCAACTGTTTATTCATATGAAATAAATAAGAAACTGAATCAGAACATATAAGACTTATATTTTTAGTTATACTTTTTGCTAATTCTATATTATATGGATTTATATCTATTGAATAACATTGACCTTTATTGTCTTGAATAAACTTATCAAATATTACAGTTGACATTCCAGCACCGTAATCATTTACTTGTCTTACACAGCCAGTTTCTATAATCAACGGACTATCTTTTTTTGATAATTTGTCAATCATCAATTGAAAAGATTCTTTGCGTAATCCATTATTGTTTATTATTTCTTGTAATTCCAGTTCCATTAAATGCTCCTATCAAAGTGTACCCTATTAACTTTAACAAATTCTGCACATTTTGGAAGGTCTTTTATACTATCTGCCCCAACATATGCACAAGCACTTCTGATACCACCCAATATATCATCAATGACATCTGATACCTCACCCTTATATTCTACCGTCTTAACGCGACCTTCACTGGCCCTATAATTTTTAATTCCACCATATTTTTCCTGTGCTGCATGGGAACTCATCCCATAGAATGTTAAAACCCTACTACCGTTTATATGACTCCATTCTCCACTGCATTCCTCTGTACCAGCAATCATGCCTCCAAGCATAACAAAGTCTGCACCAGCAGCAAATGCTTTTACAACGTCTGCTGGAGTCCTACAGCCACCATCTGCACAAATTAGACCCAAGTGCTTGTGTTGTGCTTTTAATCCATGGGCAGCGTGAGAGCATTCATTAATTGCTGATAATTGAGGATATCCTACTCCAGCTTTTAGTCTTGTTGTACATGCTGATCCCGGCCCAATTCCAACCTTAACAATATCAACGCCACCGTGAAGAATTAATTCATGAACCATTTCGGGAGTACATACATTGCCAGCCATTATAACGGGCCTAGTTCCAAACTTCTCCCTTATTTTTGCACAGTGGTCTACAAACTTATCTGTATATCCATTAGCAACATCAATACAGATATTTGGTATATCTTCTATTCTATCAACTATCTTCCTAAGTTTGCTGACTTCTTCATCATTAATTCCCATGCTATACCAAAATGTATTTAGATCTTGGAGATTTTCTATATAATCTTCTATATTATAATGTTTGTGTAGGCATGTGATACAATTTTTCTTTGATAGAGATTCTGCCATTTCGAATGTGCCAGTGGTATCCATATTCGCGGCCATTATAGGAACACCACTCCACTCCAAAGATGAGTGAAAAAATTTAAACGTTCTTTTTACATCGACCAAGGACCGTGAGGCGGCTCGGGATCTCTGTGGAACGAGTAATACATCATCGAAATCAAGTTTTGTATCGTTATTAATATTCATTATTTACTCCAAGAAAAAACCGACAGGGGAATTTCTTCCCCCATCGGATTTAACACACAATCAAACACTAACAGCCTGCCTACGCTTGGAAAGAACTCTATTAAGTCTATCCATCTTTGCCGTAACCTCAACAACCCAATCCCGGTTACGCTTCTTACGATTAACATGTTCAATATCATCACCGGTCATATGAACAACCTTATCGAAAATGCTATCAAATTCAGATACAACTTCATATCGACAAGTGCGAAGCTTTTGAAACTTAGAGTCATTTGGTACGCTAACAACATCGCGTGGATTAACCTTGCAAATCATTAGACGATTGCCACCGCCATCATTATCGTTATCAATATCAATGCCGCCATAACTCTTAGCATAATCAATAGCACCAACGTGTAGACCCTTACCACAACCGTTGTCACGATTGCTGTCTACCTTACTACGCTGGACTTCGCAAATAGAACCAACGCGATTGTCAAAAGTGCCGGAATAAATATCCTTGTAGTCTTCGCGTACAGCCTTATAGGACAAGAAACAACCATCATATGTGATAGGCATGTTCTTGTTTTCCATAAAGTCGAACAACTCAATAACAGCATGGTCAGATGGATTCTGACTAAGATTATCAAGGAAATTCAACATAGGCTCAAAAGGAAAACCTTGCTTAATCATATCAAGGATTGTTCCAGTAAACATATCGGGCATCTTAATTCCATCCCAACTCAAGCCACCATCTTGGCAATTTACATATCCATCGCAGTAAGCATTAACATGCGAAATGATATCGTAAGAAGCCTCAAAGTGTTCGACATTGTTATTCTTAAGATGATTAATTAACTTATTATAGTTAGGGTGGGACTTGCCGAAGCAGTATGCCTGACCACTAACAACCGCAGTAACAGTACCGTCATTTGCAATAATGTATTTCATGTTATGTCTCCTTAAACTTATTATAGCGTCACAGTGAGTTAAGAACAGTTTGGGCCTTCAGGCCCGATTCAATAGTATCGATATAGTCAGCAACAAGCTTCCTATCAGCATCATTCCAAGGAATCGAAAGCAGTCTGAGCATAGGATACTTCTTCATTTCCTTGTCAAACTTGCTAGCGAACTTATTATCATCGAGTTTCACATCGCTAAAACTAACCTTCTCAACATTGGGCAACATCTTTGACATGCTGTAAATCATATTCATTTCTGTTGCAATGTTATTAATGTTGGAGCAATATTCGTTGTATTCATTAATGATGTTCTTGACTTCGCTATTAGAAGTCATCGTAATGATATCCTTCCATCGATCATATCGCTCATTTGAAAGTGGAACCCTACGATTAACATTAATAATATTTTGCTTGTTGGTCTTTGTGGCATGATCAAAAACTTTTTCAAGTACGTTAACACCACGGGTCCAGTTACCACGCTCATCAAGCTTCCTATTCTTTACAACGGATGGCTTGACAATATAAAACGTAGCATCTTCAACCATGTCAGAGTGATTCTTGCAAACATATTCAAGTACATTTTCAAGAAAACTGACATCAACTTCGTGAGAATCAATTTCAACAGAACCCTTAGACTCTGTGAAATAGTGAGCATTCTCATACTTTACGCTCATGTTGCAATCCTCAAAGCGACCAGTTTCTTCATTGAAAACCCGTGCCTGTACAACTGGACCAGAGTTTGTAAACCCATAACTAGAACGATTGTAATTAACTTTATCAAGAGTTGAAGTCAAGACAACATCTGTCCGATCAGCATCACCAAGGATACCATACAAACGGCAGTTGTCAATAGTCTCGCTTTCCTTAAGCTTGTAGACATAGCAAGCCTGAGAGCCACCGTTCTCTTTCATGTACTGACGAATTCGACTAACTCCACCCCTAGTAAGGTTATCAATAAAAAACTTTGTGTGAGTATTAAAGACAATACGCTCAACACCGTACTTAATATCAACCTTAGAACGATACTGGGACTTTTCCATCAAGTTAATACCACTATCTTTAGCATTGATATACTCTCCAGCAACGCTATCAAAAAGCTTCATATCATTCCAAGTGATAGACTTTTGAAGAGACTGAACAGCAGTATTGATAGACGAACACTGATTGCTAATCTGAACATACTTCATACGGGCCTTAAACAAAGAAGGCTGGCTAGCAATTTGTTCTTCAATCTTAACAGCAATCTCGTTAATGATATTATCAATCATGCTAAGAATATTCTTTTTAGTGTCTCGACTATATGAAAGAGACTCACGACTAGGAGTAATGTCAACATCTCCAATATTCACAAAGATTCTCAGTCCGTTAGAATACTCAATAAATTCACGATGACGTTGGAAAGACTTGTCACCATTAGCAGTAAACTGGTTAACGTCAATTGGGTATGAGATCTGACCCATCACAATAAGATTCTCTCTGGCATTGTCATCAAAGTACCAGTTGGTTCCAGCCAGAACCTTATCAATGCTACGGAATGAGGGCTTATAAGCCACAAAGTTTGGCTTTACCTTGAAATGTTCATAAACATGGTGCGATTCATGTTGAAATCGGTTGATATCATACTCATTCACATTGATAGAAACCTTGATACCATTCTGTTCGCTGGTATCAGACTCGTCCATCAAAGAGAAGACGGGACTGCCGCTCTCATCCTTATAGGCAGTATAAAGCCTACGAGTACCATCAAGATAAGCCTCAACGGTAAAACTATCGGAGTATGCAAAGGGAGCCTTGCTACCCAGACCAAGACAACCAACCGCATCATTGCTATTATTTCGGGTGCTACGGAAATACGTAGTATAGAGTTGCATACAGTTTTCATGATCCATGCTAGTGCCGTAGTCACGAATAGAGAATACGGGCGAGATGGCGGTGGGGATATGAACGTCAAAAGGTACGTTTGCCTTGCCAGCCTCAACGTGAGAATCGTAGGCATTAGTAGAGAGTTCACGAACAACTGCGAGAATCTTGTTAGAATAAAGACCGTCAGAAAGGATAAAGAATGCCTTAGACGATGCTTCGATGCTGAACTTGGACTCTTCAAACTGACCGGACTTCTCAATAACGTTCGTACTAGCGTGAAGTTTCATAATTGCTAATCTCCTAAAAAGTGCTTAAGTGCTGTGTGTACTTTGAGTATACCAGAGTTATCGGCAGTGTCAAGCGGCCAGTTTAATTTTTTTTCAACGGTTGTCTTCTACACAGAAAGATATGGGTTCTAATGCAAAGTCAACTAAATGACCATCAATATATTCTGCCCATTCATCAATAAAAGATCCTATGGTATCTATATCATCTGTGCAATATCTATATGAATTATAATCGTTTATAGAATCATCCCAAATCACTATAGAGTCATTGGTCACTTCTACATTCTTTATATTTTCTTTGAAGTGCTTTGCTGCTAATAACTCAAGTGGTGAATACCTATTATCACGCATAGCACGAATAATATCACTTTCACTCATTTCAAGCTTGATTTTCATTTCCAATCCAAAGCCTCACTAATTGTAGGGAATTGTTGTACAAAAATTTCTTTGCATCCATTCGCTATATCCATATGTTCCTTCTGAGTACCGCTTTTTTCTCTTAGTGCTATATACGTAATCCATGATCTGACATTTCCAGAAACATAAAGTCTGGTAGGAGTTGCTAGTGGTAATACAAACCTAGCACACTCTTTAGCCACCCCGTCTTTAATCATGTCATCGTATATTGATTTTGTTTTAGCGAAATGCTCACGAATTTTTGTATTCCATTTAACTCGTACTTCATCGCTAATGTCATCTATACTGTTTTGTCTATTTTTAGTATCTTGACGGCGAAGTTCAAATAACGGAATGTCTTCTGCTAACAATGCTGTATCGGCATAACGTTGGCTAAACTCTTGAAAAGTAAAGCTTCTGTGTCTTAGAATCTGAGCAGCAATACCTCTTGTTGTATTAATTTCAACAGTCATAAAGCCGTGCTCAAAAATACTCCAATGCTGATGCTCAATACAATATTTCAAAAGTTTAGCATAGTTATCGTTATCTTGTCCTTTTGGATTTGATACTCTAGCACAATATGCCATTAATTTTTCTGCATCGGGAGTAACGCTAATTAATTTTACATTCATGTTTTTTCTCTATTAAATTTATCTGTTCTAGTTTCCCACCAAAAATGCGCCATTGTTGTATCGCCATCAAAATATATTGGACAAAAATCTGGACGAAAAACGCTATTAAGATCACAGGCTATGCAAGTAAAAAATAATTGAGATCTTGGATAACCATAATCTAAAAGTTTTTGTTCTATTTTCTTAAAATTATTTCCACTGAGACATCCGCTATCTACTACAATTAAGATATAGTATGGATCTAATTGATTTGGATGAATAAATGCTTCAAACTCATCTTTATATGGAATATTAACGGGTTCTATATCTATAGGCTCATCTTTATTTGATAATTTATGAGATATTAATTGAGCCACAAGCCCAGAATATTCATAACTTAATTGTAATATACCTATGCGACTAGACAAGTTAATAAGACTATTATGACGAATTTCATCGCATATTTTATCTATACATTTGGTTTCCCATTCTCTATCAATAAATAAACTATTTTTCATTATACTCTCTTTGGTGATCTAGCCACTTACCATTCGTATGATGATTAAATATTGCCCTAGCCAGTTTACTAACGCTTGGAGCAGCACCGCTACCGCTAATAGAATTATCACTAGATTTTGCCCAATAATACTGAGCATCGTCTTTATCTTTAATAGTCTCATATCCAAGACCTTTGGCCCACGATCTTATTTCTGTCCAAGTCATTTTTGTAATTGGTCTTCTGACCTTACCTTTTGCTTGTGGGAATACCCACTAGAAAATCCAGACATAAATGCTTCTTTTAAAAGCGGAATATCACTCTTCATTATGTTCTGGTTTTGTAGCCAATCGATGAACATTTTATCTTCGTCGCAAAGTTCTGGCCCACATAATTCATTATACCTATACTTTATGGTATTAAACATACTGTCTATGCATATAAAGTAGAAGTCATCTTTTATACAAGAATTTTCAAAATTCTGATGCCATCCAGATATTACCACAATATCTCCAGAATGGGTGTAAATTTTATCACCAATTTTTATACGCAAGGCTTCTTTAAATATCATATAATTTTTCTTTTGCTATTATCTCATAATATTCTGGAGTAAATTCGCCTTTTCTCATAGCTTCATTGTACCAAGGCGTATCTTGTTTGTCAAACAGTATTCTGTGTTGCATACTGCTATTTAATCTTTTAGACCCATTTACCTCAAATTCCCAAGGGTTTTCTGAACCGTGGTTGATCAAGCAAGATTTAAAAAACTCTTTATTCCATATAGAAGCTTGCATTGATATTGTATATAAACTATGCTGACGCAATGCATACATGTTTCCTATTATATGAAACTTATTATATAATCTACTATCTTCATGAATTCCTAATCTATTTATTCCCTGCCGACATATTTGAATATACATATCAAATTGTGACTTTGGTATAGTTTTTCTCAAAAAATAATCATCCTGTAACCATAATACGTACTCTGTATCGACTCTATCTAGAGCATACTTTAGACAATCTGAATAAGGTATTTTGCCCGGTAAAATAGATTTAAAACCATAGTCGTTAAATTCTAGGGTTTCTGATAAAAAATATCTTGGAATATCTATATTGTGGTCCCAGTATCTGTTGAATAATAGACCAAATTTGTTCCATAGGAAATTGTATTTATCGCAAGTGCCGACTAATAAAGTAATGTCCATATTGATTTTCGTGTATAATTGTAATGAGTACTCGATTTTAGAACCTTATAAGGAGATTTTTATGCCTTTTTCACCAACACAATCTGGTAACATGTTTCCCGGCAGAAACGTATTCTTCCCCGGCATTATAGCTGGTCCATCTACTGTCACTGGTACTAGTGGCATATTCATCCCATTTGCCGCATTAGAAAGTTATAATGTTGGTAATAGTGGTGAAATCGGAGAATTAGTATATTCAATAGTAGATAAGTTTGTAACTGGTTTAAACAATTTATCTGGTGTTCCTACGCTTGCAGATGATCTCCCAAGTAAGTTTAGTGCTTCAAGACAAACATCGTTAACTTCAGATAACACTGCCACAAAAACATACTCAATGAGTTTTGATCTTAATGTTTCAAGTGCCAAGTATGATCTACAAAGCGAAGCATGATGGATAGGGTTTGATAGAGAACATACGTATGTTTGGTTAAGAGGGCGAACTTTTAGTTCGCTCTCTTTTTTTGTATATGTGTCTTGATCCAATCTAAGAAGTTACTAATCCTCGTATGACAACCATCATCATTATACGTTGAGTCTGGCTTTTTGTCAAGGGTTGTGACACAAGAATTTATACCAGCCAATTTGCCATCTATAAATAAACCGCCGCCGCTATCCCCGCTACCTATTAAGAATTCAAGCTCTGTTCTATTTAATATAGAAGGACTGCAAATTAAAAGATCATTTTCTATTCTATCTATTTTATTTGATCCGCCCCTTTTTTTCTTGTCTCCATTCTGTATTCCAGTTATAAAAGTACCAGTTTTACCATAGCCAGCAATAGCGCATATTTTGTCAACTTCATTTGATTCTTCGTATAGCTTTGGATAAAATTCAAGCTCTATGTCTGATGTTGTATGACATAATGCTATATCTGCAAATCCAAATTGCTTCTCTTCAAAGTTTTCATGGCATATAATTTCATCTATAACTATGATCTGTTTTTTCTTTTCGCTGTGTAAGAAAGCAAACTTAGAGTCTTTCACAACATGAGCCGCCGTTAATACCCAACGAGAATCTATAGCAACAGCAGAGGCTGAGAATAAACCATCATTATTATAAGAACCCATTATCTCTAATACGCAATCAAATTTTTTACCATATTCAATATATTTTTCATCTGGAGTATTGGGGTCTATTGTGCCAGCATATATATTAGATATTAAACCAATAAGAAATCCAACTACGAGGTTGTTGATAAGTTTGTTCATTATATGGCCTATTCTTGATTTTGAGTGATATTTGTTCACAGTCAGTGACTACATTTGTATTCCAGCTTTTGTAGTCCATCAAATGGCCCAATAATAGATGACAATCAGAGCATAATGTGATTAAATTATCTGGATTTAATTCATTACTTGGATCTAAATGATATGGTATTATGTGATGAACTTGTAGATCGTTTTTTCTCCTACACGCCTGACAAATTGATTGATGTTTTAAATGTTCCTTCCTGACGTTAGACCACTTGGGCGATCTAGAATAGTCAGATATTTTATCTCTTAACCAATTAAACATAATTTTCCCATAAGATTAAAAAAACCCTTATATATATACACTAAATAAAAAAGGGGGCAGCTTTCGCCACCCCCTGATTCATTACTTATTAGGTAACTATTGTTCACTCTTCACGAACAAAAGCCACGCCAAATTCACCCGGTGCTACGGGAGGTACAGTATCAACAGCAGTAAACTCCACGGTGGCTGGCGAACTTACATTGCCAGCATCGTCAACGTCTACTAAGGTTAAAACAACACTATCATTATCTGAGAATGATAGCTCACCAAAACTGGTGGTATTTGCTGGGAAGGGCGATGTTGAACGAACTTCACCATTAACAGCCACTGAAAGTCTACGCTCTGAAACGTCACTATCAACAACTGGGCCAGCGGTTACATTATAAACTAGTGCCATAGAAAATTCCTCTCTGTATAAAAAATCACACTTAAATGCTATAGGATAGATACTACGCATATCCATCTTTCGCAAAACTTTTAGATATCTATTAAATAGTCTGTCATTTAGCCATAAAAACATAAATCTACTCTGCTTTGTATGTTAGCTCATCTACCTTTTCCATTATTATACTCATCTTGTGCTCATTTACACTGTGGCTCTGATTAATTTCATTAAGTATGTCAATATATAGTAAATTTACCGATAAAGATGATACTAATATTGAAAGTAATAATGCTACAAATGTATATTTCATGAATAAACTCCTTAAGGTGGGATATTTTAGGTAGGCTACCATTTTATACACCAACCGGGGGGTTTATCGTTGTCTAAAATGGCTTTTCTTTCTTCTCTAAGTAGGGCTATTTCTTTTCTTTGGGTTTTTACTTCCAGTTTTAATGATTCTACTATATTTTTAAGGGATTCTATATCCCTCAACAGTTTATTTATATAGTCATCTATATCTACTGGAAAGTCATTTATATTAATCTTCATCTATTGATCCATAATGTTTTACTGCCGCCCTAGCATTTTGCTTGTGGGTTACTCTCTCTAAATTATCAAGGCTATTATTAGACTTATTGTGATCTATATGATTGACGATGAATAACTCTCTTAGAAATACTTTGATAGATTCTGGAGTCTTTTTATAGTCTTTTGCATTAATTTCTTTTGGTAGATTTTGATCAAATGGCTTCCAGCTATCAATTACTAATTTATGAACTCGACAATTTAATGATTGTCTTTTAGCTCCATATCTTCCTTTTGAGCTATATTCATAATCAAAAGTACCACAATCAAATGAAATATCCACCTTATTATATCCTTGCTTACATATACGAGGTTTTAAAAGTTTTTTATATGAAGTATCAATAATGCAAATACGATAACCACTTTTTTCCTCATTAATTCTTTTAAAATGAGAGTATATATTACCACTTTTTGAAACGCTGTATTCTTTTATTGGAATTCCATTCAAGATTACTGTGGTTAACTCTTCTTCATCGTCTACTTGATCTTCTGAAAAATCAAACTCTAGTTGATTCATTTGCATATAAAGCCCTCCCAAGTGCTATTCTAACACCAAGTTTCTTATCATAGTTATCTTCTGTGCTACAAATAGCAAGTCCATGAAAACGTTCGCCAGTAGGAGAATCAATAATAACTTCGGTAGAGCCACCCTTGGTATCTGGGCCAATAATTCCATCAGTATAACCATAGACTCTCTTACCGTTTTGCCAAGCATGATATCCATTATAAAGACGGTTGTGAAAAACTTTTACTTTGTATCCATTGTCTTGCAATTCTTTGACAGTCATTATTCAACCTTTCATAAAAAAGTAACGGAAGAAGTAGGATTCGAACCCACGGAAGTTTTTACGCTTCTTCTGATTAGTAATCAGATGCATTAGTCCACTCTGCCATTCTTCCTACTAATTGTATCTCTATTAGTTGCTATTGTCAAGTGGAGGCGGCGAGAATCGAACTCGCGTCCAGAATAATTTCAATATAAACATCTACATCCTTAGTTAGTTGTTCTCGCACAGCTAACAAAGCTAACAGAATTATCTGTGTCAGATTGAATACAATCATTACCCCCATTTATGTTTGGTGAGGATACCATATCCGATTATCGGAGTCAGCATGATTGGGCAATACGGTTCATGCCACCGCACTCTTGCCTAACTAGGTCAGGCAGCGAGAGCGAAACGAGTTTCGCCAACTAACATTTTAATCGACTTTTATACTGGCCGGTCGATTAACCAGTGGATGCCATCTATATATCCGTTTACCTGTCGATACCTTTCGCCCCCTTATTTTAAGAAGTTTATTAAACCGCTTGGCCCATTATAGCCAATCTTCCTTCCCTTCTCTTTACCGTTTTCGAAAACCACAAAGGCAGGGATCGTCTTTATATTGTAGCCTTCAACGATGTCTTTGTCAACATCAAAATCTACGTCTACGATGGTATAATTTTTTACAATCTCTGATAGTTGTGGGTCATTCTTCATATCATTCTTAGCTATGTGGCAGTATTTACACCAATCGGCGGAAAATATGATTAAAACCTTTTCGTTTGTATTATCAAAAGCAAAAACAGAAGCGATAGATATTAAACACGAAATCAAAAGGATAGATACTAGTGTATTTCTCATGCTATAACCCTCCAGTTGGTAAATAATATATTCTACCTTGAATATATATACACTTTTTAATCAATCATTATTATCAACACCACCCTCGTATGTTAACTTGGGTATTAAATCATCATTTGTTTGTTCTACCTTTTTGATGGTGATCACCAAGAATGTATCTCCTTGGTGATTTCCACCATCCAGTAATTTTTTCAGAGCATTACATACCTTTTCGCATGTAAGTTCTGGATTTATTTTAAAGCAAATCATCTTTTCTCAATTTGACAGATTATTACTGTGACTATTGCACATATAATATATACTATACCCAATATTGTCCAAGCGGTTGGTTCATTCATTTAAATCGACCTCAATTTCTGCACCATCAAATACCCAATGATCTATACTATCTATATAGTTGTGGGTTGGAATTGGTTCATTTACAATTTTGAATTTAACGTCAAAAATTCCACTTATTCCTTGATTTTGATAAAGATACTTTATAATAGCATCCTTAACATCTTCATCGCTCATAGTTATATGAGTCTTGTTATTAATCTTCATGGTTCTCCATAACAAATTTTTTGCTTTGCTCATTAAATAGTTTAGATATTAGATAGAATCTTTCATTTTCTAAGTATTGAATTTGTTCGTTTATGAAATCTATTCGTTTCTTAGTATCTTGTATACCTATACTGTTTTCGTACTTTTCTTTCATATACTCATTTAGTTGTTGTTCTCTTTTACTCATTGGTTATTGCCTTTAGCTTTTTTGTGATATTCTCTATAGTTTTAATAACCGGTGCTGTTAATGCATAGTCTTTTTTATATGCCTGTATAGCATCTATAATCTTCCAAGCCTCATTTTTAGAAATATCAATGTTCATACAAATAACCTGTCCTTTAGCAATTCTGCAATAGTTTCATTAATATTTATTCCGTTTACAACTATATCTTTGTTAGAATCATATTCATCAATTTCCATATATTTCATGGCATTATTGAAACACCAAAAGATAGCAAACTTTTGTTCTTTTGTGAGATTACCATTCATTTCTATAAATTCCCGGTTGTAATCTTGGCTCATAAGGTTTAACAGTCCATCCCATCATCATTAAATCTAATTTAATTTCATCAGTAACAACCCCTTCGTTGCCAGAACAATACCAATCCATATATTCTCCACTATTGATTATATCAGCTACTATGCCGCCAGACATTCTCCATGAGCAAGTCCACTCTTTATCACCATAAAAGAATCTGTTATTGCACAAAGCCCCATATAGGTCTGTGCAATAGACTTGGCTATTAATACATTTGGCTACTATACGTTCATTATTAATGAGATCATATTCTAAGTCTGGCTTATCAAAAACTGCTTTTAGTGTACCATTTAAGTCCATAGCGAACTCCTAATCTTAATTAGTTCAATTAGTTTTTCAGTATCTTCTTCGTCATACTTATGCTCCATCTCATCAATTTTGCGATAGTAATACTTTCCGTCTTTTTCTTTAGTGAACAGATCATATGGATTCGCCCTGTAGTCTCTATCTAGCCACCAATTGTAAAGTTCCAAAATCTTTTGAGAGGCTATTGCTTGTGCTGTTGCCTTATTGTAATCTTCATCATCTGGATTAAAACCATTATCTTCATTAAGTTTAAGGTCACAGGCCCAATTTAAATAGTCTAATCCTGCTTGTTTGCATCTTCCGTTAACAAACTTATAGTTACGCTCTGGATATGCTTTCATCAAATGAGCCTGATCACTCTCAACAAAAAGAACTAACTCATTAAAAAGACCATGAAGAATACGATAGTCAAGATCATAATACTTCCCCGGCTTTAGTCCTGTTCGTAAATAATGAAGTTTGTCAATATATCTGTTACGAACATAAACTTCTATGGTATAGTAAATATCCATAGGAAGATGCACAATGTCCTGTAAAAAGTTTAGAACTTCTTCAGCAATCCAGTGTCGTAAAGGGTGTTTTGTTTTAGATTCTTGTCTCCAAGTTTCCCATTCATCTAAACCTAATGCTAATGGCTTAGTGTTTCCCCTAATAAGGTCAGCGAAATGTGAGCAACTCCAGTAATTAATTCGGGATTGTTTTATAATTTTAAACATTATAGATCAATATTCACTTCATAATTGTTAAGTATTCTGTAAAACTCTTCTCTTATTTTGACTACAGCATCACGGGCATCTGTAAATGGATCACCATATTTTTCCCATGTGCGTAATGCTTCGCTTAAATCCCATAATACTTTTTGCATACGGATTGCTTGATTCATTACGTCATACTCACGCTGATCTTCTGGAAGATCAAATTCAAATGTAGCTTTCATATTATTCCTTAAATTTAACCATTAAATATGTACCAAGAAACGCTCCAGACGCTAGCGGGATTAAGTAATAAATGTTCTTACTATATGATACTACGCCAAATGCCAGTAGACTGTAGATTATACTAGTCAAAACTGCTGCTGTAAAGGCCCGCTTTTTGTTAACGCTCATAATGTACCAAGCGTATAACATATCAATTGCAACATAAGTAACAAAGATTGTTAGTGCGGTTATGTAAGAAAAATCATTCATGGGAAATATCTCTTTCCATTTAAAGGATCATGATCATATGGGTAATTGAATCCCCCTAAAACTTTTCGTTTTTTATCTTTGATAAAATGTAATACTTCAGTAAAACAATCTTCACACAAATCAATATCATACTCCATACCATCATCCTTGCAACCATAACCCCAAGTAGCACCAAGACTAGCCCATGATGGCCCCATATTTATGGTATCACAAGATTGACCACAGCAATCGCAAATGACATTATCAATTGCTTTTCTAATTTCTTCTTTGTATGTTTTCATCTTTTAACTTTACTTACTATGTAAAGTATAGATCGTGCCAATAATATGCCACAACATACTTCAAATATTTTAAGCAGACTTGCTGACAACATCATATTTAACGTCCTGTTGATGAATCTTTGGCTTTTTATAGCCCATAAATACTTGGCTAGTAATAACCCCCATACCAGTTATGAGAGTTACTACTATACCCACGATAAATATGGTAAAATTGTTCATTTGAATAAATTTCCTAAAGAAAGTATACTTGGAACCCACAATCCTACGAATAGTGCCTGTTGCCTATTAAGGTCACTATCTCCTGCAAACCATAGTGTAACACTAAAAACAAAACTAGCAAATGCGGCAACAATAAAATAATTTCGACTGTTCATAATATTCCTTTTTGTTAAATTTGAAACCCCTTTAATATATCTAATATTCGTCGGGCTAACGCAGCGCCGCCGACAATTCTACCATCAGTATAATCTTCACCATATCCAGCAGAAGATTCGTGATCTTTTTGATCTTGAACTTTTTCACTACACAGTTTGATAATCTCAAGTATTCTATCTTTTTGTTTCTGATTCATTTATATTAATACCTTGATTGTATCCTTCGTCATATGCTGCTTTTAGCCAATCTTTTATTTGTAACCAATTATCCACAGGATCTTTGGGGCATTTTACAAGATCATCGTATATTCTCTCCATTCGTAAAGAAAATGATTCGACTTCTTCTAGCCATTCATTAAAAGTCATTATACCACCGTATTGTCAGTTGTCAACTCTCCATTACGAACAACATAATAAATAGGCTTGCCGGATGATCTAACATATTTTCGTCCACCATCAATCATATTACCATTATCAAATGCTTTATAATCGTGATGGAATTGAGAATATTGTAAATTACCATCATCGTCTTCTATCATGCCAAAAGTTAGTGATTCTACGCCATCAGCATTACTAATGTAAGCTTTTCCATAATGCGGTCTTAATGAAAAATATCTGTTACCAAAATCTGGATGTGGAGTTTCCCTATAAAATATATCTGCTGGATTGTCATCGCTATTTATATCAGTAGTGCAAACATATTTAATAGGAACACCATCTCTTTGAGAATAATGCTCTACAATCTTATTTATATCGTTAATAGGAAAATGTTTTATCATAGTAGTTTTTCTAGTTTTTTCTTAAGATCATTCATAACTTCTAATTCGATCTTCATGCATTCGGAAAGACCTTCCGGGCCACCGTGTATATCATCAAAGCTATCTTCAATTAACCAAAGTATAACATCTATCTCGTCTTCTGTCAAGACTAGGTTTTTCATAAAATTTTGTGCTGTTTCAATATTTTATATAGATCTTTAAGCTCACTAATATCTATTCTCAGTTCATGTGGATCGCTATTATTATAACTGAAAACTCTCACAAGATAAGGTTTGTTTTTTAATTTTTTGTTATAGTGAATTTCTATTAAGTCATATTCAAGGACTATGGTGCGAAATAGTGTCATAATGAGATACCTAGCCAACTACTAAAAACTTCATTGGCTAGGCAATCTCACTAAATTCAGTTACAGCAACTGCTGCCGCACTGGCGACTCTGCCTAGCCTTCTTTACAATACGAAATGGTGCTGTTAGAACACGCTTTGTTACGCTCACAACCGTTGATCCAGCCTTCCTAACTGGATTAGTCGAACATGACCCGCTGCAACAATCTGCACTAGCAAGTGTAGCAGACCCAAGAACAATTGCAACCGCACAAATTAGATTCTTCATAAATTCTCCTTAATTAGAAATTAAAACAAAAGAATAGGTAAGGCGGGCCAATGGTTAAATTATCCCGCCCTACCATATTCAACAATTATAATTGAACAAAGAGTTCGCCTTTTGGTCTAAGCCAAGGACTAACCTTTGACAATTTTACCATCTTGTTGATTCTACCACGATTGTCTTTGTGGCGACCAATAATATGGATTTCTCCTTCAACGTCTTTTTGTGTCCAAGTATAGTTATTGATTACGCTATTTGGATCAACGTTATCATCACCGTAGATTTCACCTTGAACATGAAATTTTACAACTCTGTCAAATATTTTAGCCATGATACACCTCTCTTTATTTATGATTATATAGTTTGTCGGGCCTTACGAGAAAATTCTGATCCTTTTCCCACTACAGATTCTACAATATGATCTTCTAAAACTTCTGGACAGAATTTATTGATTTCACTTTGTAGAGTATCAACTGGATAGTTGATTTTCTCCTTGAAGAAGTAATCTTTAAATTCTTCTAGTAGCTCTAGGTTATCCATTCTACTTGTAATGTAGTCTGTATACCTTCTAACAACATAGGGTTTATTATCTTCCGTAATTGTCATTATACGTTTCATGATTACCTCCCACTCTTTGTTAAAGTGGCTGGGCCTTTCATGTCTTCCCAATTATCCACTAGCACATCTGGTGCTTCGTGTCTAATCTCTGCCTCTAACGCAGAAACGGAAGAATGATCTTTCTCGACCTCTAGATAATCTCTTAGTCTATCTTTAATCTCCATAAAGTTTAAAGATCCTAAAATATGGTCGATATACTTACGTTGAAACTCAGTCCTATTCTGTTCTGTTAAAACTTTAGTCTTCATAAATCACCTCATAGAAAAAGTTAGATACCTTTCTATGATTCCTTTGTTCTCCGTAGTTCCACCACAGCTAACTCAGGCTTCGTAGTAACATCGAAAGATGTTTAAGCGGCAGATTCCCACCGCATCTAAATTATTATAGCCCCTAACCTTTTTCAGACACACTAATTTTTTCTACAGGTGTAGGATTATTTTCTTATTTTATAAGTTAGGAAAATAGTTCATTCTTGAGGAACAATCTTATTGTCATCAACAACACACTGTCTCAAAAGATTAACAGCAGTTTCCAATAAGGAATTGGTTGTTTTCAAATCATCAGCAAGAGTATGTTCTATATTACCACCATTAAGAAGTCCTAACATAAAAAGTCTTTCTTCATAATCAAGCAAGAACTCTTGAACATCTTTTCTGAGTTTATCGTTCATTCTTCATTCTCTCTATACAAAGGATAGTCTTGTTCATTCTTTAGTAGTTTTTCGGCCAATCCCAATATCTCCCGCTCACTCCAACCACTAAAATATCCCCTCATATAAATTTGGGTCAATTCATTACGAGGAGTATTCTCATAATATTTCTGCACAGATTCTATCCAAGTTTTGGTGGCTTGTTGTAGACGATTCATTTGTTATACTCAACTATCCTATCTATAAATTTTAGACATTGCATAAATGCAATAAAATAAAGAAGATAATATTCCCAACGAGGTATAGTTATCATTAGTTATTCTCCAAATATTCACAAATCATACTACTCAAACCTATTGGCACAATTACTACAAAAAACAAAAATCCCAAAATCAATAGTGAGTATACTATAATATCCTCTTTAGTTAGTTTCATTTCTTTTCCTCAAAGACTTTCATAAAATTTTCTTTCTGTTCTTTAGTGGGTCTTAAAATCACAGGGTTGTCTTTAGGATTCGCCCACAATGGAATAATATGTCCATCAGAACAGTTATTTCGATGAGCAACTGCTTGATGATATGATACAAAAACAGAATAAGAATCTGGTTGCATAACGGCCCATGCCATAGGCTCTCGTTCAATCATCATTTCTTTTCCCTGCAAAAAAAGTTTCGTTCCATACAAATCCTAACAAAAATCCAACAGATAGCATATTAATCAAAGGATCGCTCCAAACTAAAAGAGAACATATAAAAATAGCAGTGCTAAAATAGACTATTACTACTTTATGTATTATAGTCCAATCCATAATTACTTATTCTCCAAATCAGTTGGTCGATAACAACCGCCATATACTAGCATTGTTTTATCAGCACATTGTTCCCATAACACTTCTCGTTCTTTTAGTCTACGAATCTCTGCAATTAATTGTCCAACAACTTCATCACCAGGAGGAGGAAGCAAATGTCTACAAATATCCATGCGACCTATTTCATCTTGTTCCATTAGTTATTCTCCAATAGTTTCTTCTAACAGACTAATAGCCGTTTCTAAAAACAAATCATAATCGGCCAATCCCATAGTCTCATCATCAATAGTATTATCCCAACTAACAATAAAGTTCTTGATTCTATCCTTGAGTTCGTTAGTCATTATTTTTCTCCAAATTTTACTTTTTAAACTTAATAGTAATCTTGTCAATATTCTCTCTTAGTTTCAATAGATCGTCCATAGTCAAGAACTTGATCCTTTTAATAGTTTGGAACTTCACATGATCTTTTGTTCGTTCAAAATCTATTTGATAAGTTTTCCCCTCATCAAGAGTATAAATGGTAGGTTCGATCATTTTGTGGGTTTCATAGGATTTTACTCTGATGGTAGTTTACCATAACATCGTCACTTGTCAATAGCAATCTTGAGCGTTTTTTAGGGTAAAAGTTGAGTTTTGGTGTAAAAATATTGAGTGAGGAATTTATGAAAAAAACTTGTTATAAATGTAAAATAGAAAAAGATAGATTAACAGACTTTTATTTAAATGCTTCTGCTTGCAAGAAATGTTCTATCGAAAGAGGTAAAGAATACTATCAAAAAAATAAAGATAAGTTTAAGGAATATAAACATAATAATATTGAGAAATTTAGAGAATACCAAAGAAACTATTGGAATGAAAGAAGAAGAAAAGATCCAACATTAAGATTAATTCATAATCATAGAACAAGAGTTAGACAAGCATTAAATGGTATTTATAAATCTGAAAGTTCATTAGTATTATTAGGATGCAAAACAGAAGAACTTAAAAAGCATATTGAGTCATTGTTTATGGAAGGAATGAACTGGTTAAATTATGGAGAATGGGAAATTGACCATATTCGCCCATGTTCCTCTTTTGACTTATCTGATCCAAAACAACAAGAAGAATGTTTTCACTATACTAATTTACAGCCTTTATGGAAGCATGATAATCGGCTAAAAAGTGATAAAACAGATTCTATTTGATTAGCGGTTCATTTCCCACAATTAACCTTTTCATTTGGTTGAGTTTGGGCTTCTAACCCATTAATATGCCTAATCAATATATGAATATTAATACTGTCATTCGGTCTATTAAGCAAAGAGTCCTTCAAAATTTGCTCCAATAGAACACTTTCTTTCTGTGAAATTAGGATACTCTTATACATTCCAAAACCTTCATTTTCCCCGTTAAATATTAAGAAAAATACCAATACCACAATGAACCAGTATACCAGAGAAAGCACTGGTTGTCAATAGGGTATATCGGCCATTTCCATAACCGGCCTTTAACCATTTTCCATCACGGCCATAAGCAATAAGTAAAAATTGTTCACATTTAATAGTAAACAAGATCTATTAGCTTTTATTCAGCCACTTTTGCCGTATTATAGGATGGACTTGATGTATATTCAGGGGTATTTGGGGCTTGTGAAAATGATTTATAAATAAAATAATGAGCAGAAGCCATAGAAACTATAGTGACAAATGCAATTATGAATAAACTTTTGATAAAAGGAACATGAAATTGATTCTTTTTCATTTTTCGCCCTTTGAGATAAGAATGGTGAAAATAGTACAAAATATGTAAAGGACTCCCATGAAAATCCAGACTGTTAATTCCTGACTACTCACAAGGATACCCGTATGTTTGTTGCAGATAGTTAATTGATAGGCCATATAATATTAATGAACAATATAAAATGATCAAACCATAATCCTGTAATATTCCTAATTCATTATCGGCCATAATATTTCATTATCCTGTATAGGGCGTATATGGAAAGTATTAGTAGTAGTGATGATAGTATCATTGCTGTGTTCTTATCTTTTATTAAGACGGGCAATAATGGTTTTCTAACTATGATATTACTCAATAGATTCATAGAGCCCAATGTATCCATAAATTCTTGAGTCGTGTTAACAATGATGGAAATCGGAATTCTTGATTATTTATACTATGAATATTCTCAACCACTTTTACTTTTCTTTTTTTACCAATTCTTGTTGGTATTTTAGTCATAAAATTTCCCCGTTTTGACTGACTGTTCCCATAAATCCCAAATCCAGAAGTTTAGGTGAGACTATATGGAATATGATACAGATTATAATAAAATCAATTGAATAAAAAACAAGCTGACTACATAATCTCGCTGACTATTTCCATAATTTCCAAATCCGGAATATTAGGTGAGACTATCGGGATGGTATTCTATCTTGGGAATATGATTATCACCACCATCAACCGTTTGTATAATATCTATAACCAAAATTGATTGTGGTAGATTCCCACCATCTTGTTGAAACTTAGTGACTAGTTTCTGAATCTGCTGACAAATATATTCACATTCAATATTCTTATTAAGAGCAATTGCAAACTTCATAATCTATCGCTGACTGTTTCTATAATTTTCAAATCGAGAAGTTTAGGTGTGACTAAGGGGTATAGAAAAAGTTCTGACTATAATAATCCCACTGACTGTTATCATAAAAATCGACCCGAAAAGATAGCCTGAGACAAATCAGACTATCATAATTGACTTATAAAAAAGCAACAAGCGGGATTCGAACCCGCGACAGCCAGATTGGAAATCTAGTACTCTACCAACTGAGTTATTGTTGCATCTAAGGAAAAACCCCGAATACATTGTTAAGAGGTATCCGGGGCATTTTCCCTAAATTTTGTTAGTTAATTCACTGACAGCAACTTACAGTTGTGGAACGATTAACAAGACGGCGCCTTAGTGGTTGATACTTTACAACTTCCTTTGTTGAAGTTGAACCACAGTTACAGACTGGGGCACAGTTACAAACATCAACAGATGCTACTGTTTCAGTACAACTCTTTGGGGCAGCAACTACTGCTACCGCACGAACAGGAGCAAGAACAATGTTCTTACTAATAGTTACAACCTTACGAACTGGCTGAAGTGGGGCACGGCAAACACCGTTAGCACAATCACCAGCATAAGATGAACTAACAAAACCGAAAACTAGCATAAGTGCAATAATAGCATTCTTCATAAAATCTCCTTAGTTAAAGTTACAATCCATAATAAAAGAAAGGGTCAAGTTAGCAACCTGACTACTTCTTGTCTTCTTCCTCCTGAAGAAGTTCTTTTGATATCTCGTTATAGAGAATATCAGAGTTCTGTTGTTTTATATAAGAGTATGGGTCCAAGTTAATATCTTTAGTGGTATATTGATAAGAATCTTGTAACAGAATAGTTTCAGTATGTTGCCAAGCTTTCTCATGAAGAGAAGGAACACCTGTTACAGTTTTATCAAATGATAGTGTTATAGTTAGTACTAATGGCAATATCATATACTAATATCAGTTATTATAAAACCCGCTAGCAAAACCAAAGCACATACCAACGATCAGACATAGTTCAATCATACATGTCTCCAAAATGGTTACGATCACACCACCATTGTAACACAAGTGACACTCGACGCAAGTGCTTGTCTCTTAACGACTTACGATACTTGGTACTATTACTTAAAAATTTGATCCTTGACAAGACCCCTGAAATGTATTATATTTATGCAGCTGGGTAGATATATTATATACTCTATCACCCATCCCTATAGTTAATAATCAGGAGAATTTAGTATGGATGATCTTATATTTTCAACAGTTGGAAAATTATATATTGAATTAATAAGAGTTCAAAAAATAGCAGAAGTACAACAAGCCAGAATAGCAGAATTAGAGGGAATAATTAGTAATCAAAGTTCTACACAAAAACAATCAGCAAAAGACGGCGGAAAACCATAGTTAGAATGTGCTAAATGTTTTTAAGATCCAAGTTCCATTTTTTCTTAGCAAATCTTTTCAATGGATGAATCGCCCGTTCACCAACATGTAAAGAATAAAATGGTTGACTATGATCAAAAGGATAAATCTTAGCAATACTACCATTACCATATTCAATTACAAAACCTTTTTTCTCCAAAGCTTTCATAATCTGATTAATATTTTTCACAACCTTGTGCCTCCGTAATTATACAGAAGAAATCCAGAAGCTATAAAAGACACATAGAACAAAATCATTAGTATAGTAATCATTCTAACTCCGTAATACTCTCTATATTTTCTGGCCCAAAATCCCCAAAGAACTCAGGATCAATATAAAGTTGATCACTTAAATATTTAGCAATCTTCTCTTTGTCATAAGATTTACTATCGGTGCTATGATCATATAAACAATATTCATCATCAACACCCAGTTCAATCACAACCTTAATAAGCTTCATATAAGGACTCCCATAACAACCCAGACTACTCTTGACTACTCCATATAGCAAAATATTTTTAGGGAATAAATAATCGTTATATAATATTCCACCAGTTTATTATCCTGCATCACACTACCATTGTACCATACGTTACTATTTGACGCAAGTTGTTGTGTTTCATAGGGTTACGACAAGTCTACCATATTACTATTTCGGAATATTGGCTGACTATCAGCAACGACAGCAAATCTGGTGGATTACATAGGACAAAAGAATAGGAATAAGATATATTGTAATAAGACTCACACTAAAAATATCAAATATCATTCTTGTCCTAACTCCTTACAGGATCAGCACTTACATCCATTGTATCGTCATTCCATCCATTCGTCTATAGGGCCGGTTTGAGATACTTTCGCTAAGTCTAGTAGCCACAAGAGTTTACGACAAAGTTTCGCGGCCCCGTTTTTCGCAAAGTCTTGTCCCATAAGGGTTTACGTCGAGTGGTCTAAATATCAAAAGAAGAACCGCCGCAGGATTGCTCCCACGGCGGTTCCCCTCAGATCACCCTGCCACGAAGATCAAACGGCGTTCGCAAACTCCATCGCCTTTTCCAAGGCCTTGATATTGTCGTTAGCATTAGCACCGAACCAGAGAGAGTCGAGGCGATTATCCTCAGTTCGACCCTTATTATAGTTCAGATATTCATTGTAACCATTATAAGCAGCCCACCAAGTACCACGCACATTCGTGGCCGATTGCTTCGGGCCTTCAACGAGGGCCAGAATCTCGTCCATGATATTACGGGTACGAGTCTTAATATCATCATCAACAGTACCTTCGATACCAAGCATCGTCTTTACATAGCGACGAATATCGCCCTGATTAAAGTTCTTCGACGCAAGAAATCGGAACTGCTCCGCAGTAGCCTCAAACTGTGAGTTGATATTATCCATGATATCACGAACCTGTTCCAGATTATTCTTGCTGGAACGAGTATGGCGAATCCTAATAAGTTGGCTACTCTTATTATTATGGGCCATAGCCAGAGTATTCACGCATACGACACGAATAGGCGTATAGCCAACACGAATCGCGGTCGTACCATCGTGCGAGTTACTAAGTAGAATAAACTTACTAACATCATCACCCGGAACAATCTCGCTGCTATCACGGTTGAGTTGTGCGAGAACCCAAACCTTTTGACCACTGTGAAGCGAACCAGCGGTATGGATGCCACACTCGCCAGCATCAATAAATGGCTGGAACCAATCAAAAGAATCCTTATTCTGGAGCGGCGTATAACGCGGCCCCACAACACCAAGGATACTACCGTCAGTCTTACGGTATGTAGCACGATGCGAAACCGGAACACCGTCAACGGTTTGCAGATCCTTAAGTCCAACTTCCCAATCCAGACCAGCAGCGACAATAGCATCTTCGACGCCAATATCAGCATCGACCTTATTGCCAAGACCGTGCCAAGGGGTAGCACCAACAAACATCATCTGTTCAACAGCAGCAGGCATATCTAACTCCTTCGTGTAGGTTTCTCGTTCTCTGATGCACTGATTATACAGTATGTTATCGGCGTGTCAAGGGCCAAACTTGCGAAAAAATCTATTCGTCGTAAGTCGTTTTGCAGCAAGAGTTTACGTCGCGGCCGGGCCAGCAGGCTCATCGTAAAGTCTTATGGGCTATAGATTTAGGAGAGGCAGTCCCAAGTCACGCTCACAAAGTTTAGAACCTTCATGGTCATCAGGATATCCACACTCTTCGGGCAGATAGCAATATACACCCAATGCTCTCGCTCTTGGATATTCTTCTTTAATAGTATCCGTAATATGCTTTATCGTTTTTCCAGAGCAAATAAGATCATCAATAACCACATACCTAAAAGGAGCAACCCCCTCAGTTGTAAAATCGCTATATCTTCTTTCATCTTTTCTTACCACCAAAATGTTTTTGTTAAGAATCTCAGCAATCTGTGGAACAACCATCAGACCACTTACTCCGCAACAAGCGATACTGTCAAAGTCTTTACTAATCTTTCGCAGATCACAAACAGCCTTAATAATAATCTTATTTCTAATCTTATGATTCAATACATGGCAAGTGTGGCTAGCACCTTGAATGATTCCGCCATCGGTATTACGAACTTCTTCGATTTGCATTTCGTTTAACGATTTCATAAATACGGACGGTACGATTCGAACGTACTAGAAGAGAGAAAGGATAATCCTTATAATAGATACTTGTCCCACCAAGTCGCATCCGTAACGAGAGAGTTTATTCATCATCCAGTTCGTTAGCGATAGAGTGATAATCAAACTCCCAAGAGTTTTTCATATCTTCAATATCGTTATCATCCTCAAAAACGAGATCGTCATCGTACAACTCGTCGATGTTGCTAGAATCATAATAATCACGATCATCATAATAAAGCATAATACCTCTCCTTCAACCACTATTCTACACCAACGATCAACGATTGTCAAGTGGGGCCTGTGGGACTCGAACCCACGACCAAAGGTTTAAAAGACCCTTGCTCTACCAACTGAGCTAAAGCCCCAACTTAGCCGTATTATAACGGCATTTTTTCAGTTGTCAACCCCTACATTTTCGTAAGAGAAGGACTCTATTGGATACCCAGTTTTTTGAGATAGCACATCGAACATATCATTCAAATCAATATCTTCTGGTACACTCAACCGGCACTCTGTCATAATCTTTTCAGAACCAATAGCAGTTTCACTAAACATATTATAGAAACGAATGGTTTTCATACTCTCTCCTTTGGTGGGATTCTACTCTAGAGCTATCGACTTGTCAAGAGGTCAAACTATAGTTTTTCTCGCTGACTATCTTCCACAATCGCAAATCCGTAGGATTAGGTAATCCAGTGGGTGTTTTTGTTTGGGCAGAACACCAAAAACTGCTCAGAACGCCAGCCTCCGTTTTGGTATTGTACTCTAGTTATCGGCACTTGTCAATAGGATTCTTTAACTTGGTCTAAGTGCTTATACATAAAGAGTTTATAACAAAACCGGCCGCCAGCGTTTGACGTAAAGTCTTATGTCTCAATACTTTAAGCAAAGGCGGGTGGAATTGCACCACCATCTACGGTTTTGGAGACCGTCGTTCTACTATTGAACTACGCCAATGTACGGCTGGAACAAGATTCGAACTTGTGGAGGATTTCTCCTCGTCGGTTTAGTAAACCGGTGCATTAGACCGCTCTGCCATCCAGCCAAACTGGCAAGACAAGATTCGAACTTGTAACCTAGCGGTTAACAGCCGCTTGCACTACCGTTGTGCTACTTGCCAATCAAATGCCCGAAGAGGAATCGAACCTCTAACCAGCTGATCCAAAGTCAGCCGCTCTACCAGTTAAGCTATCGGGCAATAAAGCCGACAGAGGGAATCGAACCCCCGACAGGTTGTTTACAAAACAACTACTCTACCACTGAGTTACGTCGGCAATCATCCTATTATACTCAATAATCATGATCCTCGCAAGCCCTACGCTTTTGGGCCGAACGAGTACGCTGACGCTTGGGACGATTATCGAACACGGTAAACTTGTGTTCCTGATGTCCCTGACGCATCTCCCAAGGCATAACTTTCTTGATTTTGATTACGTTGTGGTTGCGTCGAGGACGCATATCGTCGTTGTTGTGGAGGGTAATCATGTTTGTATTCTATCGGACTTGTTGTTGTTTGTCAAGCCGTACTCACTAGCCCATTTAAAAATCGTAGTACGAGATACTTTAAGTTTTTTTGTCAGTTCTATATAAGTATAATCTTTTAATAGATTTTGTAAATATACTTTAGTTGGTTTGTTTAGTATTTTACTTTTTGCAAAACATTTGGGTGAACAATATAGTTTGTTCTTCGTCTTATTTTCGCACACTGCACATTTTATAGTCTTGCGATATTTTTTTGGCTCATATTTAAACTCATTTTTGGATTCCACATGAGTTTCTCTATGACAGTTAGCACACAGAAGATCGCATTTATCTACTTCTTTTTTTAAGATATCTTTAGAATATTTTGTCATATTCATGCCACATATATCAAACAGTTTTTGAGATGGATCTTTATGATGAAACTCTAAAACTTCTGAATATTTAGCATACCCACATTTACAACATTTTCCTCCAGCATAGTCTATAAGTTCTTTTCTTATTCTAATACGACGATATTTAGTGGCCTCGCCAGAACATTTTAAACAACGATAGTATTTTCTATCATTAATAAGACTATGTTTTACAAAACCATGTTTTTTACATTCTTTTATTTGATGTTTCATGCTGTATCTCCTTCGGATACATAGATATACACCAAATGTCATCTTTTTGATGATACTGTACTATATTTTCTTTGTTCTGGCGGAAAATCGTACCATTGACCATTTTCATGTTGATAAAAAACTTTGTTTACGTTAGGATCATACGCCATTAAACAGTATTGTACCGGATAAACTACCTTTGTCAACTCTTTTTGTTGAGTCAACTCTGGGATTTTTATATTCCCACTTTGATAATCTTTTACACCATTATAGGCCAACCCTAACAGGGCAATAAGCACACCAACCCATTGTAGCATTGTTCCGTTCCTTGTCAAGACCCGCTTCTCATCCATAGAGTATTTATCGGTCAAAAGGCCCGACCAACTTTAGAAAATCCTAAACCCTTACTCTGCAACACTTTACGACAAATCGCCGCGGCCCGCCTTGATGCAAAGTCTTATGCACCAAGGACTTATGGCTATTCAATCATCATCCCGTGAAAGTTCCCACCCTGCGGCCCTAACTATACTTTTTGTAGCGATTACATTAGTTTTAGGAGTAGCACTAATATAATCTCTATATCCCTGTTCATCCACATAAAAGTGCTCGTCGATAGTATCGAACTTATTTGTTAGCAACAAACCACAAATAGCCGCTTCTAGAGCATTAGGTTGAGACAGAATAACTTCTAGTGTGCCGCTCTTTACATAGTATTTAGCCATGATCAACTCCCTAAAGAAATAACTACGGTATTATCATACTCACCAAAGTCTAAATCAACGATGAAGTCATTATCATCCAGAATAGACTCTAGTGTTTCTTGGCTAATCAAAGTGTCAGTATTAGTACCAAAACTAACGTCACTATTACAAATAGCATCCATTACATCGCTATAGTTCAACTTATTATGTTCGCAGACTTCTCGTAGGTCGAGATATGTCCAAGCATAACTTTTCATATTATCCTCAGTGTGATGGAAACAACACGTTAGCCAAACCCTTGACGCACAAGTTACAGTCTACACTACCCTCGGTCGGTGTGCAAGTCACAACGCCACGACCACGACGGATTTCGGGGCAAGTGATAAACTTTGTATCATTCAGCACAACCAGTTTAGGTAGACTCTTACGCCACACTTCCGCCGCTGCTTTACGCTTAGGACGTTTCTTGGCAATCTTTTCGTCGCTATCGCACCACGCGAACAGTTTGAAACCTTGAGCCTTTGCCTCATTCATATCATTATCATTATGAACACTGGCATATACATTCATATACTTTTCCATAGCCACAAGCCGACTATCATAGATATGAGTATAAAACCACATATCGGGCAGACTAGTACCATCGGCAAGAATACTCTCACAAGCCCACGTTACATTAGCAACATAGTCAAGGTCGAGTTGACCATCCTTGAACCAATCACCACGCTCATGCCAACGAATAGACTTCTCTTTACGAATCGCTTCCAGAATCATCGCTCTAATACGATTCTTCTCGGTGATAAGATTTTGCATACCGGCAGGACGAACATTAGGATACATCTTCTCGGTTTGCTCAGCATAGCAACCGTCGCCCAAATAAACACAAGTAGGGGGACAAGTATCGCCAACGGGCCGACTCACGACCAAACAACCCTTGCCCAACTTATCGTTACCGTTTGCAACTTTCATCATGTTTCTCCTATGCTAACGATTCTATACTACAGTATCGTCATTGTCAAGAGAAAACTTTATAGGTTGTTGCAGAAAACGAAACAACTTGTAAGTGCTTGTGCTACAAGAGTTTACGTCGATCCCTGCGGCCCCGATTTGACGCAAAGTCTTATGATACAAGGATTTAGCGAGAATGACGGGACTCGAACCCGCAACCTCTAGCGTGACAGGCTAGCGATCTAACCGATTGATCTACATTCCCAAATAGCCCCAAGAGGAATCGAACCTCTAACTAGACTTTAGAAGAGTCCTGTTATCTCCATTTAACTATGGGGCCGTGTATCTATTATATCGTACTCATTCAATGCCGCAAGCCCCCACGGTTTCCCGTGGAGGCTGAAGCGGTTTGATGATAGAATCAGTCGATCAAGCCTCGACCGTTTCCTTTTCGGTCTTAGACTTCTTAGGATTCGCAGAGTCGCCCGCAGCCTCGGCAGTCACACCAGTAACACGGGCACGCCACACCTTATAACCCTGCTCAGAAAAACTCTTGACCTCGCCAGCCTTGACATTCGCATGAACATCACCGGGCAGGGCATCATTCAGGGCAGCGGTCAGACTCTCCACAACCGAATCACGATCCAGTTCGCTGGCAACAATATCAACATTGAAAGTAAACTTTTGCATAGTAATCTTCTCCAAAAAGTGTAATCGAACCAAGTAAAGTAATCATACCCAAACCATCATCACTTGTCAAGGTCTGATCCGAACTTTTCTTGTTTCGTGATCGGTCAGAGTCTTGTCGTGTGATGCTATCAGTATACCTTAGTTATCGGCACTGTCAACCCCTTTCCATTAGTATTTTTCACGATTGTTCCTAAGTCGTTATACGATAAGAGTTTACGTTGAACCGCCGCGGCCGTCCTCGCCGCAAAGTCTTATGCGGCAAGGCTTTAGGCTCAGGAGAGAAAACCCTCACAACCCTTGTCAACAAGGTCACGCAGCAGATTCTCAGCCGCTTCGGGAGTACTGAGAGTGACGCTGTTCTTTGTGCCTGGAGTTGCAGGAACGAAAGTATCGTACTTCCAGCCACCAACCAGAACATCGCTCCAATCCTTGGCTTCCTTCAAACCCCATCCGGTGTGAGTTCGGATAGCCTTGATGCAGTAGATACGATTATCCAGAGTCATACCGCCAGTGATAGTAACGGTCTTGTTCCGATTCACCTTAAGAGCATCCTCAAAGGCGATGGAGATCTTGTCGTAGATCGTATCATAGGATTCAATCTTAGAAAGAATCCACAGAGCCTCACGAACAGTCAGAGACACACTAATCATATTCAAACCCTTTCTTCCAAAATGTATACTTGTTTGCCGTTAGTTAGTAAAGTGGCGTATTCGGTATTGTCCCAAATAAACTCATTGCTATCGCTTTCTCGTCGCCAGTGCGGATCTCTCAATGGATTGTAGTATAACTTCTCAAGATTGTCAATAGGTAGAGCAGGATGAAAATCCTTCCTCAACATAACTTCTTCACACCGTACCCACCCACTAACATCATGCACACCAGCCTCAAATACCTGTTTAGCCTTATTTGGCCTATTCCACAGGATACAACTCCTCATTTCCAACTGGTATTCTTTGGGGTCATAATAATACACATCAACAGTTTCTCCACCCTGCTTAACTTTAACTTGCCAAAACATATAGTGAGGCCCGTTACTCAGGTGGAATCGCACTTCGCCATGTAGTGGTTTCTGTTTCATGTTTATAGTATACCTTATCGGCAATCGTTTGTCAAGAACCTAAAACTTTTCTGTGAAATCCGAAGAAATACCCATTTGTTCTTGAACATCTCCGTCTGTCAGAGTATCACTATCCATCATAAAATCCAGATCATCAAAAAATATCTCAATATCCGGATTGTCGCACATTAAACTAGCAAAGTTAAAAATCATAAAATAGGCTGTTGCCTGAACCCAAGAAGCACACAAACCAGAATGAAGTTCAATAGTATCCCTATTGTTATAAACGTACTCAATACAAGACTGTTTTGTATTATCACTCATGTTATTCCATACAGGAATATCAAACTTATTAAGTTCATAAGATAACTCACCCTTAGATTGTGTCATCCAATCATTACGATAAGCATCATACGTTTCCTCAATCATGCCAATAGCAATCTTTCGACTTTGCATAAAATCTCCTTTTCGGGCATTGTACCTTATCGACCAAACCTTGTCAATACCTTAAAAAATGTACCTATACTGGTCTAACGTCCAGTGGTGTTTTAGACTTCCACCGCTTATAAAGTACACATATTCTCGCTGACTACAGCCACCCCAGCCAAATCCGTAGGATTAGGAAAAACAATGTCGGCTTCCGCCATACTCGACCAACATTTCAGATAGCCTCTTTTGATATCATTGTGGCTATCCCCGTCCATTGTTTCCCTAAGTATATCTCTATTATCGGGCGTTGTCAAGAGTTTTCTTTAAAAAATCCTAAATGGTTGAACCATAAGACTTTACGTCAAGTCTCTGTCGCCCCCCTTATCCTAAACTCTTGCGAGTAAAGGACTTAGGAGTTCTTATAAACTAGATCAACATACTTATCGACCAGTTCACTTACCGATATCTCATGTAATCCAATCAACTCTTTAGCCTTGTCTACATTATGCTTATTTACAGCGGCCATTCTATTCTTGAAAAAACTAAGAATATAAATCATAGCCTTTGTACGATCTTCATTCATGATGGATAATCCTTTGGGTAATCGTTTTCTGGTCGTTTTGGTTTTGGCTGTCCCTCATATGGCATCCACCACGGAGCATCCATACGATCTACTATACCGGGACTTTCTTCACAAATCAAGATATGTTCACTTACCGGATCATCCTTATGAATCTCATACCTTCCCTGCCACACCCCAATATACTCGCCAAAGTAATAAACCTTTTGGCCGTTGATGGGGCGACGAGGACCAAAAAAACTAATCCATTCCATTACTCACCCCCATAACTACGATATATCTCGTAGCATTTTTCGATAGTCTCATCAGACTCATCATCATTTTTTACAGAGATACCATTCTCATACTTATGAAACAGTTCGCTAAAAAGTCCGTAAAGTTTTCTTTCCTGTTGTCTACACTTTTCAATATTCATTATTTTCCCCTCGTAATAATCAAACACATTGTACCAGTATCACTATCGGTATATCTCACAGTCTCATGAGGCCCGTAATACCAAGCATCATTCTTGGAGAAGTTGAATACAACCTCATCGGTCTTGAGTTGAGTATCATTATACCCACCCTCATACCCAAGAGTCAATACCCTCATATCACCGGGATAACCCTTCAACTGCTCAATCAGTTCATTAACGGTCATTCTTCATTCTCCGGAGGAAACATATTGTTCCAAGATTCATCATCGTTACCGCTCAACAGAATCTCACGCTGTTCAGCATTAAGATGAGGAAAGCACTGTTGAAGATAACCACCATTAAGCCACTCGTTAGCAGCACTCAGTTTAACAGTGATACTAAACGGCTTAGCACTCATGGTGTAACCTGAAAAAGTAAGATTCTCACCATCAACCGTTCGGGTCACCTTATCACTCAGACAATACCGCTCAAAGCCAATCATAGTTTTTCTCCTTGTGCTACCATTCTACACTAGTATTATCGGCTTGTCAATAGGCTTTTCTTTAGCAATCCTAAGTTGTTGGTGGGTAAGACTTTACGACGAATGTGGCCGCGTCAGTTTGTCCTAAACTCTTAGAGGATAAGCATTTAGAGCGAACCCCTTTTGAATATGGTATACCGGCTGTTAATGGATCGACTTAGTGGATAGATGGATTCGAACCATCAACTCCTCTTGTATTTAAACAAGTGGAACTCTACCTTTGAGTTATACCCACCGATAGTTTTACAAATAGTGTCCGGTATCACGCACTATTCAACCCTAACGGCTCTCGCAGTCTTAGGTTTCTATCCGACCCCTGTTTGTTACCAGCGAACCTTTTACGCCCCGATTCTTACCCTCACCAGTATGGAGCGACCATACCGATTTGGAACCGCCCACGCTCACTTTCGTCCAGTTGCGAACTGGCTCAGGCAAGAGGCGACGGCTACTGGTTGTATTGCTCGTGGTGAGGATGCCATCCCTCATAGATTGGTATCACTATACAGTATATAACCCTACTGTCAACCCCGGCGATGATTACGTCTTCGCTGAACGGGAGGTTTATCGTGATAGGTTATCCAATCTAGTCCCGTCGCATGGACCCACGGATGTTTGTTAGATTTTTTGCCTTCGTCGTATTTCGTCAGAGCAATAGCAGATTTCATCAGCATAGTAGCCATAGTTCGGCTGGTCAGGCCATGCTTTCAAAACTTCCCTACAATCTTTAATCGTAAAAAGAAGTTCAGAATAAGTCATCTTCTTAACCTTTTTAGCGTAAGCCGCATGATCCATAAACTTAGTGGCAAACATCTTTGTCTCCTGTGTCATGATTATACACTCCTATTATCGGTCTGTCAAGAGCATATTCTGTAGAAAAAACTTTTTGATGCAAGTCTATAGGAGATAAGAGTTTACGTCGAATCCGGCCGCGGCGGTTTGCCCTAAACTCTTGGTAGTCAAGAACTTAGAGCGAACCAGCCTTTTTAGGCTTCTACCTCATCATCAGAGAAAAACTCTGCCAGATTATAATCTTCCCATACCTGAACAGGAATCAACCCCTTATCATCCCCATATTCAGTATACAAATCATCTCCATCCTTCCAAATGCCACAATAACCCATACCCGGTTCAAAATAGGACGCAATCACCCTAAAACCCCTCAATACCAGTTCCTCATACAGTCCAATAGGCGGCGACCACGCACTATCAAAACTCATAGTGGCCTCATTATCCACAATGGTAGGATTCAATCCATGAACTTCTCCGTTATCACTACCAATATCCCATTTAGTTCCCCAGTTATTTACACACCAGTTATACCAATAATCAGGATTAGATTCGTCGGTAATAAGTTCGCCCTGCTCATCTTTTGGTACGGGCAAATAATGTTCACAAGCCTTACCTTCCTTATAGGCAAGAACAAACTCCATAACCTTAGACCGATCCTCATGGCTAATCGTCAACTTATTCAAACACCAGTTAGGCATAACTGTCTCCTTTAGTGCGATTCTACTCTTATCTTATCGGTTGTCAAGAGTCTAAACTTTTGGCTGACTATACCCACTCAGCCCAAATCCGTAGGATTACCTGATACAAGCCAATGACCCCACGGAGAATCGAACTCCGATCTCCACCGTGAAAGGGTGGCGTACTAGCCGTTATACAATGGGGCCAATATATTCACCAGACTACCTTCTCAATCCTGAGATCACTACCATACTTATCTTTAGCCTTTCTCCAAGCGTCATACTGGCTAAACGATACCACATAGCCCACAAATCGGCCATGTTGGAACACTCTCCACGACATTCCTGCGAGACATTGGGTTGTAGTCATAAACTTTCTCCTTAGTCGCATTATACACATTATCGACCAGTTGTCAATACCATCTTTAGTTTTTCTCTAAATCCTTATCCCATAAGACTTTATATCAAATCGGGCCGCCCATCATTGTCCTAAACTCTTATTCACAAACACTTTAGGTCAACACAATATCATCCCCCGATACATAATACTGATCGTCAGCATGATTCAATACAAGATACATAGGAGGATTAGTTTTATCCGATACGTCAATAATAACAACATCCTCATCCTGCATAATATCATGAACAATATTGCCAATCTTATACATCATACCCTCTTATAAACTGTAGTGATAATATCTTGATTATTCTTATAGAACGTCCGCACCTTCACAGACGATTTAATCTGATCTTTCGGATACTTCTGAATATATTCCCAAGCATCCTTAATATGTTCGCTTGTCCAAATCCGGTCAACAAACTCACCAACCCGTACAGTAAACGCAATATCAACAGTTCCGTTCTTGCTAATCACCAGAAACAAGAACACAATATGCTTCTGTTCATCAGTTATATCATGATACTTACTAGGGTCAATCCATTGCAAGTCCTGTTGCTTTTTACATTCGACCAAACATCCCAACAAATCATTGGAATAATCATACAGAATATGGCTATCTCTTTTCCAGCCACTATGCCGTGTGAGAATATCATGAAGCATCTGCTCTTTTCCTCCCCTACCTTTTAGGTTAATGGAAGAAATAGCCTCTACGTTGATACTGCTAATAGGACACATGATTTCACCAAGTGTGATTGGTTAGCAGTCGCCAATATACTGTCAGTATCGGGTTTTGTCAATAGAATGCTTGAGATTTTTCTAAGTCTATGGCAGATAAGACTTTACGTCAATCCCATGCGGAGTGCCTCGCCCTAAACTCTTGGCTTGCAAGAACTTAGAGCGAGGTCACTTCACCACCACGAGAAATATCAGAAGAGAAGGTTTGCCAAACCCGTCTTGAATGCTGCACCAGCCAACAGCGGCCTACGGCAGTTCACGGTACGTTCAGCGTAGAAGTTGCGAATCTTACCGTCCGCAGTCTGGCACGTTACCAGATGATTGCTACGCTGAAAGTTGCTATCGTTGCGACGATATGCACTACGAGCATTCAGCCTGCGAATAGCATTATCGTCCAGCACATGAACACTCAGCACCTTTGCCAGATAACGCTCAGGGTCACCAGCATTAGGCTGGAGATATTCAAAGTTATAGAACTCTCCGGCCTTTGCCGTTGACAGCGACCCATGAGCACCACCATAGATGCCATAAGCAGCAAACATAGCAAGGCAGCAAACAACAACCGTAGCAATCGAACCAAAAAGAAGAACATCGTTCATAAAAATCCCTTTCGTGTAGTGAAGACCAACCAAACCAGATAGCCCCAGTATACATCTATTATCGGCATTGTCAAGCCCTATCCTTGAAGAAATCTTTTTGCCACAAGTCCTTATGCCACAACAGTTTGTGAAAAACGCCTGCGGCCACCCATGCTGCAAAGTCTTATGCAGCAAGGGTTTATGGCTCATTCAAAATCCACGAAGATAATCTGATTGTATCCTCGCGGCTTCACGGTATAACCATCACCATAGTCGTAGGTATCGGCCTTTACCGCAGTCATATTCGCCAGAGACTTAGCCTGTCGAATAACGCTACGCTGAGACTCAGCATTACGAGGCTGAAACTCATACCGCTTCACCCAACCATAGTTAGCCTCACCGCCAAACGTATCAGTAACCGTCACAACACACTTCGTCATTTTCACTGTCTCCTTTGGTTTTATCTTATCACACAATCAAACGTTGTCAAGCATACGGATTCAAGATATCAGCAGCCCAATCCTCAATACGGTTACCAGCAGCACCACGGCTACTGTCTTTCCTGATAGATATCTTGCGAACATCATCCGCAAAAAACGTACCACATTCTCCCATGCTACAGTTGTCGAGGGTAACAATAAGAAACTCGTTACCATTGTCGATAACAGCATGAGACATGGTGCCAAGAGCATCAGCAGCAGCGAGTCTCATTTCCTGAAGGGTAATCATGTTATTTCCAGTTGTTACGGCGACATTCTTCAGCCCATTCAGCATCTTCACGACGAGTACGATCATTGTACCCATAACCACCATTAGTCAGGTAGTTATCTTTCACAGCATCATAGCCATCATCACTATCCACAAACGGCTCGCAATGTTCCTTGCAACGCGAGCAAATATCACCACGATAGATCGTCACACCACAGCAGTCACTCAACATTTTTCACTCTCTTTCTTACTCTTTATATCGGTATTCTACCAGCCTAAACTTTAGAAGTCAAGCATATTTTTTTGAAAATCGTAAGTTGTTGTGTCTCAATAGTTTGCGTCAAATGCGGCCGCTGGGCCTTGGCGTAAACTCTTACGCATCAAGGCTTTAGATCACTTGGTCTTAGAGTCGTTCATTTTCTTTAAGGCTTCCACAATCATAGGGATTCCAGAAAACATTTTTTACCCCATAAGAAAAGTTGCGATACAACCACAAACAAACGCCACAGACAGGACAATCTTATCCTTAATGGTCATTTTATTTCCTTAATGGAAAAACAAGATCACAAACAAACCAAGCACAACCAAGGCCAACAACAAATCCCACACTGAAACTATTCCAGTCTAGATATATATCGGCCATCCGTAGCCCTTTCCTTTAGTTATACTTCATCCGAATCATCATCTGAACAATCTCAGGACGAGTCATGATACACTCCCACATATACCAATCACAGAAGTTGAGCCAACCCTGCTCAGTAATCTGCCCACGCTGAAACATAGTCCACATGGTTTGATACATTTTACCACCGTTTTCCTTATTAGCATTCTACACTACTATTATCGACTTGTCAAGCCCCAGTCTTCAATATTTCTAAGTCCTTACTGCACAACAGTTTGCGTCAAACGCTGGCGGCGGGCCTTGGCGTAAAGTGTTACGCTTCAAGGCTTTAGGTCACCACCGGCCAGTACCATACCATTTCAATAGTTCATAGACATTTATTGCATACATCACACCACCATGCCTTCCATAAAAGGATATTCCTTACCATTTACAGTCACGAACCACTCATACTTGTGCTGATGCACACGAACGGGGCTATACTGGTTGATTCTATCTTTGGTAGTGCTGGTTTGCCATCCCCCCGTTTGCAGGGTATAGGTATTGTCAGCATGAATCTTTACCACATAGGTACTGTGGAGCAAAATACCAACCGATCCACATGGTAGGATTTCAGCGTAGGTGTTGTTTCCTACCTTGCGGCTATCCTTATTCCGCTTGCCACGAACCATAGAAACTGCTTCGGCGTGAGTCATATTCTTTCCTTTGGTGGTGATGATGTTAGGATTCTACGCTATAAAACTTATTCTGTCAAGTCTCAACAAAATCAGTAAGTTCATTCTGATTGAAAAGCCCAAACTGGCCATTCTCATCCTTGACGAAAAACATGATCAGCGGCTTTCCGTTTTCGATGATAACGTCGAAACTGTTGACCACAACCTTAGTACCGGAAAGAGTCTTTGCGGTCATGGTTACTACGTTGGTGATATCATTGGTGATCATGTTTTCTCCTTTGTTCTTATATCGACATTATACAGTCCGTTCTTTAGGCTGTCAACAAGAAAATAAAAGATTCTTGATTTGTTCTAAGGTCTTGAATCTAAAGAGTTTACGTCAAGTCTGTGCGGCCCGATTCGTCGTAAAGTCTTATGCGACAAGTAGTTAGATTATTATGATATTGGTGTATAAACCATAGTCTACATTTCCATACCGGAGACGAGTACTATGGCAAAATATGATCCACAAGAATATCAGCGAAATAAAGAGTCTTACAAGATTAGAAACCAAAGATACAAGAGCAAACATAGGTCTATGGTGAACCAAAAACAATCGGAATATAGATCAAAAACAAAAGATAAAATCAATCAGTATTCTAAAAGTCGTAGAAATAAAATAAGGATTCTATATGATGAATACATGAAAGATAAATCTTGCTTACATTGTGGATATGATGATTCTCGCTCTCTCGTATGGCATCATACCGACCCATCACAAAAGAAAAATGGAGTTGTTCAGTTGGTTGGTAAAAAACACGGGTGGGATACTATCATGACAGAAATAAACAAATGTATATGCTTATGCCATAATTGTCATAATATATTACATAATCACCAGTCACCATAGTCATCCATTGAAGGATTATAGTATTCATCTTCGGCCCAGCCTACTGACCCCATAGCGCTGTCGTGATCTCCATCCATGCTGTCATCATAGTGATCATCGTAATCATCATCGTGGTCATCATCCAACTGGCTCTCAATCTCATGATCGGCATCGGCATGATAGGCTGAACTATCCTCGCCATAGAAAGCGTCATGGTAATCGTAGTTATAATCGTCAAAGTGGCTGCTCATAGTATCTTCCTCATAAGAGTTTTCGGGATCGAACAAAGGATCAGGATGACTCATCTTTTTACTCTTTTGCAATGGTACAGAAACAAAGCCCAACATAGGCCACAACGAACAGCATAGCACTAAACATAGTTTTTGTCAAGCCTCCACGATTTCGGGATAAATATCTTCGACCAGAATCTCAGCCAGACCCGTAACCTCTGCCCAATCCATCGGGTGGCAGTCGGGTTCGTCAATCGGCTCTACCATAGGCTCGATGATACCCTGCTCTGCAAGGTAACTCAGTTGGCTGTTTGCTTCGTCTAAGTCGTGAAACATTTTCGAGCCCTCGTTGGTTGTGATCATCATGCCACGATTATACACATAATATCGGCCAATGCAAGTGGAGATATGAATCTTTTTCCTTACAATGCTGCAAGTTTCGCAACTCGTTGACGGATAAGAGTTTACGTCAAACGCGGGCGGCGGGCCTCGTCTCAAAGTCTTATGCGGCAAGGCTTTAGGTCAACCCCTCCAACCGAAGGGTGAAACTTCCTCGCCCGATGCCATAATGGCAGCATACTGGTCGGCCAACGCTGCCTTACGCTCAGCCGAACCGGGCTTGCCAACGGGTACAATCATGGTATCCTCTCCCCCATTGTAGCGAGAGTCAACCTTTTCCGCCTTAGCCTTACTACCCTTGCGGAGAGCCTTGCGATTGAACTTGTGAATCTTTTCACTGTGAATCGGGCCATACAATCCATCGGCAAGGGACGGCTGATGCCGAGTGGCCATACCAACAAAGCACATGCGAACCTGACGCTTGGCATCTTCGATAATCTTGAACTTGGTAGCCATTTTCTTTTTCCTCTTGGTGATGAACGTATTTTACAGAAACTTTTTTGTCTTGTCAACCCCTCTAGTGGGGGTCATGAGACGCCCATCCAAGAGGCTTTTTCCATACAGAAGTTATAGAACATATCGTTCAGCATTTCTTCGTAGTTGCTTTCCGTGAGTCTACGCCGATCATTCGTCGCCTCGCACTCAGCAAACAGTTTACCGTCTGCCGTATACAGTAGCACCACATTGTACGTTTCGCTACCCCAAATCTGACGCAAAGCATTTTTGATTTCGTTGGATATCATTTTGTTTCCTCTTTCTCTTATATCGTCATTATACAGGGTATTTCTTAGAGATCAAGCAAAAAGTTTCCTTAAAAGATCGCAAGGTTCGTAAGTCGTTATGCGACAAGACTTTGCGAAAAACCGAGCCGCCACCGCTCGACGTAAAGTCTTGCGGCTATTGAGTTTACGTTGCGTGAATGAATACCTTTTCGCTCGTGGTCTTATTTGTGATCGTCACAATCCAGTTACGACCACTACCATCCTCACGCATGATGCCATTCACAAGGCCAGCATAAACCCTACCCTTCGGATCGATCACACTAGTATACTTACCAGCGATCATGGACGAGAAGATAGTATTGAGGCTGTTCTGTCGATTGGCGTAGGCGGTTCCGAACATTTTCTTTTTCCTTGTGGTGATGATGAAGTTATTTTACAGAAACTTTTTTGCTTGTCAATCCCCTCTATCGTAGGGTAATCAAGCCATTGAAGTGCGAGAAGGTAAGAGTAAGAGTCTTGCCAGGATACTTCTGGTCGATATACGCTTGAGCGGTACTCTTGCGATTATCGGTAGCGGCAACGTGTTGCACTACCATACCATTCTCATCCGTAACCTTCCAAACTTTCTTTTCCACAATCCTAGGAAGGGTGCCGATGAAGTCGTTGATATGAGTTGCTTGTTCCATCTTCTTTCTCTCTTTCTTGTGATTCTATTCTATCAAAACTTTTTCGTATCGTCAACCCCCTCAAATGGCGAAGGTGTTCATAAACCTTTCGGCCTCATATGAACTCTTGAACGTAGCAAGCAGTTGACGGTGATATCCATTCGGATACTTCTTTTCCCGATAAACCTTATACTTACCCTTCACAACGATCAGAACCAGATTTTCCATTTCTTTCTCTCTTTCCTTTTCTCTTATATCGACATTATACCATCCATACTTTAGAAGTCAACAAAAATCTTTCCTTACAATATCGTAAGATTTCTTACAGCAAATATCATGCCAAAACTCTGCTTATCTTAAGTTGTTATGCTGTAAGAGTTTGCGTCAAGCCCCTGCGCCCCGCCTCGCCGTAAAGTGTTATGTAGCAAGGATTTACGTCGAGTGCATACCTCTAGTGGGGGGTTAGCCCACCTTGAACATGAAAACCCTAGAAATCCCACATGACGATACCCCCCAACTGGGGCAATCATACAGCCAATCGGGCAACCCCTTACAATGGGGAGGATGATAGCCGTCAACGTGTAGCGTATTATTATCATCCGGCAACCGCTGTACGATCAGGCCATGAGATTCTAGTTTGCAAATCATTTCAGAAACAGACATTATTTTTTCCTTGGGTTGCATATCATATCCAAGATTATACTTTTTTCGCAAGTATCTTACCTTATCCTTAGTAGCATTTGCGTCCATTCCAATCCGATTCAATCTTGCAAAACTATTCATTTTCTTTCCTTGTGAGAGTATTCTATATAATCTCCTTACTGGGGAGATTAGATTCCCTCTCCATCGTCAAGACCGGGAATGTAATCGATATCAGCATGAGAAACATAGTCGGCGTTGAGCCGACCAACGTTGCCTTCCTCGTCGCGTACAGTAAGGGTATTATCGTCGTTCACCGACTCGACTCGATAAACCGGATAGTTCTCACAATCAAGCCCATATTCTTCATCACTCTCAACCCAATCGCCAACTGAAAAACTGCCGATCATTTTCTTTTCCTTTTCTCTTCTGTCTTACTTCTTATATCGACATTATACAGACATATCTTTAGGTTGCAAGCGAAATCTTTTATTTTTTTTATTTTTTTTAGAGAATATATTATTCTTTATTCTTTGGCATAGCATTTGCTAGGGTCATTTAACGTAAGTCCTTATCCCATAAGAGTTTAGGGCAACTTTTGCGGCCATAACTCGTCGTAAAGTCTTACGCCACAACACTTTAGGGCAAGAGGGGGTTTTTTCGTTTTATATCAAGGGGTTTAGAAAATCGCCATACCTTGCGGGTGGTCCAAAAACAATAAGGACCATCATAACAAATTGGCCAGTTTATTAGCCATTTTCCCCTATAATAATCTTTTATAAATCATCTTTGTGCCGATACAAGTATCAATAATGAGCCCAGTAGCATCGATTCTAAAAAAAATGGCCGGGTCATCATATCAATTGGCCAGTTTCCACCAACTAACAATCAACCCTGCACCATATTTTATTCATCTACAGATTACTTACTATATATTAGCCGAATTCCCCCCTAGTATCTATAAACATTATATCCATAGAAATTAGGAGCAGTCGGAACAGGACTATAAAGGAGATAAGCTGGATAAATTACTGTCTGAACAGGTACTACCTGAGTATTTACTACTGGCTGATAAACTATTGTTGGAACATAGGTAACAGTATTCTGTTGAACATAAGACCATGATACAACTGGTTGAAACTGCCGAACAGGAGCATAAACTGGCTGAGTATGAATATTTCTTGCTCTTGTCCATTCACAAGCATTACTACTATTTCCAATACAACAATATAAACCACAAACTAATAGCATAAAAATTTTCATTATTAATCTCCTAAAGGTATTTTTGACTTCATGTCACCTTATTATAACGGCCAACCCCCATAAAAACAACAACGGCCACAACTAATTTCTTAGCTATGGCCGCCGTTATAATCAATTTTTAATTAAAATAACTTTAAGAAAGCACACTCTGCTCAACCTGAATATTCGTTGATGCTGTAGTAGCAGGCTTTGTCTTTCGTGGACGTCCTCTGCTCTTCTTTAGTGATAACTTTCTTCGCTGTCTACGAACCATGGCAGTACTAATGTTTTGTCCAGTTATTTTGCTTAGTGATGCTGCTAAACTCTCATCACATAATACATTATGATTATTTTGAATATAGTCCAATTCTGAGGGTGCCCACTTTTTATAATTAGCCATAAAATACTCCTATACTTATTAATTGTTGACAATCATCCATCAAAACATATTATAATAACAGTTGACAAGTTTAGCGCAAGGATAAACATATGACATTTTCAAATTTAAATTCGCCCAATTTTCCAACCATTACTGATAGCGTACTATCTATAAAAGCTTCTGGATCAGTAAATGATGAAGTTATTAATGATTTATTATTAGATAACGGAAAGAGCATAGCAGAATTACTAAATGACCAAAAAACAACAGAACAAAGATAAATTGCCCAATGGCGTAGAAACAGAAGAATTTTTATTAGTTTTGGATAATATTACTAAAAGATTAGCTAATAAATTCAGATTCGCCTATCATAGCATAGAAGATATGAAGCAACAAGCTGCTATTTTTGCTTTGGAAGGATTAAAAAATTATGACAAGAAAAGGCCCCTGGAAAACTTTCTTTGGACCCATGTTCGTAATAGACTATTTAATTACAAACGTAATAACTATCAAAGGCCCGACAAACCTTGTTTAACTTGTCCATTTTTTGATAAAGGTTGTAAAGTGAGCATTAATCAGTGTGAACAATATAAAAATAAAAATGATTGTGAACTATATGCAGCATGGGCAAAAAGAAATGAGGCCAAAAAGAATATTATTCAACCAGGTTATATTGAGAATAACACCTCATTAGGCCCATCTCTTCCTGCACCACTATTAGAAAACCAAGAGTTAATTAAATTTTTAGATTCTAACATACAAAGTGATTATAGAGAAAGTTATTTAAAACTAAAACATGGAACTAAAATTAATAAGACCGAGCTTAAAAAACTCAAAGCTCATATTCAAAAAATAATGGAGGAAAACAATTGGAAAATAGAAACATTCCAAGAAAACGAGGACAACTAAGTTTAGAAGAAGAAAAATACATTCGTGATAACTATAGTTCAATACCATTACAGCAAATTGCTGATGCTCTAAACAGAAACTTAGCTCCAGTAGAAAGATACGTTAATGAGAATCAATTATCTGTGGTTAATAATTCACAAGATGATCAGATACTAAAACAAAAATTACACAGTAAAACCTTTTGGTTAGAAATACTAAGACAATTTGATAAAGAGAGCGGTGAACTAGAATATTTTGAAAGTACCTGGGTTAATTTAGTCAAACAATTTCGTGAAGATGTTTTACCCGCCGAAGAACTTCAGATTAAACAATTTATAACTATTGATATTCTGATTAATCGAAGTATGAAAGAACGAAAGCGTCATATTGCTGAAACTGAAAAATTACAAAAGCAAGTTGACAAAGAATATGAAAAAAGTGAAGATCAAAGAGACATACCGAAATTGGCTAATTTAGAAACTCAATTAAGTTTTGCTCGTAACAGTATTGCAAACTATACTAACGAATATACTAAACTTTTAAATGAACAACAAAAGATTAGCAAAGACCTTAAAGCTACTCGTGAACAGCGTATCAAAAGAATAGAAGATGGTAAAAGCAGTTGGACAGGATTAATACGCATGTTGGAAGACGAAGAAACACGAGAAAAAGAAGGACGTCAAATGGAGATTATCAGTTTAGCTACCGAAAAATACAAACAGCAATTAGCTGGCTATCATTCTTTTCAGGATAATACTGTAGATAAACCTCTTTTAACACCAGATACTGTGGAGTAAATATGAAAACAGCAATTGTTACGGGAATAACAGGTCAAGATGGTAGTTATTTAGCAGAAAATTTATTAGACAAAGATTACAAAGTTATTGGATTATACAGAAGATCCAGTACCAATACCTTCAATAGAATCAAACATATAGATAATCCTAATTTTATTTTGCAAGAATATGACATTACTGATCCTAGCGGATGCATATCTTTAATATCATATATCCAACCTGATGAATTTTATAATTTGGCGGCCCAAAGTCATGTGGCCACAAGTTTCAAACAACCAACTACAACATTTGAAATTAATGCTATTGGTGTTATTAATGTTTTGGAGGCTATTCGACTATTTTCAAAACATACTAAGTTTTATCAGGCTAGTACTAGCGAAATGTTTGGGCGAAATTACTCAGTTGATAGTGATGGTAACAAATATCAAAATGAAGAAACCTCCTTATTGCCACAAAGTCCTTATGCTGTAGCTAAGTTAGCTAGTCATCGAATGGTTCAAATATACAGAGAGGCTTATAACTTATATTGTTGTAGTGGAATACTATTTAATCATGAAAGTCCACGACGCGGCGAAAACTTTGTAACGCGTAAGATTACCAGATATATTGGTCGATTAGTTAATAACAAACTACAGCCAGATGAGAAATTGCGATTAGGAAACATAAAAGCAGTTAGAGACTGGGGACATGCTAAAGACTATGTTGAAGCTATGAGACTAATGCTAAATAACAATATAGCCGCAAATGATTTTGTTATTAGCACCGGACAATGCTATAGTGTTGAGCAGTTTTTGCAAATAGCTTTTGGTCTAATAAATAAAGATTGGAATAATTATGTTGTTATAGATCCTGAATTCTACAGACCAGCCGAAGTAGATTATCTGAGAGGAAACTCTGATAAAGCTAAAAAGTTACTAGGTTGGGAGCCTAAAATACCATTCGAAGATTTAGTCAAAGATATGGTAAATCAAGATATTGAGATAACAAAGAATGATTAGAAACTTTGATGATCCTGAGTATAAAAAATGGAGAAATAAAATTTATGCAAGGGATAATCATACTTGTCAATGGCCAGGATGTTCTAATAAGAAAAAATTGAATGCTCATCATATTCGTCGTTGGGCTGATTTTCCAGGACTACGGTTCGCTGTTGATAATGGAATAACATTGTGTAAAGATCATCATAAAGCAATTACTGGTGTAGAAACTTATTATGAGGCTGTTTTTTATAACATAGTAAAACAGAAAAATAATGACAAATAATAATACTTATAATAATTTTACCATTATAATAGACACGCGCGAACAACAGCCGTGGAATTTTGAGAGTTATACAACGGCACATAAGAAACTTGATACTGGAGATTATAGTATCGAAGGACTGGAAAGCATTCTTACCATCGAAAGAAAAAAGAGCGCTAGTGAATTTGCTACAAATATAGTGGAAAGTCGATTCAAAGATGTTATTATGCGCTTGAGTCAATTTAAATATTCATTTTTATTATTAGAATTTGACTTAGAGGACCTACTAATATATCCGATAGGCAGTACTGTTCCTAAAAAAATGTGGGATAAAGTTAAAATTACTCCAGCTTTTTTAGTTAAAAATATACTTGAATTACAATTAAATCATAATATCAAAGTAATATTTTGTGGTAATGCAACTAGTGCTGAAAAAATAGCTGAATTTATATTTAAAAAAATACACTATATCGAAATGGTAAAAAAAACAGATGCCCAATAATACTGATATAATATTTGACGATGCATGGTTGGGCTTGGGTGATCTATCAGCCCTGAGTTTGCCTAATAATGTAATGATACACAGGTCTGAGAAAGATATAGAATTTCCAGATCTTCATTTGATGCGTATATTAAAAAATCCTAAATATATTGGTAGTATGGTTAAATTACTATTTAATATAGAATTACATCCTATGCAAGTTGTAATTTTACAAGAATTTTGGATACGACCATTTCCAATGTATATTGCTAGTCGTGGTTGGGGAAAATCATTCTTATTAGCTTTGTATTGT